GACTTCTACCTTGAACTAGAGAATTACGTTGAAACTAATTCAAAATAATTTATTGTCTAGCTCCGATTTAGGGTTGACTTCTTTTGAAAACAAGCGTATACTAATAGCATGGTTGAGAAGGGGAATGAAAATGTTTCTAGTTTATAAAAATAAGGTCGTCGTCGCGGTCGCCCTAAACGAAACTGAAGCTAGAGAATTAGCTTGCGAAAGCGAAGCTTCCGTCGGCGCTTCGGCTCGGGTGAAGTACCGTATTGTTGAGGTCAAGTCTTCCGCCTTTCTCGAAGACGTACTTGACCGCGAGTTTAAGGTCGCCGTACCTTTTCACTCGCCTTTCTAAAAAAAGTATTGTCTAGCTCCGATTTAGGGTTGACTTCTTTTGAAAACAAGCGTATACTAATAGCATGGTTGAGAAGGGGAATGGTCCCCGAAGTGAAAAAGGAAGAGGTTGTATAATGGCTACTCAGGCTGGTCTCGCGAACGAACTCTATACCAGTAACGCTAACATCACCCACGAGGCTTTCGTGGCTGAGTTCCTGAAGGTTTTCCCCGCCCAGACGGCGAAGATCGCCGCCCTCTACTGGCAGAACCGCCCTCGTCGGGCTTCTTTCGGTCTCGCCGCTATCGCGCTCCCCGAAATTTACAAGGACTCTACCTCGGCTAAGGAGCCTAAGCCCACCAAGGCAGTTAAGGCTACGGTCAAGCGTATGGCTAAGGAAGCGTTCGCTAAGAAAGGTTTGGCTGACTCTTCCGAAGCGATTGCTAAGATCAAGGAAGCTAACCTGGCTCGGCTGAAGGAAGTTTCTGCCAAGCTTAAGCCCAAGGGTAAGGTTCGTGACTTCGGTACTCGTGTCGCGAAAGCCGAAGGCGAAGGTGTAGCTGACTTTGATCCTACGCTGGCTCGTGAGGAAATCAACTCTATCCTCCGCGACGAGCGTTTGATTGACGTTTGCCCCAAGTTCGTCCGCGAGGACATTTGATAAGTTCGGGTTCGGACCTACGGGTCCGTTCCTTTCAAGCTGATTACGGTCGGCTTTAACGGAACGGTTTCTAGGAGAATATGATGACTTCACTTGATGAACGCATGAACGAGGGTATTGACCGCCTGATCGCCACTCTCGAGGAGATCAAAGCCAAGCAAGGCGGGTACTACGTCAAGGCTATAACCGTGGCTGAGGTTGGTGAGCGAGCCAAGCACTACGCCGAATACTGGGACTACAAGCTTACCGATTGGGCTACCGACTGAGGAGAATGATGATGGATAAGGCGGACAAAGAAGTTTTGAAAGCGTTGGCGCAAATAGCGGCTGGGCTTCTCAGCCTGATCGCTGGTATCACGCTGATCAGCTTAGGTACGAACCTGTATATCGGTCTCGGCGTGTTTTTCCTGATCATGTACTACAACACTACTCGTGATTAAAAGCGACTTGACTTGTTGTAAAATCTAGGCTATGATTAACTATCGGTTGAAAGAAGGAAGTACACAATGGCACATATGATTGAATCCCTGAATGGCGTCGCTCAAATGGCTTACGCTGGCGACGTTCCGTGGCATGGTCTCGGCACCAAGGTTCCTAACGACCTGACCCCCGAGCAGATGCTTGATGCGGCTGGTCTCAACTGGACCGTCGAAAAGGTTCCTGCCTACGCTAACGTAGCTGGTCAGAACGTAGCTATCGGACAGTCGGCTCTTGTCCGCTCTATGGATAACAAGATCCTCGACGTTGTTTCTGACGACTGGAATCCTGTACAGAACCAGGAAGCGTTCGAGTTCTTCAACGACTTCGTAGCTGCTGGTGATATGGAAATGCACACGGCTGGCTCCCTCTGCGACGGTAAGATCGTCTGGGGTCTTGCTAAGGTTAAGGAGTCGTTCTCCCTGTTTAAGGGCGATCAGATTGATTCCTACCTGCTGTTTTCTAACTTCCACAAGTACGGTCATTCTACCGACGTTCGCTTTACGCCTATTCGCGTAGTGTGTAACAATACGCTGACTCTGTCGCTTAACTCTAAGGTTGAGCAGATGGCTAAGATCAGCCACCGTAAGGTATTCAACCCTGACGATGTGAAGGGTATGCTCGGTATTGCTCACGACAAGCTTGCTAAGTACAAGGATATGGCTGCGTTCCTTGGTTCTAAGCGTTACAACGACGAGAATATCGTTGAGTACTTCTGCCGTATCTTCCCTGTTTCTGGCTCTAACGAGAACAAGAAGAAGGAAGTTTCGAAGAACGCTGAATTGGCTCTTGACCTTCTCGAGACTCAGCCTGGTGCTGAATACGCTCCTGGTACGTTCTGGCAGGCTTTCAATGCTGTCACCTACTTGACCGATCACTTGTACGGTCGTAGCGCTGATAGCCGCCTGCAGTCTGCTTGGTATGGTTACCATAAGGGTGTCAAGACCAAGGCTCTCGAGACTGCGGTCGAAATGGCGGAGGCTGTGTGATGAAAAACGGAATTTTGTTTGACGAAGTTAAAAAGTCTTTGGTCGAAAACATCCCTCATGGACGACGATTCAGATCTAGCGATCTAGCACGTTATGTTAAGAATTTTAATGCAACAGACGTAGCTTATGGTTTAAGTCGAATGAATCGAAACGGCGAAGTAAAAATCGTAGATTACGAATATACTGATAAGGTTCCTGCTGGACGCCTTCGTATTTACGAGAGAGCCGATATGCAAAACCGTTTGCCCTTAGCTCAAGCTCTTGCCAATATTATTGGTGTAAAAGAGAAAAAGTTATGGGAATATTCCGATGAAGAACTGCTTAACGAAATTAAGCGTCGTCTAATCTAAAGGAAGCGAAATGCAAATTATTCAGTTCCCTGCTCGTGAAGATGTTACCTATATAGACAGCAAACCAGTTCAAAAGCCAAAGTATGGATATCAGTATCTTCTGATGTGCAAGGAAATCCTTGACATTCACGATTATGAAGAAGTGCTTCTAGCTATTATGGATGAAGACTACTACCAAGATGCTGATATGCAAATTCGTGCAATGGTAGATGCTTATTACACTTTCGATAGCTAGGAGAAATAAATGGCTCGTCGCGCAGCAATGATAGCTAAGAAGCAGAAACCGATTCGTGTATCTCGTAGCGAATCGTATCTGATCAATGTGAAGTATATGGGCGACGAGCCAGAGTTCCTTGGAGCAATGACCTCAGGCGAATATGGGTTGGCGTTGAATTGGTACAACTCAATGTGTACCACCAACGATGCCAGAGAATACATAACCGAATATCTCACGAAGCGCAATCGTAAAGCTGAGGTCAAGCTGCTCGCCAAGCTTGACAATTGCTGGGTTCCTACGACTGTAGCTTGGCGTTGCCGTATGCTTGACCGTGGCTATGAAGTTCCGTCCGAGGGGAACTTTCTAGAGTCGGAACTAGCCAAGGCACTAGGTAGGGTCATCAAAGCCGATGAGGAGGCGTCTCTGGGCTCTCTAGCCTCGTCCAAACGGTCAATTCAGGACCGTATGAGGGAACGCCAAAGTGAAATCATCGGCGAGCTCGAAGAGCTACTTGACCAGGACAATAACGAGCTTAACCTTTACGATTGGTTGAAGGCTAGGCAAATTCCAGCTACGTATTCTCCTGCTATAGCTGCTTACTACGCTGGTCCTCTCACTGAGTTGATCGAGGCGTATGAGGGGAAAGACCAACAGCTAAAGGAAGCCTACCGTCATATGACGAGAAAGCAACTGGCGGACCGTATCAAGTTCTTCCATAATCTCATCTCTGACGCAGAGAAGTATGCTGGGGTCGCCAAGAAGACTCGTGCTCCTCGCAAGCCTCGTGCAATATCAAAGGAAAAGATCCTCAAGAATCTGAAGTTCCAGAAGGAAGACAATACCTACAAGATTGCATCATTGAATCCAGAGAAGATTCTCGGCGCACAAGAGCTATGGACGTTCAACACCAAGTACAAGATCGTGACGGTGTTTCGTGCACTCGATCGTGGTGGACTCCAAGTCAAGGGAACTAGCATCATCGGATATGATGAAGCAACAAGTATGAGCAAGAGCACTGGTCGAAAGCCTGAGATAGTGCTTGACAAACTCCAGAAATCAGGTAAGATAGTACTTAAGAAGTTGATGGAAGAACTGAAAGATAAAACACTTCAGAACCGAATCAACGAAAACACTGTACTGATGAAGGTGATATAATGAAAAACTGTTGGATCTTTGATATGGATGGTACGCTTTGTAATAGCGACCATAGAGCGCACTTCCTTGCTAATGGTAAGAAGGACTGGGCTGGTTGGTTCCGTGATATGGGTGATGATCCTATCCACAAGGATATCGCTCAGTTCTATGACTATGCAGTCGCGAATAGTTTCCCTGTGTTTATCTGCACTGGTCGTGAAGAAGGCTATCGTTCGGTCTCGCAGTTCTGGTTGGATAAGAACGGTATCAACGTCGATGGCTTGTTCATGCGTCGTGCAGGTGATCGTAGAGATGATTCTGTCATAAAGAAGGAAATGCTTGAGCAGCTACGTATTGCTGGGTTTAATCCTGTGATGGTTTTTGAGGATCGAGATCGTGTCGTGAAGATGTGGCGCGAGAATGGCATTCGTTGTATGCAAGTTGCTCCAGGAGATTTTTGATGGCTCCTAGCATAGAAGAACGAAAAGCCTATGTCGAAGGTTACTCAATTGTGAATCAATTTAATTTGAGGTCACATAAGTTCCCTCTTAATCCATATGCTGCTTTTAAAGAGCCATTGCTCTGGGAAGCTTGGGAAGTTGGATTCAATGATGCGTTCGACGACGAAATTCAAATACTATCTCTAATTGAGGAAATGACTGATGGCGAAGAAAACAGTAATGATGATTGATCCACCTTCGGGTTGGAAGTATGGATTCCCTATGCCAATCGATCTTATCGAGTCAAAGGGTCGTGTACTCGAATGGTTGGTTGAGCAAGGATATCCTCAGGCTGAGATTGATGCATGCGGCGATCACTTCTATAGTCGCTACTGGGAAACGGAGATTGAAGATGATGACAATCAAGACAATCGCTGATATCAGAGCAGTAAATTACTGGGGATGGATGCAAAATGAATGGGATGGTTTCAGCTACCCTAAACCAGAAAAGTATTGGACAATTATCAATCATGAGATTCAGATAAAAGATCCCTCGGGCAAGTGGACCGCAATCGAAGTTGTTGATATTAACAAGGATGGAAAAGATGCAGTTTGAAATTGATGACACACTCCTCGATAAGCTTATCGTTGATACGCTAAAGCGAGATTATATCTCTCAGCAGAACGATATTGCTCGGCTGCTAGGTAAGGCAGTTCCTCTTCAACCTTTCGAGAAAGAGGATCTTTGGATGCATAAAGAAACTGCTGAAGGTCTTGCAATCGTTCTTCGGTACTATATGTATCGCCCTGATGCTGATGCTTTTATTGCAGAGCATACGTATCCATGATTACTCGATTGGATCCTCCTATGCCGATCATGACCCCGAAGGGTCGTGCTCTTGCTCATTTTCTTATTGATTATGGTCCTGAGCACGACCTGATGTGGGTATGTTTTCAAGATGATACTGGTGAATGTTGGACCTGGGAAAATGCTCATATTAGAGCTAGAGTAAATCAAACATTAGGTAGAAATCAAATTTCAAAAATAACTTGACTTTCACTAGATGTTCCGCTATACTAAATACATTGCTTAGTTGTTGAAACGTAAGGAATAGACGATTCGGACTCGGGGGCAGTACCCGACGCCTCCACCATAAGGAAATTAACATGGAAAAGGTACAAGCATATCTATTATTTACGATGCTGTTTTTCTTAGGTATGTATCTCTTAATATATTAATTTCTTTATGATGGGGGCGAAATAGGCTCGACGGATTGTAGTAAAGTTACGAAGAGACTAAGTAAACTCGTAAATGCAAACGATAACAATGCATCTCGTTTGGCTCTAGCAGCCTAACATGCGTCCGAGGGGAACGTGGAAACAGAATCCCCTCAATTCTATCAAGGTTCCTTAGCTCAGCTGGATAGAGCAACGGATTTCTACTCCGTGGGTCGAGGGTTCGAATCCTTCAGGAACCGCCATATTATGTGTGTTTAACAAACGAAAAGGAAAAAATATGAAGCGTACATTCACAACTCTTGCTATTCTTGCTGCTGCAGTAAGTTTTGCTGCTGCAGCGGATCTTCCTAGCAAGAAGATTCCAACTCCTCCAGCTCCATTGTTCACCCAGCTTAATAACTACGCTGGTGTTAATATTGGTATGGATACCGCCGATCATACTGTATACTCAGGCGGTATTGCAGTTGGGACAAATGTCCTTCCATATCTTGCAGTAGAAGCTGCATATGATTTCGGATACCAGAAGGACAAGATTAATGGTAAGCGTGAAATGCAGAACGAACTATTCGTTAATGCAATTCCACAGTACAAGATCCCAGGCATGGATGTAACTGCCTATGTTCTTGGTGGTGTTGGATACGAGTGGAGTTCTGTTAAGAAAAATCATGCTTTGTATAACGTAGGTGGTGGTGTTAAGTACGACTTTGCTCGTAACTTTGATGTCGATGCTCGCTATCGTTATATCGATTCTCTTGACGAAAAGTTTAAGGTTGAAGACAATCGCTTTACTCTTGGTGTGAACTACAAGTTCTAATCCAAATAGAATGGCTGGTGGTTTATCCAGCCATTCTTAATCTTTAGAGGATATCATGAAAGAAGTGAAAATTGTCAAAGACATTCCTGTTGGTGTTCTCTTAATAGTTTTATCTCAATTTGTTTTTTATGGAGTTATATACCTGACTAAATTTCCTAACTTTTGGGAATTAGCAGGTATAGTTTTTTGCACGTTAGTTTCTAGCGACATGATCCATTATGGGTTTAGGCTGATCAAAGGTTATGAACATGATACAAGTGAATAGCTCATTTATTGAAGACATAGAAAAAATTCACCGTACCAAGAATATGGATTACATCGACGCTGTAGTTATGTGGTGTGAAAAAAACAAATTAGAAGTTGAATATGCTGCTTCCTTAATAAAGAAAGATCCAGCTATTAAAGGTAAGATCCAAGTCGAAGCTGAGAATTTAAATATTTTGAAACGTGGTGCGAGGTTACCGATATGAAAACATACATCCTTTATATTGATCAAGAAAAGTCTATCGAATATGCTAAAGACTGTAGAGAAACAGCTGTTTCTTTTGGTCTTAAAACATTTATGCATGAAGGTCTTTTTGGTAAACAAAATAGAGAGCTTACTCGCAGGACAGGATTGAATATTCTTACAACCGAATATTCATCAGAGTATTGCGGAACTGTTGGTCATATTGAAATTTGGAAATCAATCGCACAGTCGGGTGAAATTGGTGTTGTGCTTGAACACGACTGCGTAGTTATGGGCGATTATAGCAAGCTTACTGTTGGAGATGGAGAAATTCTTTTCCTCGGTCCACGTATGTTCCATAGATCTCACTACGAGTTTCCTGTTGACGAAGAAGTTGATTATTACGATGTAAACCATTATAATGGTGCTCATGCATATATGATCACTCCGAATACTGCTGCGATGCTTCTTGCAGAGCTTGATCGTATCAAGATGATCCTGATGCCTATCGATGGATTGCTTGGTCTCAAGAACAAATTTAACATGAAGTTGAAGACGGTTGATCCTGCGTTTGTAATTTCTGAGATTGGTACTCATCGTAAGTCGTTCAATTTCGATCAGCCTGACACAACCAATCGCAAATACTTCCCTAAATTTTTGAAGGGTGTACGAGATCGTGTTTCGTTGCCTCCAATCGCAGAATACAAGTTCACGACTGATTGGTTTACCGAGCATATTCCACACTGGCTTGAAACTTTCAAGATAGCCAATCTTAATTTTGAAGATAAAATTGATGTTCTTGAAATTGGTACGTATGAAGGTAGATCTACATGTTGGATTCTTGATAACATGTTGCTTAATATTGACAGTCGTATGGATGCAATCGACTCATTTTTGGAAGATACAAAGCTGTACGAAGCTTTTGTAAAGAATATTGCTATTGCTAAAAATCCAGAAAAGATGAAGATGTGGGCTGGTGATAGTCGAGTGTATCTTCCGATGCTTTTAAATATTGAGAAAAAATACGATTTCATATACATCGATGGATGTCACAAAACAGAAATTGTTATCATCGATGGATTGTGTGCATATCATCTTCTAAAGGATAATGGTGTAATTATCTTCTCGAATTATGATTACGAAGAAGAAGGCCAGCTTACTGTTAAGCCAGCATTGGAAAAGCTAGAAAAAATGCTACCAATCAAATCAGTCTTGACAGGTTTACAGTATTCGTATATGAAGAAATAAATAGAATGGGAACACCAATAATGAGGAGACTAAGATGTACCTCAAGACAGTCGGTAAACCATCTAAGGTTGGTTTGAAGCTTTGTAAAGAAGCAATAAAATTTTATGGAAGACAACTCCTAGGTGAAATATTATATCACCGTGTAGACGTAACTCTCAACTTCGATAAATCTTTATCAAAGAAAAACGAATATGCTTTCTGTGAATGGGAAGACCAAAGTCACAGAGGTAAAGAATTTACCATAACTGTAGATCCTGAATTAGGTAAACGTAACATGCTTCTTGCACTAGCGCATGAAATGGTGCATGTTAAACAGTATGCCAAAGGTGAGTTGAAAGATTATGTTAAATCAAATAAAAGTAAATGGAAGACAGAGATAATTGATCCAGATAAAGTAGATTACTGGGATTTTCCATGGGAGATAGAAGCTCATGGGCGTGAAAAGGGATTGTATATCCGCTATCTAAGTTATGAAAGGAATAAGTGATGGGATACCGTAGTCCAACAAGAACAGCATGTGTAGAGGTTGATGTTGATGTTAACCTCGATGACTTTGATGAATCAGACCTGATTGATTATATCGAAGAAAAAGGTTACACTGTTTTAGAAGGTAAGGTGAGTACCAAGTACGAAACCTTTGATCAGCTTGATAAACAAATCTGGCAGCTGTATCTAACATATATCTCATGCAAAGGCGCTGGACATTTGATGGATAAAGAGCTTGGTAATTTCTTTGCTGAATACTACAACAAAGTAAGTGTATGATGTCAGCTTTTGAGTGCTATAAAGAGTATGTGGCTCTCAAGAACCACTTCACTAAACCATCATACAATTACCACAAATACAACGGTAAGAGCAAGCTATCTTTCGATTCTTTCGATGTTAGAAAAGATAAGCTATACTTTATGAAGGTCGCTAAACACCCTGATCCAAGAAACTATATCTTATCTAATTTGGTCGAAAACCCGAAATTATGGATAAAAGAAATTGCATTTTCTTCTAGCTCTGAGGAAGTGTATAAAGGTTGGGCAAAGCGTCAGCAGTCGCTTATGTACATCTTTAAAGAAGAATTGTCTAAGCTAAATGGAGATTTTGATTCAAACTTCAAAGCTGAAGACCGAACCCATCCCTACATTTTGAAGCTGTATATTCGTAAAGAGATCAGCCTCGAAACGTTAGTGATACTCGTTGACTTAGTAAGATGTGCATCCTACTGGTCGAAGAGATTTGAATATGACCCTACGATCCAAGACGTCTTGAACAAGATTATGAAGTATCGACCGTTTCTAACTTACGATCGAGAAAAAGTAAAAAATATTGTACTTGACAAATTCGGCTCGTAGTAGTATACTAAATAATGTTGGGCGCTGAAACAGTCCAACACGACAATATTATCAATATTAACAATACGGAGAATACAAATGGTAGATTTTGCAAAGCTTAAGGCTAACTCAGGTAAGAAGTCACTCGAAGCTCTTACCGCTGAACTCACTAAGATTTCAGGTGGTCAATTCGATAACTCCAAAGATGACAGACTGTGGTATCCAAACGTCGATAAGGCGGGTAATGGTTATGCAGTCATTCGTTTTCTTCCTGCTCCTGGTGAGGAAGATATGCCTTTCGTGCGTACATTCTCGCATGGGTTCAAGGGTCCGACTGGTTCTTGGTTGATTGAGAACTGCTCGACAACCATTGGTCATAAGTGCCCTGTTTGTGAAGCTAATTCAGAGCTCTGGAATAGTGGTATCGAAGCAGACAAGAAGATTGCACGTGAACGTAAGCGTAAGCTAACTTTTATCTCTAATGTTCTTGTGATCACTGATCAGCAGAATCCTGAGAACGAAGGTAAGGTATTCTTGTTTAAGTACGGCAAGAAGATCTTTGATAAGCTTAATGAGACTATGAATCCTCAGTTTGCTGACGAAGACGCTATGAACCCATTCGATCTTTGGTCTGGCGCTAACTTCAAGCTCAAGATTCGTAACGTTGATAACTATCGTAACTACGATAAGTCAGAGTTTGCTAATGCTGGTCCTTTGTCTAATGATGATTCAGAGATGGAAACAACCTGGAAGAAGGCATATTCGCTTCAGGAATTCCTTGCTCCTACTAACTTCAAGTCATACGATGAACTGAAGGGTAAGTTGGTTAAGGTTCTTGCTTCTGGCTCTGCAGCAGCAGCTCGTGCTTCTGCTGTTACTGAGGAAGATGATGCTCCTTGGAATGAAGCTCCTGCACCAAAGTTGAAGGCAGCTGCACCTCCTAAGTTTGATGAAGATGAAGATGATGAGTCTTTGGAATTTTTCAAGAAGCTGGCAGGTTAAGATTAAGGGAGCTTCGGCTCCCTTTTTTTATCCGAAAGAAGTCATACCAAACAATTCTTTTAATCTTAATCTAGCGTCAACTGGTTCTACAATACCAACATCACCAGAGCTATATTTACCTTTGGTGCTATCTGATGTTGGTGTACTCATAGTATTTTGATTTACAGTAATTCCTTGTTTAGCGGATCTTTGATCAGCCATATCTTTAGTTGAAGCTTGGCCAAGTTCAGCACCTTTTGAAGAACCAGCTGGTTGTAATGCAGCTGTTTGAAGAGTTTGTGATTCTTTTGGAGACAATTGAGCGGATGTTGACCCAGTAGATGGTGTAAGAGCGCCAGGAGTGCCACCAACAGTTGAATCTGTTTTATTTTTATCTCCACCTGCTAATTGAGTACCACCGCCTCTTCTTACCATCAGCTGTGAATTTACAGGAACCATATATTTTCTTACAGCGCCGCTACTATTACCAGCAATCATTTCAACTTGACCGTTTCTATAAACACCAGTTGCTATACCAACGTGACCACCAGTTTGACCTGGTCCTTTACCTCTTGTTTGAAGAACAACATCACCTGGTTGTATTTGAGAAGGATCTACTCCAGAACCAAAATTTTGAAAACTATTAGCAACAGCAGAACCAGAACCACTAGCTCCTGATTGTTTTAAAGAAGAATTGACGAATTGAGCACACCATGCTTCGCCTTGGTTGTTATATCCACCAGCTCTCAAGAAATCTAATGATTGATTTCTATTTTTACCAACCATAGTTTCGGCTAATTGTACAGCAGTAGCATTTGGTGGTCCACCAGCACTAGGACCATTATTACCAAGTGCAGCAACTTGTTGATTTGGTTGTACTCTTGCAGGAGCAGATTGTCCTGGAGTAACTCCGAAAGATTGTGAACCAGAAGCAGAAGCTTGTTGTCTTGCAGCTTCTATAGTATTTGTACCACCACCTGGTTGACGTTCAGCAGCTGGAACCTGAGAATTATTAGATCCAGTACCTTGTTTTAATGTTTCAACCTTACCTTCTTTAAATCCTTCAACTTTATGCATAGCAGCAAGTAATGCTTTACGTTGTTCAGCATTAAGTGAACCCATTTGAGTGTTTGGTGACACACCAGCTGCAGCTGCCACTGTATTAATATAATTACCAGTGTTATTTTCATTTGGTGGGGCGTATTTCGAAATAGCCTGAGATACTGATAAATTTTTATATGAACTACTTTCAAATAAAAGTTTTTCTTGAGCTTTGTTACCTGAATCTAATGTTGGGAATATAGCAAAACGACCATCAGTTCCAATTGCACCATTTGATTTAGAAAATGCACCGTATTCTAAATTACCAGGATTATTATTACGCCAGTTTCTAGCTCCTGTTCTTTTTTCAACTGAGCCATCCGCTAGTTCTACAGTATTAGATCCAGCTTTTGTTTCTAATATTTTTGCGATACCAGGACCACCAGAGCCACCTGGAGATGGTAATGATGATGCTGCAGCAGAAGGTTTAGCATCTCCAGCTGGTGTGGTACTAGTATTAGTGTTTGTTGCACCTTGATTTGGTTGTACGCCCTGTTGATTTTTAGAATTGAATACTAAATTTTCAGCATTGAATGTTAATGTTTTAACATTTACGATAGAATCAGTTGGATTTTTTATATCTTTGTTTTCTAGTTTTGTAGCTTGAGCTTCTTTGATATCAGCACTGGCTCCTGGACCTGGAGCAAGCATATCATATGCACCTTTACCAGCTTTACTACCAAGCCAAGATCCACCAAGACCACCACCAACAGCGCCAAGCAACCCACCGATTGCCATACCTACAGGACCACCGAATGCTCCTAATGCTGCGCCAGCAGTTGCTCCTCCCCATGCACCAAGACCACCACCAGCTGCAGCGCCAGCGCCAGTAGATACTGCTCTACCTGCATTACCTGACTCTTGGTATTCATCATATCCAGACAAACCACCACCAAGTAATGCACCGATAACAGGTGCTCTTCTTAATACGCTACCAGCTGCACCAAGCATTCCACTTTTTGGAGCTACTTTACTCGAAGCTTTTCCTTTACCTCCACCAAGACCACTGAGTGCATCAGCTGCAGCATCTATTAAACTTGGTTTCTTTATTTGTTGAACTTCTTTTAGAATAGAACCAAGAAGCTGATTAGTCATTTCCTGACGTGCAATAGAAGTTTGCATCATCATATTTGTAGTGTTTACTTCGTCTGCAACTCTATTAACAGCCTGTCTTACGCTGCCATCAGTTGCGTCAGAGGCACCACCACCTCCACCACCAGCTGCTGCATTTCCTTGAGGTTTTATTGCAAATGAAGGGAAAGCTGCATTAAAAGCAGTTGCGCCAGCGTTCATAGCTGCTTCTTTAAACGCTCCTTTAACTTTATCGCCCGTTGATTGAGGTGCATCAGCTGCAGGAGCTTGTTGTGTTTGTTTAGGAGGAGCTGATTGTTTTACGTTAGATGTTCTTTGACGATTAGTTTCTGCTTGTTGTCGTCTTGCATCAGATGCAGACTGCGCTTCTTGTTTTCTAGCTTCAATTTGCTCTTGTCTTTGACGTTGAGCAGCTTCTCTTTCCGCAGCCTTACGAGCTATCTCAGCTGACTTTGCAGCAGCTGCCTGACGTTTAGATTCTTCAGCTGCAGCTTTGGCTGCTTCTTGCGCTTTAGCTTTCTCTTGTTGTTTAGATTCATATTCATCGGCGAGCATCTTGGCCATTGGTCCCTTAAGGACATTACCTGAATCGTCAATTATTTGGCCATCGGGAGTTCTGTAATAAACAGAATCTCCCATAGCACCAACACGTTCGCCTTTTTTAGCCATTATTGCTTACTCGCAACTTTCTCTTGAGTTCTGCCATAAGCAGCAACACCAAGGATGGCACCGAATGCCATGTGAATTAAACCACCATTTGATAGTGTCAGTGACTGCCAAGCTGCATACTGCATCGTAATACCAATACCTTTAAGCATTACTGGTAGGAACATTGCGATAGCTGGGAATACAACGAAGTCCATTAAACAGATAAGCATGTAAAGCCAACCCATTGCTGGTCTCCACATTGACTTAACCCAACCTTCCTCTTTCTTTGGTTCAGTAGAAGGTTCAGCAACCGTGAAATTAAATTCAGGCGGTGGAGGAGAAGGTGGAACTGCAGCTGCAGCTACTGGTGCAGGAGTTACTGGTGGAGGAGGTGGAACAATAGCTTCTACAACAGGAGCTGCAGCTGGAGGTGGTACATACTGTGGAGATACTTTAACCTCCACAGCGATATCGTCGCCTATGATTGATTTTCCAAATTTAGCCATCTTGATTTCTCTTCTGTTCTTCTAGTTCTTTGAGATGATTCATTAACATTTCAACATAAATGTCACGCTCGAATGGCAAAAGGTTTTCAATATCACTTATAGAATATTTATGATGCTGAATCAAAGAAAAATTAGTAGTATAATAATTCTCTAGAGTATTATGATTCAGCGCAATGTAAAAAAATCTGTTAACGAGGTCAGTTCAATTTGACGGTTGTTACCTAGCTTGTTCTTATACTCAATAATGTAATTAAGCTTAGGTTGGTTGAGAATAAAATCTCTTACTTTGTCGAAAGTTTTAACGTCAAGGTTATCGATATATTCAGAAATTTCATCCATAGTATAGTTCTTGGTGTCGTAAACATTATCAGCATCATAGAACTTTTCAATACATCTAAGCACTAGCTGATAGAAAGCTTCTTCGCCAGAGTTCATAAAATCTTTATCTTCATACAAACTAGCTTCTGGATATTTCATTACAATACCAGATGTTTCTGTTAGCTTGATTGTTTTTTCTAAATTTAATGGGAAAACAACATTGACATTATTCAAGTCAATATCGAAATCATAGTCCATGGTATCTTCGTTGTCACGATAGGTAACAGAAACGATATTGTTAACTGACTGTGCTCTGATACGTAGGAATAGATATTCAACATCAAACAAAGCTAGCTTATCAATATTTAAATCGTCAAGAGCGCAGTTGTTGACTACTTGCTTAATCGCCAAAAGGATATCGTTTTCCTGTTCGCTTGTTTTAGCAATAAGTAGAATCTTTTCTTCCTTCACAAGGAATGGACGAAATCTAACTTCTCTTTTCGATGATGGGATTTTAATTTTAAAAATAGGGTGTTCAATTTTAGGTAAAGACATATTATTCTCCAATGTTATATTTCAATTATCCGAAAGGCGAACCTACAGCTAGCGGTCCAGTTCCTTGCATCGCCTCTTGACTATTCAATATTTCTTTCGTAGTATCAGATGTAAGTGTAGCCTGCGCTCCAGAAGGATTGCCAGCGAAAGTAGTAAATGGGTTTGTTGGCGTTGCTTGTATTTGACTATTCATCGCGCTACTAACACCAACCATAGCCCAATCTCTATAGCTGATACTAACTGTTATTTTCATTAAATTGCTATTGTCACTCCAGCTAAGATTAATATCATTAATCGATTCTGGAAATGCTCGGTACATAACGATATCGTTTACTTGATTGCCAGCATTATCGTATACGTACACGTGAAGATCAGTTACATAATTGTCTTTATATTCAGTTGCATATGATGCACCGACATTTGATTCATATGCAGAGCCACTGAAATCGAATATCTTATTCATCCATGTGTAGAAATACATGTATATCTGACTGTTTCGATCTGATATAAAAGTAATCGAGTTTTCAGTAAAGCGTGCATTGAACGGCATCTTTTGAGATGGTCCAACACCGTATCGATTAATATCGCTTTGTAGTAATGCAACTCCAGGAACCTTAACTGACTCAGCTCGAACCTGCATTAATCTTTCAGTAGTAAGAACATCATTCGTTCCTTGATTAGTTCCAAAATAACTATTTTGCATACAGCGTGGTGAATTAAATGCAACGATAAATTTGTTGGTTTGTAACACACCATTTTTAGATATATCTGATCTGAAATTATTTAAATTAAAACCAGCCATTTATCGAACTTTCGCTATTGAGTCGTTGAACACTTTTGTCTTTGTAGCCTTTTGGAATCTTTCAAGAGGTAGCATTAATGCAGTGTCCCAGTTCGTTGGCTCTACGTATAGAAATTTACTTTGCACGTGATCCCATAGATATCTTTTAACACAGGGAGAAAATGCACCAAACTTAGCTGCGCTGTTCAGCATATTATAAGATAATTTAAGTTTAGTCGTATCATCGTATTTATTGTTATTAGCTGTAGAGTATAAAGCATCCATCAACTTAGCTCTAAGGTATGGTGGAAGGTAATGTAAATTAATACCAAGAAATCCACCTTCTTGGAAACCAATTGGGAATATCATTGGGAAAATATCATAGTATGGGAGTGTAGCTTTACCCTTTGGTTCGTAGAAAAACATAAACATACTACCGATATCTGTTGTTGATATAGACCCAACAACGTTTTGTTTATCGTTCATCATACGGTTCTTGTTTACATTTCTAGATGTTAATTTTGAAGCTTCATCGCGATACCAGTTTCTGGCTGAAGCTGTTTTATTTGGAGTAATGCCTTCGGCTTTACCTTTTTTAGCTACCGATTGGAATATGTAAGCTGCCATTAAAATTTAATTCCTAATTCTTTTTCGGTAAAGATACTAAAAGTCCATTTACGGTCTTCGCAAAACTCTCTTGCTGCTTTCCACTTAGCACTATTTATGCCCCAAGTACAAACCTCATTAATGTATCTTCTTGATTTGGTTTCTTTAATGACAGGTGGTACTGTTTGATAAGCTGGCTTTACTTCGATTATTTGAACCTCTATTTTGCCGTCAGCTGTATGTTTCTTAACATAGAAATCTGGGAAATAGCGATGCACCTTACCATCAACAGGCGATCGATATGGAATACAAAACTCTTCTGACGACCATTGAATAACATGTGGATGATCATCCAGATGCATCATTAGCTTTAATTCCCAACGAGATCTATAAATAACATTATTGGGATCGCCTTTGTATTTATGTGGATTTTTGGGTCTAAAATATCCTTTGTATGCCATTCCTTGCACCATAATAAATAGTAAAAAGATATTTATAGGATTAACATATGTCGATACTAACGACAATCAAAGATAAAGCAGTTCAAGGCGGACAATGGGTTAAGGCTAATCCTAAAATTGCAATTGGCGCAGGCATGGCTATTGGTGGTGCAGCCATTGTGGGAAATGCATTTCTTAAACCACCAAGAGCTGTATCAGAGTCAAAATATCTTGGTGATTTGATGTTCCCAGGAGATTTGATTGATTCTTCGGCGAACCGTAATTCATATATTGCTATTCAGTTTCAAAAGTACGAACGTCGTTCTATTTTTAATCAACCATTTTTATCTGCAACTGGTGGTATTCGTTTACCTGTACCAAATCAATTAAGTGATAATCAACAAGTAAATTTTGAACCAGCAGAAGCATCTAGTCCCGCTGTTGGTGCTGGTATCGAACAAGGTTTAAGAGGTGGTAGCGGATTTGTTGGAGGTGGTATTATTTCTGGTATAGCTGCAAATGTTGGTACAAGAATGGCACAAGCAACAGGCGCAGTAGCATCATCATTAACAGGAGCTAGCACTGCTGAAATGTTACAGCTTGGTGGTCTTGCCCAAAACCCATTCCTTACTGTGTTGTTTAAATCACCAAATTTTAAAAAACATCAGTTTTCTTGGAAGCTTGCACCAAACAATGCACAAGAATCAAACACTATTCGCGATATAGTTAACACATTTAAATCAAACATGCTTCCTGCTATGGCACCAAATGCTGGTGGTACATTGTTAACTTATCCTAACATTGCAATTATCAGTCTTTATCCAGACGAAACTTTTCTTTATAAATTTAAACCATGCGTTATCGAATCAATGGATGTTAATTACGCTATTGGAGGACAACCTTCATTTTTCAAAGGAACTAACGCTCCTACCATTGTAGAAATTAGCATTAATTTACTCGAAATTGAATACTGGTTAAAGGAAGATTACGAAGACAATTCATTCCGTGGTGGAGGATCTTTCTTTGGCTGAGAACTATTTTAAAAAATTCCCTCTTACATATTACAATAATTACCTTGCTGTTGATATAACAAAAAGATCAGCTGTAACTCAGGATGCGTTTAAAAATCCATATTACTTTTACCCATACGATATTCCACAGGGCGAAAGACCAGATCAGTTTGCAGACAACTACTACAATGATCAGTTTATGGATTGGGTGTTATATCTTGGGAATAAAACTATAGACCCATATAGCTGGTATATGAGTGAGAATAATTTTAACAATTTTCTCATCAAAAAATACAACGTTAGTATTGATGTACTTCAAGATAAAATAGCTTTCTATAGAAATAACTGGTACGAGAAAGAAGAGAAGATATCTGTATCAGAGTATGCTGTATTAGCTAATAATGTTCATAGATACTGGCAACCATATTACAACAACAGTACTGCGATATCTGGTTATGAAAGAGTTAAACAAGACTGGATTATCAATACTAATTCTGTGAGAAAATACACAGCTAATAGTTCTTCGTTCGTTAATTTTAAAACAAACGAAATTGTAGATATAACTTTCGATGTATCTAATAAAGGAACAGGGCAGGTTGTTGTAGCTAATTCTTCCTCTATCACGCTCCAAAATATATATGGTACTTCTCTTGCTAATAGCACAGTTGTTATTTCTGGAACAAGTTATTTAAAAGGAAGAGAAAGCTCCGCCAATGCTAAATTTGGCACAGCTTCAAACGTAGTAGATAATATTCCTCTTAATGAAGTAATTTACTGGAGTCCAGTTTCTGTATATGAAGCTGAAAGAGAAAAAAACGAACAGAAGAAATCTATCAATGTACTTGATAATAGATATTCAATGAGAGTTTCAAGCGAATTAACCAAATTGATGAAAATTTAAATGGCTGACGGCTACAATCCTGGGGATATCATAATCGATACTTTCTCGCTTTCTTCTCAAAGAGGAAGCTTGAATCTTGCATCATCATTTATATCCGCCTCGATATTCGAAAGCATATTTACTCCTGGTATTATAGGCGATATTAGTGTTCTTGATACTGATGATCAGTTAGGCAAATTAAAAATAACTGGCGACGAAACTGTTGAAATATCTTTTAAAGCTCCTGGTGGCGAATCAGCTAATTACAAATTCGCCTTACATGCGCTCGAGGATGTTAAGTCTGAAGGCACTCAGAAAGCTAAAACGTATACACTTAAGGTTGTTTCCGAAGAAGCTCTTCACTCTAAAACTAATTACGTTCAGAAAAGTTTTAACTCTCCAATATCTGATATGGTTAAAGATATCCATAAAAACTTTATGAAGAGTGAAAAGCCATTAGAGGTCGAAGATACTAAAGGTAAACAGAAAATAATTATTGGTCATCAAAATCCATATAAAGCGACTGATATTGTTCGTCGTCGTAGTATATCTAATGAAAATAAATCATCTGCTTATGTGTTCTTTGAAACTAGAAATGGTGGTAATCAAACATTTAAATTTACAACAATTGAAAAGCTGTTTGGTGAAGAAGCGATTAAAGATTTCCAACAGTCGGATGCAATTAACAGTAGTATTATGAATCAAACTGATAACAATATTATTGCATATGAAGTACCTAAACAGTTCTCGTCTACAGAGCGTATTTCAATCGGTGGTAAAACAAGAGTATCAAGTTTCGATATTAGAACACATACTTATAAAACAAAAGACGTTGATACTGACTCTACTCAATTTAAAATGGGCGGTAAAGGCGATTACGATTCTTCTGAATTTAAATCAAAATACCAACAGCCAAAAATACCAACACAGGCAATGATACCAGTCGATACATCACAAAGACCAGTAACTAACATACCAGAGCAAACGGCAGATCAAAAAGCTTTCCTTGCAAGTCTTATGCAAAACGCTATGAAGATTAGAGTTTATGGAGACGCTAAACTAGCAGCTGGATATACAATAAATGCAGCTATACCAAACAAAGTAAGTACAACTGATAATGGTCAAACTGATCCTATGTTGTCTGGTAAATTTTTAATTTCTAGAATACATCATCAAATTGGTACTGCAGGAGAGCGTCCTAGATATACCTGCGTTCTAGAACTGTTAAAAGGTAATCTTGAGGAAGGCGTATAATGACAGAAAGAGATTTCGGTTCTGGTAAATGGATAGCTGAAGTTGTTAATGTAAAAGATCCAGACCAATCTGGCAGAGTACAAATACGTATTTTTGGTAGACACGACGATAAAGAAAATATCAAAGACGAAGATCTTCATTGGGCTATACCAATGCAGCCTGTTACTTCTGCTGCTTATGGTAAAATTGGTATGTCGCCATTAGGATTAGTTAGAGGTTCTAAAGTTTATGGAGAGTGGTTCGACTCAGATAATCAGCTTCCAATTATCTTTGGTAGTCTTGGTAAAGCTGGTGATCCAAAAGAGGGTGGTGATACAACTGATGGTATACCAGAAATTGATACTAAGAAAGGTAGCATACCTGGTCCTTCTCAAAACTATAGCGATCCAGTACCGATAAACCCATACAGTAATTTGTTCGGTAGCAAAATCGATATTAACAAAATCAACAACGAAAAAACAGAAGATTTTAAAACTATCGCTACTTACACACCTGCAACTGGTATCGTTAATAATGAAAAGGTTGATGAGAAGCTCAAAGAACCAAAGAAACCAACAACAGCTTCTGCTAAAAAAGATGATACATCCGACGTTCTTGATATTGTAAAACAGGTTGACCCAGACAAGAAAAGCAGAGTATTACCAGAAGCTGCTGACGGGTTCAAACAAGTGCAAAACATAATGAGTATGACTAGTCCAGGAGGTATCACCAAACTATTAAGTGGTGGTATACAAGGAGCTATTGGTGGACTAGCTAAAAATTTAGGACTGGCTAATGTTATGGGTCCGTTAAATCAGGTGCTTAAACAAGCTAACTTACCACCAGTTGTACAAAATGCATTACGTGGTGCATTAGCTAATGTAGCTAAATCTGCAATGAGTAGTGGTGGTAAATATAATTCTAATGCAATAAGCAATACAATACCAGGTATAAATCCAAGAAGAGGTTCGCCATCTACAAATTTGATAGTAGCTACGGTAGCTGCTACATACATACAACAATATTTTGCTCTTGATAAAGAACCATACCCAGGTTATATTCAATGGAAAGATCCTACTTCAGGTAATTTACGTTATACTTTAAGAGGTCAAGAACCACACTATTCTTCTGCACAAGCGCACGTTCAAGGAAACTCAGCTGCTCAAATGGTGAAAACCTTAGCTCCAATATTGACAAAGCTGACGCAAGGAGGAACATTATCTACTTCTGATATAACTAAATTAGCAACAACTCTAACTAAATCAATGGACGGTGTTGCAGCTGATGGTCTTTCAAAAGTATTAGGTAAAGGTGTTGATTTAAAATCGATTATAGGAATGGCTAGCAAACTTATACCAAACATAGCTGGCGCTATTGGTAAATTGACTGGTGGTCATTTACCTAAATCTGTTTTAGATGTTGGTAAAGTTGGTGAATCTATGAACGATTTTACAAAGAACCAATCATTACTTGCGATGAAAAAGAAAGAGATGAAAAAAGCTATAGAACCAGAACCACCTGCAGAGCAAGACGCCCAAATACAGGCGTACAATGATTATGTTGCTAAAGGTGATATGTCTATATCAGGCGAAGGTGGAGCTTTTGGTGCTGCGGCTGATGTTGCTGCAGATAACGCAGCAGCTGCTGGAGCTGGTGCAGCTGCTCCTATGATAACAAATGATACACAAAATATTATTGACAATCAACAATCTATTCAAGGTGTTGGTCCGTTAGTTACTGGCTCAGCATTCGGTTAAAGGTGGAATATGGCAACAGAATACGATCCAAATAACGCCCATCCTAAAATACCTTTCAAAGGTACATATCCTAATCTTTGGGTTACTCAGAGGGCAGATGGTAGTCAAGAAATACGCAGTTTAGAACCAGGTCAAGAAAGTTTTTTTGTAGTACAACCAACTGGTAATTATACTGGGCATGGTCCTGATGGCGCTGAGATTAAAGTAACAGTTGGTAAACAACACACATACAATGCCGATGGTACATCTCAAACAACAGATGGGCATACTGATACGAAAGTGAGTGGATCTAATCGTTCTTCTATCGCAGGTAGTGACCACTCAGAAACAGCAGGAAACAAATACTCTGGTGGTGGAGGTGTTTGTGTTGTAGGAACAAAAGGCTCTCAGATAACTCACTCTGACGGCGATGTGTTTCACGTGAGCGAAGGTAATATAGTTACTGATCATACAGGCTCGGTAAACCATAATTATACTGGTGATTTTGTTGATCAAGTAAATGGTAATAAAGTAAATATGATCAAAGGTGAGTATGGCGTAAACATATCAGAAGGCAACTATGATGTGCAAGTAGATGCTGGTAAAGCTAGAGTTTGGGCGTCAGATGATATATTAATTGAAAGTATTTCAAAAATAACATTAAAGGTTGGTGGTTCTACTATTGTTATTGAACCTTCAGTAATTACAATTAAGAGCGCTAAGGTGGATATTAATCCATGAACCACGAATTTGTTATATTAAACAATAACGTGCTAGAAACTTACACTAAATATGAGGATATACCCGAATCTTTTGATCATGTAATTAAATTTTTGCCTCAGATTCCTGAACCGCCACATACAGAAGCTCAACACGAAGAAATAGAGCAATGGAACGATAAGCTTCAAGAGCTTATGAAGAGGGAAAAGAAATAATGCCAGCAGCAACAAGAATAGGTGATGCAGATGTTGCTCATTGTTCTGGAATGACAAGAGCCCAGGGTTCTCCAAACGTATTCGTTAATAGTATTGCCTGGAGTCGTCAGGGCGACAATAACACTGGTCATCTTTTACCTGGTTCGCCTTGTCCTTCTCATGCTGCACCTATAGCTTCTGGATCTTCGACTGTATTTGTTAACGGTAAGGGGGCTGGTCGAGTTGGTGATGCTATTTCTGGTTGTACTTCAGTAGCAGCTGGTTCTCCAAACGTATTTGCAGGCGGATAAAATGTTAACAACTAGAGCAGACAAATTAACTAATACGATAAAACAAGATTATTTTTCTGATTTTTTAAATGATTTTGACAGTCATCCAATTAATAATTCATTGGCTAAAGTTACTAATGAAAACGCTGTCAAGCAATCGATTCGAAACTTGATACTTACCAACAGAGGCGAAAGATTATTCCAACCTACAATCGGTTCGGATATCTATCGTTCATTGTTCGAACCAAACGATACAGTTACAGCTGAAAATATAACTTTCTTTGTAAGAAGCACTATTTCTCAAAATGAACCAAGAGCTTTGTTATTACAAGTAAATGTTTATCCTAATCCTGATAGAAATGCATTTACAGTAAATGTTGTTTTCTCTTTAATAAATAGTAATACACCTATCCAAATATCCGTAATTCTCAAAAGAGTAAGATAATGGCAAATAGCTCGTTAAGCCTTGTATCATTAGACTTTGACACTTTAAAGGCAAATTTTAAAACATACCTGAAGTCTCAGAGCGTATTCAGAGATTACGATTTTGAAGGTTCGAATATCAACGTTCTCCTTGATGTTCTTTCATACAACTCATATTTAAACTCTTTCTACTTAAATATGGCTGTTTCTGAAGGATTTCTTGACTCAGCTCAGATGATGAGTTCTGTTATTTCACACGCCAAAGAATTAAACTACACTCCAAGATCAGCTAGATCTGCAAAAGCGTTTGTTAATCTTAATATTAGTGTAACATCTGGTACTACTAAAACGATAGAAATTCCAAAGGGTACACAATTTAGTGGACAAAACGCTAATGGATCGTTTGTGTATACTACCGCAGAAACTCATGTGTTGACATCAACATCTACTGCTTTTTCTATTGCTAATTTGGCTATCTATGAAGGCACATACATAAACGAAACACAAATTATCGATAACTCTATCGAAAATCAGAAATTTGTATTATCAAATAAAAACGTAGATACAACAAGTATAGCTGTTACTGTTTTAGAAAACGATGGTTTAAATGTATTCGATTATAAACAGGCTACAAATTTATATGGTTTAACCAATACTTCTCCTGCATATTTCGTTCAGTGCACTTTAGAAGGTTATTATGAAGTAGTATTTGGTGATGGTGTATTTGGTCGTACTCCTCAAAACAACGCTACTGTTCTTATAACATATAGAATAACAAATGGATTAAATGGTAATGGCGTAGGTTCATTTAATGCAGACAGAGACATTGGTGCATTTAATAATGTACAAGCTACAGTAAGAGTTACAACTGTAAGTGCATCTGTTGATGGTGACGCTATAGAGTCTATTGAATCTATACGTTACAGAGCTCCTAGACATTATCAAACTCAAGATAGAGCTATTACTACCAATGATTATGCAAATATGATATATGAAAACTATCCAGAAATTAAAGCTGTTAATGTGTTTGGTGGTGAAACAGTTTCTGGCACCATAGAATATGGTAGAGTGTATATTTCAGCTGTTAGTCGTTCAGGCGCTACTATTACAAATTCTCTTAAGACTGATATTGTAAATTATATTTCAAATAAAAATTCAATTTCTATAAAGCCAGTAATTATAGATCCTATTTTTTTATACGTTATTCCTTCAATAACAGCCACTGTAAATTTCAATCAGACTAATCAATCTCCAGCTGATTTAAAAAGCATAGTTTTAAGGGCTGCTGAATCTTTTAATTCTTCTTACCTTCAAAATTTCAATACATCTTTTAGATTTTCGAAATTTATGAGCGCATTAAATGATGCTGATGCTAGTATTGAAAGTATTCAGGTATATAACGTAATTAAAAAAATAGCAAATCCTGTGTTAAATATTAGCACTCCTGTGTCAGTATCATTTAATAACATCATAGTAGCAGGAACTTTGGTAAGTAGTGAATTTCTATTAAATGATGGTAACACATATATTTTAACTGACTACAATCCAAACAAAAACACATTCGTAAGAACAGGGTTTCAATCTACCTATGATGTTGAAAACACAAACAAAGTCGTTTATCTAAAACAGATATCCTCTGCTAATATCCAAAATTATACAGAGGTTGGAGCTATTGATTACGATAGCGGAACTGTAACAGTAAAATCGTTGACTATATCTAATTTCTTAGGGCAGGTTGGTATTACGTTCTACGCTTCGCCAAAATATGAAGATTTGTATGCTGTAAAAAACGATTTAATTGAAATCGACATGGATAACATTATCATTTCAGTAGTATCTACATGAACATAGAAAAACATATCTCACCATTTATAGCTTCACAGTTCCCTAGCTTCTATGAAGAAGAAGGAACTAATTTTATCGCATTTGTGAAAGCGTATTATGAATGGGCTGAACAGCAAGACAAATTTATTAATCTATCTCGTTCGATATATGAGATCAAAGATATCGATTCGACTTCAGAAAGCTTTATCAAATACTTCAAGAATAAGTATATCTTATCACTTCCAGAATCTATTATAGCGGATAAGAAGCTTTTAGTCAAGCACATATTAGAGTTATATAGATCAAAAGGTACACAGAGAGCTTATGAACTACTTTTTCGTTTATTCTTCAATGAGGAAATTTCTCTATACATACCAAGTGAATACATATTTAAACCATCAGAAGCCCTTTGGTATATACCATATTACATAGAAGTTTCAGACCATCCATTACTACCTGAATTGGTTGGTAAAAAAATATACTCTAAGAAAGAAGGTTTTGCGACTGTAGAAAACTACTTTGTAAAAATCGTTAATAATAAAACTATTAATGTGTTAACACTTTCTGGACTAGAAGGTAATTTTAATTTTAATGAGCAGATATATTGTGATGATTTCCCTGCAATAACTCCTGAAAATGCACCTATAATTTTTGGTTCGCTTTCATCTATCAGTATAACAAATGGCGGAAGTAACTTTAAAATTGGTGATCTACTGAATATAAATGCTGGTGGAGAAGGTGGTATTGCACGTGTAGCTGCTACTAAAGAAGAAAACGGTAAAGTTGATTTTACTCTAGTAGATGGCGGGCATGGATTTTCTGTTAATGCTATTGTATCAGTAACTGGTGGATACGGTACAGGCGCTTCGTTCCAAGTTGGTGGTATAACAGACAAACAAGTGTATAGAATTGTTTCTGATAAGTTATCAAATTATAATCAAACTGCTTTGGAAGATTCTGCTGCGGGTATTCGTTTTTCAATAAGCAGTCCGACTGGAACATATATCGTAGGCGAAAAGGTAAAAGGTTCTGCTAATACACGTTTGTTAGATGTTCAGGAATTGTATTCTGCAGCTGCAAATGGCGAAACTTTCTCAAATACATTTTTAGGTATTAGTGATCTAATAGCGTACAATGTCGACGGTAACAGTATTTCTATAACTGGAACAGATACTAATTTAAATAACGCAAATTTAGCTACTGGTGCTATCCTTATTAGTAGTGGTTCTTCTGCACTTATTAAAATTAATAGAGCAAATACTAAGGTTCAAAACGTAGCGAATGGTATCGTAGTTACAGCTAATACTTCGGAAGTATTACTAAATCAAATTCAAGGTAAATTTATTTCTGGTAGTATTGTGACAGGAACTGAGTTTGGTGATTTGTATAGCTATACAGCTACAATCGATTCTCAAATAAAAATGACGAACTGGATGTTCCCTTACGCAACAGGAATCGGGTTTAGATCAAATTTAGATACACCATTAAACAAGCTATTAACTATAAGAAATTTTGAAGTTGGAACTATCACATATCTTAAAAATGTAAACCCTGGTAAAGGATACTCTGATGATCCAACAGTTAGTATTATTGAGCCAGATATTTACGATTTGAGAATAAACAACGGTCGTGATGGTTATTATGGATATGATGCTATTGTAACATCAAAAGCTAGTTCTGCTAAAGGTGTTGTTACTGCATTAGAAGTTGTTGACTCGGGTTATGGATACAATCAAAACGAAACTTTGTATTTGAGTAATCCTAACAACTCTGTAGTTGTTAGTGGTGTATCTGTTGTTGATAATAACGGTAAGGGTATGGGATATTGGAAGAACAATAAAAGCTTTACATCAGACACTATAAATATCCAAGATAGCTACTATTACCAGAGTTTTTCATATGAAATTGTAGCTTCTCGTATGATGAATACCTATGAAAAATACGTTAAAGATTTAATACACCCAAGCGGTATGAAAATGTTTGGTAAATATGCACTAAACAGTTATTTGGTAGATGATTACAATAAGCCACAAACATTTTCGATCGCGCAATCATAAATAGATAAAATAAATTGGACTGAAGAATGGCAGTATTAACAATAAATCAGTACATAGACACCATCAGTTCTTTCATCAACAACGTTGAAAGCTCTAAGAATTCGTATTATCTATTTTATGGTAAGGCTGATTCTTGGGTAAATTCCAATGGTCAAATAGATGATACGGCTGTTGTAACAGCTAATTCTTCTGTTTATTCCTATGAACAGTCAGTATATAATGACATTGTTTTTGGTAAATTGATTACACCAGAAGACATTACATATATGATTCCAAGATATAATTGGGTTAGTGGCACAGTATATTCTTCATACAATCAATCTGAAGCTAATTTGTACGATAAACAATTTTACGTTATGACAGATGCTTATGAAGTTTACAAGTGTATCGATAACAATGGTGGAGCTAATTCAACTGTAAAACCTTCTTTGACGACCACTAGTGGAGTATTTTCTACTTCTGATGGTTATGTTTGGAAGTACATGTATACGGTTGATTCGAATGCAAATACTAAATTTACATCCTCTTCATATATTCCAGTTACACCAAATAATAGTGTAACAAATAATGCTGTTAGAGGCTCTATTGACTTCATCAAGGTAGCTAATACTGGTAATAATTATCAGGCATATCATACTGGTTACATACAAAATTTTCAAAACAACTTCGTAGTTCAAATCGCTAATACTGCTTCACCAATTACTGGTAGATATGTTGATTCTTCTATCTATTTAAAAACAGGTTTCGGCGCAGGTCAAATAAGAGACATTATTACATATAGTGGTTTGAATAGACTTGTGACAGTTTCACAGCCATTCAATACAGCTGTTGTTTTGAATATCGAAAATTTCAGTGGCTCTTTTGATGTAGGAACGCTTGCAACACAAAGACTAGAATATATCTCTTTCCTTTATCAGCAAGGTTATTTTAACGTAGGCGATCAGATAGTACAGTCTGATACTGTTGCTACTGCTGATATTTTAAATGCTAACGTAACACAAATACGCGCAATTAAATCTAGTTCGAACGATTTCGTACAGGAACTACCATTCTATAATACTTCTCAAAGCGGTACTCTCCAAACTGGATCAGCGGATATCAAAACTAATATTATTAGAACGCTAACATTGACAAGACCTGGTTCAGGATATATTGCAAATGCAACAGTAACAATAGCTAATTCAGTTAATGATACTACTGGAACAGGAGCTACTGCTAATTCTGTTGCTAACTCAACTGGTAAAATTGCCACTATCAATATAGTAAATCCTGGTTCTGGATTTACTCTTACACCAACTGTTACAATTTCTTCGCCACCATCTATCTTTTTTGACGCTTTTTATAACGTAAATACAACAAGTGATTTTATAACCCTGTCAGGATATGCTCAGTATTTTTCAAACGGTGATTATGTTCGATATAATGTAGCTGTAGGTAATACAGCATTGACTAATTTATCTAATAATACATATTATTACGTTCTTGGAGCTAACAGTACTGGATTTAAAATTGCAGCGAACAATACTACATCAACTCCAATTAATTTAACTGCTGGTATTCAAGAACCAGGTCACTCGTTCACTGGCGAAACAGCTATCGCTACTCCTACTATTCTAACGTATATTGTTAGCGCAAATAGCGGAACACCGTTTGCTAATTTTTCTGCTGGCGATTATATTCGTATTGGTGCAAATGCTAATACTAACATCCGCCGTATTATATCTGTTAATAGTAGTATTGTTACTGTTAATTATCCATTGTCAACCAATGCAATTGCTAATAGTGTATACAAAGTTACCTATGCAGCGCTACCAACTTCTATTACAACAACTCAAGCTAATGGTATTATTTCTGACACTAATCTTAACAGCGTAACTTTAAAATATAACAACTCTTCGATAAACAGTTTATTGTTCACAGTAGGCGAACGTGTTGATATGGTTGGTGGAGATAATATTGTACAGGGCGCTAATGGTATTGTTTCGTACTGCAATTCTACCTCTGTTATTTTAAGTTCAATCCAAGGTACGTTTGCTACCAGCACTAATAATTTTATTCGTGGTGTTTCTAGTTTGCAAAAATCAAATATTGTTTCTTCTGTTTCTTTCCCTAATATTACATTAGCTTCGCCGCAGGGTGAGTTTATATCTGGGCAAAAAATATTCATTAAAACTCTACCTAGCCTTTCAACAGTAGCTAATGCAACCCTAATCGCTTCATATAATATTCCAAACGAATTGACAGAATATGTTATTTCGCCAGCTGTTAAAATTGTTGGTGATGGTACTGGCGCTCTAGCATATTCTGTTGTCAATACTACGTTTCTATCAGCTAACGAAATTAACTCTATCGTTATGTTGAACACAGGGCAAAATTATACCTACGCAAATATTTCTATCACATCTAATAATTTGTTTGGAACTGGAGCTGTTGCTACTCCTGTAGTTTCTCCTCTTTCTGGTCATGGCTCTAATGCTTACAAAGAATTAGGTGCTAGATATGCTGGTGTTTCGATGACTATCGATACTGGCGAGAACGAAGGTTATAAGTATCCTACATATGGTAGTTATCGCAGAGTTGGTATAATTGAAAATCCATTGTTCGCTGATGCTTCTGCTCGTATATCTGATTTCGAACGCATCAACCTTTCACTAAGAAATAGAAGCGGTACTGGATTTCTTGTTGGTGAATACGTAGTACAATCTAATTCAAGCGCTGCTGGTTTTATTGTAACTGCAAATAGCACATATTTACAGTTGAAGAATATAAAAGGATCTTTCGTTCAAGCTATAAGTGGTGATAATATTAGAGGATTATCTTCAAATACCACAGCTAACGTATTTATTGCAAATGTAATTACTTTCTCCGTATCAAATGTAGTAATTGTTTCTGAAACTATCTCTAATGCTCAGGCTCAGGTTATTCAAGCTAACAATACAGTATTGAAATTGACTAATGTTTCGGGGCGTTTCGATGCTAACGATATCGTTTATGATTCTGTAATTAATGCATATGCTAACGTAACTGCTATCTATACAGTAAACAATACAGTAGATTCAACTACAAACTTCGGTAGAAAATTTTCTCAGGTAGCGAGAATTACAATATCTTCGAATACTGGAGCGTTTGTTGTTGGTGAAACTGTTACCCAAGCGGTAACATTAGCTTCTGGAACAATTATAAGTACGAATACAGATATCGATTTAGTGTATACAAATTCGAATGGCGCTTTCTCTGTCGGTAATCGTGTAACTGATAGCACATCAAACGCCAATGGAATTGTAACTTTCGCGAACAATACTTACCTAAGAATTACTTCAAAAAATGGCGTGTTTGCATCTGGCCACAGAATCATAAATAATGTAAATATAGGTGCTGATATTACGAATGTTTATCCAGCTTTAGTATTAAACGATGTAAGTGGAAGTAATAAGTTCCAAACTGGTGCTAACGTGGTAATTGGTAGTATAAGCGGCGCGATAGGTAAAAGTGAAATAGCAACAACTATAATTTATCCAGAGTTAGTAAGAGATAGTGGTTCGGTGGTTTATTTGGAAAATATAGCGCCAGTAACTAGAACAGCTACTTCTAAAGAAAAAATTAATTTGATTATTAAGTTTTAGAGGAAAATATGGCATTACAAACAGATTTATCACGTAGTCCTTATTATGATGATTACAGCTCTGGTAAAAATTTCTACAGAGTCCTGTATAGACCAGGCACAGCTGTCCAAACTCGTGAACTTAATCAAATGCAAACTATTTTGCAGGATCAAATTGACAAATTTGGTCGTCATATTTTTTCAGAGGGTTCAGTAGTAGAGGGTTGTTCTTTTACTTTCGATAACTCTTATGATTACGTTAAAATTAGCGACACATACGCTAATGGTTTCGCTTTTACTATTTCTGATTTCCAGGACAAATATGCATACAATACGAATGGATTAACAGCCTTAATTATCAACACTGTTGTTGGATACTCTTCACAAGATCCAGACCTTAATACTATTTATTTGAAGTATTTGAATGTAGGAACATTTGCGAACGGTTCTCCTCAAACTACATTCGCTAATAACGAAACACTGGTTGTATCAGCAAATAGTCAAACAAGTAATACATCAGCTATTGTTGGTAGCGTTTCTGTTCCTACAGTTACAGCTTCTACTGGTAGAGGTTATGCCTTCACAACAACAGCTGGCGTTATTTTTCAAAAAGGTTTTTTCATTAATGTTCCACCACAAACATTAATTGTATCTAAGTATTCGAATAACCCAGATAACATTTCTGTTGGGTTTAATTCTGTTGAAAATATTATAACACCAGAAGCAGACACTTCGTTGTTAGATAACGCTGCAGGCGCTCCTAACTATGCAGCTCCTGGCGCTCATAGACTTCAACTTGTACCAACACTTTTTACAGCTATAACTTCTCAAGTTGAAAACGAAGCTTCATTTTTCTCGTTAGTAGATTTTACAGACGGTGTACCTACTTCTATTAATAACACTGCAGAGTACGCTGCTCTTGGAAAACAACTAGCCAAAAGAACTTTCGAAACAAACGGTAATTATATTGTTTCTCCATTTTTACTTTCAGCAGAAGAAAAAGCAGAAACTGATGCGCTTTATCAGGACTATGTAAATCTTGTTTCATCTCCTGGTATTGGATACGCAGAAGGTTTTAGAGTTGAATTTGTCAACAATGCAAGAATTAACCTTAGAAAAGGTTTAGATATTAGTTCGATTGATGGGCAGGTTGTTAGTGCTAACTACGGTAATTACATATCAGTTAATGAATATGTTGGCGATTTCGACACCGAAAATGTTACATTAGTTGAAATTCATAACGTATCAAAAACAGCTATAACATCTCGTGGATTTTTAGGAATTGGATATTCGTCTGGTACAAAAATTGGTACTGCTTATATAAAAGCCGTAGAGTATAGTTCTGGTATTATAGGCAATCAAGCAGCAATATATAAATTATATCTTTTCAATATCAATATGAATGCTGGTCAAACATTCAGTAATGCTAGAAGTTTAATACGTTATAGCGCTAGTGCTGTAAAGGCGGTTGCTGATATTGTTCTTACGTATAGCGCTGCTATCGCTAATAGTGTTGCATCTATCCAACAGCCAAAACTTGACACCTTAATTTTTCCATTAGGTCAACAAGCGATAACATCAAATGGGTTTAGTAGCACACAATATGTTTATAGAAATAAAAATAGTGCACAAATACAAACTACAGGTAGTATGGCTGTAGGATTACCTACTGTTGTTGGTTCTGGTACTGAAAGTTTTAACGTTTCTGGTGCTTTATCAACAAGCGAAATTAACAATTTTCTAGTTATACCAACAGCTAGTGTTTCTACAACTAACAAAGGTGGTACAGTAACTGTTATTTCTGGCAATTCAACTGTTAATAAAGGTAGTACTACGACCTATTTTAGTGATGATTACAGAAGTGGTGATTTTATAAAAATTGGCACTAACGTTTATCAAATCGCTTCTATTGCTAATAGTACACAACTTATTCTTACTACTAACTCAGTTGCAAGTGCAACCAATTCTGTACATAGTAAATCCTTTGTAACTGGCGTCCCTATTGATTTTTCTCAACCGCATAGAAGCATTACAGTAGTCGCTAATTCTTCTGCTACTTTTAGTTTAGGTGAAAATTTAGCAAGTACTCTACAAACAACTGTATACCACGATATTCTTAGAAAAAATACTGTTTCTATCGGTAAAAGTATTGTAAAAAATGCTCTGGTTAAAATCGATTGCTCGTCGCACTCAGCGAATAGTACTGGACCATGGTGTTTAGGTCTTCCAGATATTGCTGGAATCAATGGCATTTACATTGGAACTGATGGTGTATATTCGAATTCTACTACAGCTTCTGATTCTTCTAATCTATTTACTTTTATTGGTGGACAAACTGACAATAGCTATGATTTAGGATTTATCAAATATAAAAACATTGACACATCATTAATAGACAATACTTCTACAATCCTTGTAGATTTAAATGTGTACACTCATAATCGTTCTCAGGGCGTTGGTTTCTTTACTGCTAACTCTTATCCTGTTAATGATACTCCTACTAGTCAACAAAGAACTACATCTATATACACTCAAGAAATTCCAACATATACTTCAACTTCTGGTTTAGTTTATGATCTTCGTGATTGCGTTGATTATCGTTATTTTGCTGCTAATACTGCAAACCCAACAACTACAGTAGGTTCTGCGACAGTAAATCCAAGTAGTACTCAAACGTTTAATATTCTTCCTTCTGGTTCATATTTACCAAGTGTTAATAGTAACTGGCAGTCAGATGTAAAACATTACCTACCAAGAAAAGACTTAGTTGTTGTAACTACCAAAGGTCGTTTGAAAATTATAGAAGGTGTTTCTAAAACTATTCCAAGAGCTCCAAATAATAAACCAGGTGGTATGCCTTTAGGTGTAGTAACAATACCACCATATCCATCTCTTACTTCTAAGAAAGCTAAAGAAGTTAACAGATATGATTATGCTATTTCTGCTTCTATTACACAAAACAAACGTTTTACTATGGCGGAAATTGGCGCTCTGGCAACTAGAGTTGATAATCTAGAATACTACACTTCGCTCAATCTTCTTGAACAAGCAACTAGTAGTTTACTTGTTAAAAATAGCAGTACTGGTTTAAATAGATTTAAAAACGGTATTTTAGTTGATCCTTTTGCTGGTCATGATATAGGTGATACTATAGATCCAAACTATAATATAGCTATAGATCCTATAAATAAAGAACTTAGACCAAAATTTAATCAGCGTCAAGAAGTATTTTTTATAGATCCTGAGTTAAGCACTGGTGTTGTTAAACGTGGTGATCTTGTAATGCTTGATTATCAAGAAAAGCAGTACATTGCTCAAAATTATGCAAGTAAATACAGAAACTGTGTTGAAGGTAATATATATGTATTTAAGGGATCAATTAACCTATTTCCAAATTACTCAGCTTCACCATCATTAAAAGAAAATCCAGACGTTGTTAATAATTTAGACTTGTCTCAAAACTGGATTAATTTACAAAAAGCTTGGGGTACTCAGTGGGGTAATTGGACTACAGTAAGTTCATCAACTACTCCTTCTATTGGCGAAAAAACTGAAACTGGTTCGAAAACCGACAGTGTTGGTAACGTATTAAAATCCTATACACAAAGAACTAAAACTACTACTACAACTAAAGAAGAAGCATTAGGAACAAAATTAAATGTTTCTGGATTCAATGATACAAAAATGAATCTTGGAACTTTCGTTCAAGATATAACTATTCAGCCTTATATCAACAGTTTGAAAGTTCAATTTAATTGTTTTTCATTAAAACCTGGTGCGAGAGTTTATGCTTATTTTAATAACATAGCAGTTTCTGACTGGTGTAAACCAACTTATAGAAATTTTCATGAAGCAGCAGAAGGTGGATTAGAATCTACTAATAGTGAATTACCTTTAAACTATTCAAAATACGGCGATCCTTTAATTGTTAATAGTGATGGTTCTATATTTGGTATATTCTTAATACCACCAAATAAATTCCAGTCGACTGAATTACAATTTATGCTTTGTGATATTGATAATTTAACATTAGGCTCTAGTGCAATTTCAACACAAGCTAGTGCTACTTTTTATGCTACAAATCTTTCTATAGCAAAAGGTTCTTCTATTTTAAATACAAGAGATGTTGTAGTAAGTAGTGAAGAAGTAAAAAGCGAAAGAGATGTATTAAGCAGTCCTTCAATAACTGATAATACTACATATGAATTAACACCTGGTCCTAAAGTAAATCCACCTGGTTCTAAACTACCAGTGACTATAGGTCATCTAGATGATAATATTATTACTGTTGGAGATGGTTGGAATAATTGGGACGGTGGTGGTTATTATTCAGAAGGCGGCGGTGGTGATGGTGGTGGCGCAGGTGGTTGTGGTTGTGACTCTGATGATTCTAGTTGCGACGAATAAATAAGATAGTAATCTAAAAAGGTAAAAATATGAAACCTATTGCACAAACTTTTTATGTAAACGAACCAGAAAATGGTGTAGCTGGTGTTCATTTAACTAGCATCGAATTATTTTTTAAATCGAAAAGCCCAACTTTTGGCGTACAAGTACAAATACGTACAACTGATAATGGTAATCCTACAAAAAATGCATTACCATTTGCCGACGTCCAATTACCTTCTTCTTCGGTAAACATAAGCGATGATGCTAGTGTTTCTACTAAATTTATATTTAGATGTCCTATTTTTTTACAAGCAGCTACTTCGTATGCTATTGTAATTATACCACTTGGAAGCAATCCAGATTATCAAATTTGGACTGCAGAATTAGCGCCTGGAACTGTCGATGTAACAACAAATACACCAATTAAAACAAATAATGACACTGGTACGCTGTTTCTTTCATCAAATGATATTCAATTTACGTCAATACAAACAGAAGACATTAAGTTTGTATTGTATATTGCTGATTTTAAATCTACTTCAGGTCGTGCAGTATTTCATTCTGCAAATTCTGATTATGCTATTCTTAAAGAAAAAATTGGTAATTATATTCCTAGAGAAAAATTAGTTATTTCAAATAACTCTTATGATTTAGCTAGATTAACTGTGACTTCTAATACTGCTGCATTTATAAATGGAGAAGTTATTTTCCAAACTAATAGCACATCTGCTAATATTGCAACGGGTGTAGTGCATTCAGCTAACACAACTTCAATTAAAATTACTAACAGTGTCGGAACTTGGGTTACCAATCGTCAAGTTAAAGGATTATCTTCTAGTGCTAATGCTGTTATTTCAGCAGCATTTCAAAATGTAATAACAACCGAAGGTTCAAATAATATTACTGTTCCATTCAGTAACATTTTCTCTGCTGGACAAATGATTTATGTAGGTAATAATAATAGATTAATAATGCAACCAGCTTTCGTAAATTCTGTTATCGATGTTGCAACTATAAAATTAAATAGTAACATAGTATTTTCAGAATCAGCTAGTTTATTTGGAAGAATTAGAGGTGATGGAAATCTTTATGCAGGGGCGCAAAGTGTATCTGATAATGATACTAATGATCGTTTTACTATTATTTTAGACAATATATCTGGTAATACTACAATGAATTTCGCTGATGCAAAAAATCAGTATTTAATTGGTACATCATCTGGAACTTCCGCTAGAGTTATTACAGTATATGATTCTGAATATAATGCTATCGTTCCTCAATTCGCAGAGTCAATTCCAAACGATACTAATATTAATTGGTCTTTCAGTGGTGTAGCTGCTGATAATAGTAGAACTGTCGATGCTTTTGAAACACCTTTGATAAACAATGTAGAAAAAGAATTGTATGATACTCCTAGAACATTGATGTCTAGAAGTAACGAATTAGCCAAGCTTTCTGGAAATAGAAAAGGTAGTTTTTCTTCATCAGTATACGCTGATTTATTTACAGGCAATAATATGATTTCGCCAGTTATCGATGTTGGCGCTAAAGCAATGGTAACTACTATTTCTAATGCTATTGTACCAGAAGAAAAATTAACTGGTTATCGTTTATTAATTGAAAATAATCCATTTAGTGTTGGTGATATCGTTAAACAACAAAATGCAAATTCTGTATTCAGTGGGGGAATCCCATACGTATATGGTGAAGGTAGAGTATTTAAAGCGGATGATACTCAAGTTCTTGTAACAAATGTTAATGGTTATTTTCAGAGCGCAAATAGTATTATGCTTTCTTCTGACACTAATACTAACGCTTTTGTTACAGATTCGAACTGGTTTAGAGAATCAGGCAATTTTAATATTAGATATTCTTCTCGTTATATTTCTAAAAGCGTTATTCTTGCAGAAGGACAAGATGCAGAAGATATTAAAGTTTATCTTACTGCTTATCGTCCAGCTGGAACTGATTTCTTAGTTTATGGTAAATTTCAAAATGGAGAAGATCCAGATCCATTCAAGAATAAGAACTGGACGTTACTCAATCAAATATCTTCACCTTCATTACTAAGTAGTTTTGTAAATACTAACGATTTCGTAGAAATTGAATATGGTTTACCGAAGAGTTATCGCATAGCAAGAGATTCTTCGAATTGTAATATCAACGATGAAACTATGAGAGTTAACGCTATAGCAGTTCAAAAAATTGATGTTGGTAGTTTTGTATATGTTGCAGATACTGCTTCTGATAAATTCTTCGTTGGAAAAGTTCGTAAAATCGTTAATACTAACTTAATTATGCTTACTGATTATCCTCCATTTTCTATTGCTAACGGTGAATTTGGAGTTATCAGAAACTTAGAAACAACTGCAGGAGCTTTTGTTTATACTGCGAATAATAACGTTATAAGATATGTTTCAGCTGATAAGGTTGTGTATGATACTTACAAAACTTTCGCTATAAAAATTGTACCTATTTCTTCTTCAACAGCGATTGTTCCTAGAGCAAGAGATTTGAGAGCTATCGCGCTGCAGGTGTAAGAAAATGGTTGAGTATATCAAAGTTCAAGATCATAAAAATTTACTGAGACAAAAAAACAGTAAAGGTATAATAAATTGCGACTTGGACGAACTTAATAAATACAAATTAGAACGTGAGTATAAAACAAAAATAGCTAGGGTTGTTAAAGAGCATGACGAAATGAAAAACGACCTAAACGAGATTAAAGAAATGTTAAAAACTCTGTTAGGAAAAAGATAATAAATGGCCATTCAAATTTCGCAAATTGCAATTTCTCAATCTTTTGGTGTCGTTATTCAAAGAATAAACGACATGGCAGATTCTTTTACCGCTAACGTTGTTACGACTGGAGCATTAGCTGGTGGTGCTTACACTACTGGCAATGCATATGTCAATGGTATGTTCGGTTCAAATGTGCTCTATACAACTACTCTTGCTGGTGGTAATATTTCTACCAATACAGCGTTATTGATTGCATCAAATACATATGTAAACAACTATCTCAGTGTTGGTAATACTACTATCAATGCAGCTTTTGGATATGTAACAGCAACTCAGTCTATTGCTTCTTTTTACGCAAGTACCAATTCATATATTCAAACAACTACTACTAACGTAAACACAGGACCATCTGCTTCTGCGGATTGGACTGCGTATAATGACATAGAAAATGGATCTGTATTCATTGATATGGGTGTTTTGAGTAGTACTTGGTCTAATACACAATGGACTATCGGCGGAGCAAACGACGGTTATCTTTATACTGGTGGTGGAAATCTTTCTGTTGGTACTAACTCTGAAAACAAGTATATTAATTTCTTTACTGGTGGTGGATTTACCGAAAACGAAAGAATGAGAATTACTGGCAGTGGTAATGTTGGTATCAAAAATACTAATCCAGACGCTACTCTTGCTGTTACAGGTACAGCTAACGTTTCTGCTAACGTTAGAATCGGCGGTTATACTACTGTCGCTAACAGCTTCAGCGTCAGCACGATAGATTCAAATTTAACTCCTAACACAAACAATACTCGAAGCTTAGGCAACTCAACTAATCGTTGGGCTTCGCTTTATGTTTCTGGTTCTACAATATACCTAGGAACAGTATCGCTTTTTGATAGTTCTGGTAGCCTTCAAACTTCTGGCGGGGCTGTCGTTAATGGAGCTCTATCAGTAAACAGTTCTATTACTGGAGCAAATACTATTTCTGTAACAGGCAATGCTACTTTTAGTAATACAATAATTGTGACAGGTAATTCTACATTTGGTAATACAATCGCTGTTACTGGTAATGCTACTTTTAGTAATTCTGTAGCGGTTACTGGAGCTGTCGCTCTTGCTAATACAATTACTGTTACTGGAGCTACTACACTTTCGAATACTATCGCAGTTACTGGTGCTACTACTTTAAGTAATACTATCACTGTAACAGGCGCTGCTACATTCAGTAATTCTTCCGCTTACACTGGTCCAGCTTCTTTCAGTAATACTATCACAGCTGTAGGAAATGTTACTTTCGGTAATACTTTCTTTGTAAATGGAGCTGTTACAGTTAATAGTTCTATGAATGTAGTAAGTAATGTACAGTTTGCAAATACTCTTTCGGTTACAGGTAATGTTTCCTTTGCTAATTTAATTATTGTTACTGGTGCAGCAACTCTATCTAATACTATATCCGTTACTGGCGCTGCTACTCTAAGCAATAGTATAGCTATCACAGGCGCTGCTACACTTTCAAATACTATCTCTGTAACTGGAGCAGCAACGTTCAGTAATTCTTCAGCTCATACTGGAGCTGCTACATTCGGTAACACAGTAGCAATTGAAGGAGCGGTAACAGTAAACAATAGTATTACTGCAAATAGTTCTCTTTCAGTTAATGGCGCTGTGATTGTTTCTAATAATAATTTAAGTATCGCAACAAGTAGCGGTTCTTCTATTAGCGTAGGAGATGGCGCTGTTAATACTGTAATTAATTCTTCTTCTATTACAGTAACAAACATAGTTGGAACTAACATCGCTGGTTTGATTACTACTATCAGTCAACCAAGAATTACTGCAAACAATGCATTGTTCTTGAATGGTAATAGTGCAGCAACTCTAAGATCTTATACTGATACAGCTTATACTAATGCTACTTCATATGCTGATACAGCAGCTGCTACTGCATATGCTAATTCTCTTGTATACGCTGCATCTGCTTCTCAATCATCTTATCTTAATGCACAATCAGATCTCCAGGCTGCTGTTGCTGCTTTAAACGCAGGTATTACTTCTGGTTCTTCAAACGCCCATAATTTAATTACTGGTACAGTGCCTTCAGGAAGACTTACTGGTTCTTATACTGGTGTTACAGCTGTTGGTACGCTACCAACATTATCTGCTAATGTTATTACTTCAAACAGTATAAATGTCGCAAACTCAGTTAGTATCGGTAACAGTGTTATTGTGACAGGTAATGCAAACGTTGGAGGAGACCTTCGCGTAATAGGTAACATGTTTATTAGTGGCACTCTTGCTGCTTCTCAATCAGCTGCTGGTGATATTATCCCAACAAGTAATGGTGTTAACCTTGGTAGCGTTACGAAAAGATTTAACGTATATGCTATGACTGGTAATTTCGCTGAACCAGTAACAGTTTCTAATAGTGTTACATTTGGTAATACTTACCCAGAATCAAATGGGCGTTTGTTCGGTAATAATACATTACGTTGGACTATTTCTGCTAATACTATCGATTGCGGTAATGGTACATTTACAAATGCTTCTTTCGCTAACGTTACTGTATCATCAAATTCATCACTAAACGTCGCTACAGTAAATACAGTATTCATTACTGGTGTTAGCTCTCATACTGGTAACAGTTCTTTCGCTTCAAATACTTCATTCGATGCAAATGCTACTTTCTCTGGTGTTGTTTCTGTAAGTAATAACGTTACTATAACAGGTAATACTAGCGTTTCAAATTTCTTATCCGTGAATGGAATTTCTTACGGATATTCTACGAAATATAATGTAACAACGACAGCTCTGCAAACTGCAGATAATTTCAGTGCTACATCATATAGATCCGCTGAATATATCGTTCAAATGACTGATTCAACTAACTATCAGGTAAGTAAACTACTAGTTCTTCATGACGGAACTACAGCTTACGTAACTGAATATGCTCAGTTGTATAATAATAGTCTTTTAGGTACATTCAGCGCTGATATTAACAGCGGTAACGTCAGACTGCGTGTAACCCCAACAACAGGTACAGTTGTTGTTACATTAACTAGAACTAGTTTGGTGGTATAAAATGGCATCAAAAGCTAACTTAGTAATAGATCAAGGCGCTACATTTTCTACTGATTTGTATTTGACAGATACAGATGGTGCACCATTATTATTGAATGGTTATACAGCAGATTCTCAGATGAGAAAATGGTATACTTCTTCTAATTCTTCGGCTGTTTTTACGACCTTTGTTAATGTAGAATCTTCGTTTATAACTCTAAGCTTGGCGGCTAATTCGACAGGCGCTTTGACTGCTGGTAGATATGTTTATGATGTAGAAATATCTGATGGTAATACTGTGTCGAGAGTTGTGGAAGGAATTGTTACAGTAACACCTCAAGTAACGAGATAACAAATGGTTAACGTAGCAGTACTAAACAAAATTCAAAGTATTAGAGTAAACACTAGTATTGATAAAATGAAATCTACTAATGTAGTAGTTGCAAATAAAAGAAACGTTCAAGTTTCTGCAAATGCTACAATGGGCGTAATAGATTCTACTACTCCTGTAACCATAATAAATACTCCTACGTTAATTTCTATGGGTGCTACAAGATTAAGCCAGCTCGAAGATGTTAACACAAGTAACAAAGTACAAGGTGCTACACTTGTTTACGAATCTGGTAATAATACTTACGTTGTGACACAGCTTGATATGCAATATATTACAGGAGGATTACAGGGAGGTACTTTTTAGATATAAATATTAGAAAAAGAGCTTTAAAATATGGCTTATAGACCAATTCAAATAAAGTATTCGGTATCGAATGCGGTTGTACCTACCTTAATTCCTGGCGAACTTGCGTTCACACAAGCTGGGAATAATTTTTTTATTGGTGCACCTGATGGCGTTTCGGGTAATATACGTATTGGACATAAGTTTCATGATGGTGTGCTTACCGCCAACGAAGCTTTAGTTGCCAACTCTTCTGGTGGTATAGATAGATTATACGCCGCAGCTGGTGATATTTACTCTATTAATTCTTATTCTATTACTACTAATAGTCTTTCAACTGGAAGTCTTTCAGTAACTCAATTAAACAGTTCGAATATAAGCATTACAACCATGTTGGCCAACAGTTCTTCTGGCGAACCTGGATATGTTCTTACTTCTGCTGGCGTTAATGGAAATGTATACTGGAAGCAAATAACCGAAGGAAGTGCGACGTCTAATACTTATTACGTAACCAGTAATATGTATGATTTTAGAGCGTATAACATGGGGTTTATGAATATAGCACCAAATCAAAATGCCGAAACTCTTGGATTTAGAACTGAAATAACAATACCATATGGTTCTATTTGGCTTCTTGCTAAAAACACAACAGACCAGCCACCTGTTTCAATATCTTCTCCTGGTACTACTATAACACCGATGATGTGGATTTCAGTCGATAAAAGTGGAACTTATGATCCTGATACTAATCCAAACGGTAAAGATTATTGGTTTAACATAACACCACCACCGTCGGGAGCATAGAATGGCATTACCCACACGTGGTACGTTAGGACAAATAGTTGTTAACAATGGTTACAACTATCAATGGACTGGTGTAGGCTGGAACAATATTGGTATAGCCACTATTACTGTTGGTGCGACCACAATCAATTCTACATCTTTATCAACTGGTACCACTACAGTAAACTCTACTGGAGTATCAGCTGGTACAACATCATTAACAACTACTGGTATTACAGCTGGTACTACTACAGTAAACTCTACTGGAGTTGCTGCAGGTACTACTACCTTAACGAGTTCAGGAGTAACAGCTGGATGTACTTCTATTACATCTACTGGTATTACAGCTACATCCGTAGTTTCAAATTCTGTATCTGTTGGCGCGACCACAATTAATTCTACTGGAGTTGCAGTAGGTTGTACTTCTATTTCCACGGTTGGTGTTTCAATAGGTTGTACTTCAATCACAACAACTGGTATTGTAGCAACTTCGTTAACAACTGGTACTACTACTATCAATTCTACTGGAGTTGCAGTAGGTTGTACTTCTATTACATCTGTCGGTATATCTGCAGGAGATACAGTTTTAACAACTGGTGGTATGAGTTTTGGTACAGGTGCAAACAGTAGCGTAGTAAACTCTACTGTTGTTTCTGTTGGTACTACAGAAATACGTAACGATAGAATTACAGCTGGTAGTATCGTAATCGGTCAATCTAATAATATCGTTCTTGGTAATAGTACTGTTAACAGTGTTATTTCATCTACATTCATATCTGTTGGTGATGGTGTAATCAACTCTTCGTTCTTCACAGCAACGTCTAACAATGCGAATAACTTAGGTGGCGTTTCGTCTGATTACTACATAAACACTTATGGTAATTACGTAATAAGTGGAGTTCATACATATAATGCTAATGTCGCAATAAATAGTCGTATTATAATTGGAGGTAGTGCAGGTAACACGTGGGATTTACTTACATCTAATGGTGTATCTAATAGCGTGTTTTGGGCTAATATTGCAACAGTAATTACTTCAACAGGCGCTAGTTTGGACGGTGGGGATTTCTAATTAAATAAATAATAAAAAAAGGATTCCGTAATGGCACGCAATACAATTCAAGTTAGACGTTCGGCGACAAATAGCATCACTAGCCTTCTTAGTGGTGGTTCGCTTGCGGCTGGTGAATTAGCATATACCAGTAATGGTGTTTTACTTTACATCGGTGATGCGAATAGCGTAGGTACACCTATCCGTATCGGCGGACAGATGAATCCTGGTGTTCTTACTGCTAATCAAGCTCTTGTTGCTAACTCTACACTTGGTATCGATAAAATTATAGTTGCAAATCTTGCAATTAGTAGAATTACTGCAAACGGCGAATTTGGAACTCCTGGTTATGTGTTGGCTACATCTGGTACGCTTGGTAATGCTTACTGGACTTCGTCTTCTGGTTTCGGTGTAGATCCTTTCGCTTCTTATGTTTGGACAAACACACATACATTTAGTAACTCAGTTACTTTTGAACAAACAATCATAGGTACATCATATAACTCTGCTAGACTTGGTGGTCTTGAGGCTGGTCAGTATGTTAATTCTACATATCTAACTACCAATTTTCAATTAAGTGGTAGTGCGCTTTCTGATAATGTTGCTTCCCTTACAGCAAACAATGCTACTAATTTAGGTACGCAACCAGCTACTTACTTTGCTGCTAATTCTGCTCTGAGTAATTACACAAATACTGCTAGTTTACCTGGATTTATGTCTACGAGAGCAGCTAACAGCGCCAGTTATCTTGGTGGTGAAGCAGCTACTTACTTTGCTGCTAATTCAGCTCTTGGTAATTATACAAATACTGCTAGTTTACCTGCATATATAGCTACAATATCTGCTAATAATGCGAGTCATCTCGGCGGTCAGGTAGCGACTTACTTTGCTGCTAACTCTGCATTAGCAAACTATACAAATACTGCTAGTTTACCAGCATATATAGCTACACAAACAGCATATAGCGCCGACAGACTTAATGGTCAGTTACCAACGTATTATACAACTAACTCAGCATTGTCTGGGTATGTTGCAACAATGACTGCAGGTAATACTTCATTTGTCGGTGTAAGTCCAGCTTCTAGTATTGTTAATGCAACAACATTAACTGCAAATCTTAATAATTACGCTGCTCTTGCTGGTGCAAATTTTAGCGGTGTTGTTAATGCATACTCTTACAAAACTGGTACAGGATACGGTGGAGCTGGTGGCCCAACAACTACAGGCGCTATAGTTAATACAACTCATATCGCTATCGGTAACAGTAGTGTTAATGGTGCGATAACAGCTAACTCTACTAATGTATTTTTTACTGGTGTTGCATATAATGCTAACGTCGCTGCATATATCGGTACCGTAGCAGCTGCAGATGTTGCACCTCGTTCTGAAGTTGTAGCGTTAATTTATGATGCTTCTTATGGCGGTGCTACTCAATCATACGTTGATACAAAAGCTGCTCAAGCTTATACTAATGCGTTTAATTATGCGAGTATCAACCATAGCCTTGCTATAGCGAACTCTGTAACAGCATACACTAACGCTTTAGCTGTTACGCTTACAAGAAATGCAACGTATACTGGTAATAATATATTCAATGGCACTATAGCAACATTTAATGCTAATATTGTTGCTTCTAATGCATCTTTTTGGAATCTTAATGTTACTGGCAATTTAAATATTTCTGGTACACTAACTACTATCAATAGTACAGAACTTCAAATAAAAGACAACAGTATACTTCTATCTGATTCACAAGCTAATTCGTCAACTTATACAGACGCTGTTGATATTATTGTATATGGTCAATTTGGTAATACTTCGAATACTTGGTATTCTGGTTTATATCGTGATTCTTCTGCTAGTCTAGGTCGAACTAATCCTAACTTAGGTGTTTGGAAATTATTTTCTGCAAAAAGTGGTACTGGTGATAATTCTATATCTAATTCTACTGTAGCTGCGATGACAGCTACTGAAGGAGATGTCAATTATAAACTAGGTATATTAACAGCTTACCTTGAACCATATGGCGAAACTGGCAGATTTGTTGCTAATGCTACTTCTATTTCAATAACAGCTAACAGTACTGTTAATGTAAATATTTCTGCCAATTCATTAGTACTAAGTAGTCCGTTAGCAGCTGTAAGTGGTGGTACTGGCATTAACACTTATAGCGTTGGTGATATGCTTTATGCTGCCAGTTCATCAACATTTACTAAAATATCTGTTGGTACTCCTGGTCAAATACTACAAATATCAGATCAAAACCTTCCACGTTATGCAGATTTGGATGGTGGCTCGTTTTAAATGATGGAGATATATTATGAATGAAGAATTTATTAACACTTACATTGAAATGAACAACAAGAAAATTGAAGAACTAACTCGTTCTGAAATACTTCTTCAAACAAGGATAGTTATAGCCGAAAAGGCTGTTACTAAATTAAACGACGAGAAGAAAAGCTTTTCAGACGATTTTGAAAATTTCAAAGAAGTACAACTTAATGTTCAAAAAGAATACAGTGAGAAGAACAAAGAGTTGTTTAATGAAAATCAGGATTTAATTAATCAGAAAAAAATGTTATTGCAGGAAATTGAATCGTTGAAACAAGCAATCACTTTGGTTTCGGAGAATCAAAAAAAGAAGTAATACCTCGGTATATACCGATTATGAGGATGCCATATGGCTGATAATAAAATTTTAATTAAGCGCACGAACATCCCAGGTCGTGTCCCTAACACCACCAATTCATCTAATTCGATGTACATCGCAGCAGGTGAATTTGCGCTTAACATGGCGGACAAACAGCTATACACGTCAAATGGCTCCTCATTAATTACTATTGGATCTTCTCCTACAACATTAACGCTTGCTGATTCTTTACGTATTGGTTTAATTGAAACTAATTTACTGCTTATTAATTCAACAGCTGTATTTACTGGTAACGTTACTTCTAATACATTAGTAGGTACAGGTTCTATTTCAGTTCAAAATACTACTAGTAATTCAACAATAAGTCCAACAACGATTTATGTTGGTAACAATATAGCTAATATTTCATTGGACGTAACTGGTGGTGTGAAAACTATTCCAATTAGCTTTGCTAATATCAATTCTTCTGGTGTTGCAACAATACAAACTACTATCAATCACGGTATTACTCTTGTTACTCAGGCTAAACTATACGTAAATACTTCACAAATTTCTTTGAATACTGCGAACTACAGTTCTGATTATAACCCAGCTGGTTTTAATATAGTCGCTATACCATCAGCAAATAGCGTAAAGGTTAACATACCTACAGCTGAATTTAAATATAGATGGGGTGATAGAACAATCACCTACATCAATAGAAATTTACAGGGTGTAGTTACCATCCTCACAAAAGGCGCTCATGGTTATCAAAATGGTGATAAAGCATACACTACTAATGTTAAGTACGACCCAAATAAAGCACCATTTACATTTCTAGATAATGTATTATTACCTGTACCGAGTACGCTTACTGTAGTAGATGATTTTACTGTAAATTACACTCAATCTGATTATTCTAGTGTTTCTAGATCAATTCAAGGAGCTAAGTTTACTTTAGCTGCTGTTGAACCTGTAATAGTAGGTATTCCTGAAAGAGGGCAGTATTTTGATAAAAAAATAGTTATTATTAGAGTTACTAGTTCAGTAGTATCTAGTTTTAAAGTAGGCGATCCTATAACACTTTCTGGTCTTCCATATCAACCAAATAGGGGCGATCATGATAGAGTTGCTTCAGAAAGAGGAACTTATTTTAATAACGTAACTCAAATTTCTCCTTCTTATTTGAATAAAACTTGGTTCATTAAAGATATTGTTATTAATAATGATAATACTACCTCTATTTCTATTTTTATAGTAGAAGAAGATCGATTGAAAAAGTGGTATTTTACTGGTGGTTTAAACGAAATAACTATAGGCGCTGGCGCATACATCTTAGTAAATTACACAGATACAGGCGTATTGACCAATACTTCTCAGCTTTGTCCATATTTTGCTAATAGTTCTATTGGCGGTGAAATTTATGCAACAAACCCAACAGGTATTACTATCAAAAACGGATCAAAATTAATCTATGTTCTTGATAGCGCTGTATACGTTGGCAACAATACTATTGGTAATATTATTGACGTTTCTGGTTCAAGAGTTTTTAAACCTACAGATGTAGAATCTATTATACCACCAACTTATATTGTTCAAGCAAGCACTGCTTCTTTAAACGAAGGCGGTACTGTAATTTACAGTATCACTACTTCTAATTTTGGTACAGGAACATTATACTGGACGAACTCTGGAACTACAATCGGTGCCGACTTTACAGATGGAACTAACTCAGGTACGATAAGTATAGTTAATAATTTCGGTACGATTAGTAAAACGTTAGTAAATGATTTTACTGCCGAAGGATTAGAAACTATTATATTAGAACTTCGCACTAACTCTACTTCTGGACCTATAGTTGCAACATCAAGTACAGTATCAGTTATCGATACTTCTTCTCAAACATACGCTATTGCCGCAAGTTCTTCTTTCAGAGACGAAGGTCAAACTATTACATTTACTGTGACAACACAGGGCGTTCCAAACGGAACTACTTTGTATTATAAAAACGTTGGTACGACAATTGCAGCTGACTTTGATGATGGATTAAATTTTGGTAGCTTTAATATAAACGACAATAGTGGCACTGTCGTTAAAACAGTACGTAACGACTTTACTTCTGAAAATCAAGAAAATATTCGAATAGAAATTCATACTGTTTCTGTTGATGGACCTACAGTTGTTACTTCAAGTACGGTGCAAGTATTTGATACTTCTATTCCAACATACTCTATTGCTGCTGATGTTAACCCAGTCGCAGAAGGTAATAAGGTTACATTTACTGTAACAACTCAAGGCGTTCCTGATGGAACTACTCTGTTTTGGACGAACTCAGGAACCACTACTGCAGCTGACTTCTACGAAAATACAAATTCAGGAAACTTTACTGTTTCAAATAACAGAGGAACAGTATCTAGAATTCTATATTATGATTTACTCACAGAAGGATCCCAAAGTATTATATTCCAAGTTCGAACAGGTTCGACTTCTGGAACTATTGTCGCCTTCTCAGTACCAGTAACAGTAACCGATACTTCGATCGCAACTAGCCCATACTATGGAATAACACCAACAACTTATAGTACAAGCGAAGGAAACTCAGTTTCTTTTGACGTTTACGCCGAACAAACTCCAAACGGAACCACTCTTTATTGGACGAATGAAGGAACATCTACTGCGGCTGATTTTACAGACGATTTAAATTTTGGAACTGTTACTATTAATAGTAGCCATGGTACTGTGGTCAGAAATATCAGACAGGATAGTTTGACAGAAGGGTCAGAAACATTTATATTTGCGTTAAGAACTGGTTCTATTACTGGACCTATTGTTATTATGACAACTCCAATTACTATAGCCGCTAACGCTACTTAAGGATGATAAATGGCTAACAATTTTTCTTCTATACTATCTTCTGATCACTTAGCAATTGAAACGCTCAGTGAACTACTGGATGGTCAGGTAGATCAAACTGCTAATAGTTTATACGCTAATGCTAGTATAATCAGCATTGGTAATTCTTCTGTATACACTTATATTACACCTTATGATTTTACTACTTCGAAAGTTACAATAGGCACCGCTTCTGCAAACGTAGTTATAGATCCATTAAGTATTAATTTAAGTTATGCTGGACGTAATACTTCTATTACTCCATTCAATTCTACTTTTGCTGGTTTATTAACAGCTGAAAGTGGTATTTTTGTAACAGGACAAACATATCTTGGTCAAGAATTATATGCTAATGGTATTGCTGGAAATAGCGGCGATGTACTTGTAGCTTCTGGCGCTGGTCAATACTGGTCAAATTCAGTAAACAATGCAATAAATCTTGCTGGCGTTCCTTCTACTTCTTATGTTAATTCTACTGGTACCTATACTATCAGCGGCGTTCATACACATATTGCAAACCTAGTATTTGGTAACTCTACCGTTAATTCTACTATGTTTGCTAACTCTACCAATGTATTCTTTACTGGAATTTCATATACAGCAAACAACTCTATAAATCTTGGTGGTGAACCAAAATCTTATTACGCTGCGAATAGCTTATTAGATAACTATCTAACGCTTTCTGGAACAGCAGCTAACGTTGCTGAATTAACTGCTAACAATTCAAACTACCTTGGTGGTATTGCAGCAAACGAATATATGTTGCTGACTACTCTTCCAGGTTTACAAACTAAAGCTGCTTTGGCAGATGACGTTCATAAATTAACAGCTAATAGTTCTGATTATCTTGGTTCTTATGCTGCAGATCAATACGCATTCGCTAACGTTATACCTACACTTCAAACTAAATCTGCATTACCATATGATGTTTCTCAATTATTAGCAAATAGCGCTAACTATCTTGGTGGTTTATATCATACTTTATACCCTACTAAATTTAATAATTCTATCATTACTGGTGTTTATACATATAATGCAAATGTTCAGTTAAGAGCAGCTTTATGGGCTAACGGTAGTCCTGGAGCTCTTGGACAAGTACTGGCTGCAGATGCAAGCGGTAACGTGTTCTGGCAAACTACTAATGGTCAATCTATTTCTGTAAATAACTTTGTTGTTACTGGTAGAGTTGTAGCAAATTCTTTCGTTGGTGAAAAAGGATTAGTGTTAACGTCAAATGGTAATGGTGTTTATTGGTCTGATGTTAGCACTACAGGCGCAGGTACTTTCGATGGGGGTACACCTTTGTCTTCTTATATAAATAGTCCAAAACTAGACGCTGGCGGAGTGTATTAATGGCAATTCAAATTCAATTTCGCAGAGGAACAGCCGCCCAGTGGGCTTCTGCGAACACTACACTTACGCAAGGTGAACTTGGACTAGAAATAGACACAAGCTATTTTAAAATTGGTGATGGAAATACTGCTTGGACTAATTTAGGTTATGCTATATCACAGCTAGCAAATAATGCTACACATGCAAATAACTCTGCATATCTTGGTGGACTTATTGCTACTGGTTATCAAACCACTGCAGGACTAGCAGCTAACGTTGTTACTTTAGAAGCTAACTCTGCAACTTATCTTGGCGGTAACACAGCTGCTACGTTAAGAACATATACTGATGATAGAGCAGCTAATGCATACTCTAATTCTGTTTCGTATGTAGAAACACAAATTAGTGGGAAAATTGCAAATTCTATTACAGCTAACTCTGCTACTGCTTACACTAACGCTGTAAACATAGCTGCAGCTGATGCATCAGCAAAAGTTGGTGGTGTTATATCTTATGTTGGTGTTGTAATTGGTACAGCTAATACTGCTATGGTTGCAAACGCTGAAGCTGCTTATACTAACTCTACAATATTCGCTTCGAACGCTACTAATATTAATACTGGTACGTTATCTGAAACTCGTTTACCATACCGTATGAACCAAAATGTTCGTACAACAGATAACGTTACATTCAATGATATGGCGATTACTGGTAACTTGACTGTTACTGGAAATACTACAATCGTTGGCGCAAATAATCTAGTAGTTAAAGATTCTGTTATCAGTCTTCATACACAAGCTAACCTAGCTGCATGGACTTCGAATGATGGCAAGCTAGTTGGTGTTGCTTATCATTACTACGATACACAAGATCGTCAAGCTCTACTTGCGATGAATCCATCGAATACATTTCTTACATATTACAAAACATCAACTGACGCTGCTATAGCTGATCCTACTGGTACTGATCTTGGTACTATTCAAGCTGATACTTTCTATGCTGGTAACTCTACTGTTTACTCAACAGTTAATGCTACTGTATACAGCGGAACAGCGAATAACGCATCATACTTAAATGGTAATTCAGCTGCAACGTTAATATCTCTTAGTAGCACATCGTATACGAATGCTGTTTCATATACAGATACCAAGATCGGTCTAGTTAACACAGCTATCACAGCTAACTCTTCTGCTGCTTACTCTAATGCTGTACTTTATGTCGACAACAAATTATACGTCAACTCTGCTCAGTTGTCAAGCAATTTATCAAGCTATCAGACGACAGCAGGATTGAGCGCAAATGTTGCTACTCTTACATCTAACAGTGCATCGTTTATAGGAACATTACCAGCTGTCAATGTTGTTTCTAATTCACAGTTATCTTCGAATCTAGCTAACTACGTAACAACAACTAACCTTACAAACAACCTAGCTAACTATCAAACTACTGCTGGGTTAAGTTCAAATGTTGCTACTCTTACATCTAACAGTGCATCATTTGTTGGTGCTGTATCGGCTGCAAATGTCGTATCAAACGCCCAGCTTGTAGCAAACCTAGCTAACTACGCGACTACTACTGCAGCTACTGCATATGCAGCAACAGCCTACTCGAATGCTGTATCTTATGTTGATGCTAAACCATACGTAAATACATCTCAGCTTTCATCTAACCTAGCTAACTACCAAACTACTGCTGGTTTGTCAGCAAATGTTGCAACACTAACTTCTAACAGTACATCGTTTGTTGGCGCTGTATCAGCTGCTAACGTTGTATCGAACACTCAGTTATCATCTAATCTAGCTAACTACCAAACTACTGCTGGTTTGGCAGCTAATGTCGCTACTCTTACAGCTAATAATAGTAGTTTTATTGGCGCAATATCTGCTGTTAACGTTGTATCTAATTCTCAATTAAGTTCTAATCTTTCTGGGTATGCTTCATTAAGTGGTGCTACTTTTACTGGCGCTGTTCAAATTTCAAATAATTTAACAGTGTCTGGAAATATAACTTTTTCTGGTAATAGTGTTTCTGTTGGCGCAAATAGTTTAGTTATTCAAGACGCTGTTATCAGCCTTCATACTAATTCTAGTTTGGGTGCGTTATCTTCAAATGATGGTAAATTGATTGGTATAGAATATCATTACTATGATACTTCTGATAAACATGCATTACTAGCAATCAATCAATCAAACGCTTTTCTTTCATATTATAAAACTGCAACAGACGCAGCTATCGGAGATCCTACTGGTATATTACTTGGTACTATTCAGGCGGATACATTTTACGCTGGTAACTCTACTGTATACACCACAACAAACTCTACAATTTATACTGGTACATCTAACAATACTTTATACGTAGGAACAGTATCAGCAGCCAACGTTGTATCTAATGCACAGCTAGCAGCTAACCTAGCAAACTTTGCTTCTTCTGGTTCTCTTTCAGGATACCAAACAACAGCGGGATTAGCAGCTAACGTAGCAACCTTAACATCTAACAGCACTAATTTTGTTGGTACTGTATCTGCCGCTAACGTTGTATCAAATAGTCAACTTAGCTCTAATCTTGCGAATTATCAAACTACTGCTGGCTTGTCAGCAAACGTAGCTACGCTTGCATCTAATAATGCATTGTATCTTGGAGGCGTAGCAGCTGCTTCATATGTTAATACTACTGGCTCTTATAGTATTACTGGCGTTCATACATATAACGCTAATATAGTTATTAGCACATTAGCTGGTATTTCTACTAATGGAACATTTGGTACATCTGGGCAGGTATTGACAACAAACGGTTCTGTTGTTTACTGGGCACCTACAGGCGCTGGTAGCTTTACTAATGGTCAATCTATTTCTGTTAATAATTTTGTAATTTCTGGAGTTATCACAGCTAATTCTTCTAATGGTACTGCAGGTCAGGTATTAACATCAAACAGTACTGGTGTTTATTGGGATGCGCCAGCTGTATCTATAACTGCTGCTAATGCTACTTCACAATCATTTACTGGTGACAATACAACAGCAATATTTACGCTAACCAATTCAGTAGCAAATCAAAGGAACGTAATTGTTTCTATTAATGGTTTGCTGCAGGTTCCAGTAACTCATTATACTATTTCAGGAACAACATTAACATTCACTGATGCTCCTTATACTGGAGCTGTTATTGAAGCAAGAAGTATAGAAGGTGTTGCGCTTGTTAGTGGAGGTTCTGGTGGAACAATTTCTAGTGGTGATCTATTCATAGGTTCAATGCTCTTAGGCGGAATGTAAGAGGAAACAATGGCAACAACATATAAAGTATTAGGTAATGTTAATCCAGCTTCAACAACAGCGACAACATTATATACAGTACCAGCAGCAACAAGTACAATTGTATCAACAATAAACGTTTGTAATCAAGGAGCAACTGGTTCTTTCAGAATAGCTATTAGACCAGCTGGAGCTACATTAGCAGCAAGTCATTACATTGCATATGATACACCAATCCCAGCTACTGACTCAGTAGCATTAACAATGGGTATAACTCTAGCAACAACAGATGTTATAACTGTTTATGCTAGTTCAGCAACTATGTCATTTTTAGCATTTGGATCTGAGATTACGTAATGTCGATTAGAGTACTTTCACAAAGAAAACTCAGTAGTAATAGAATAAACACTACTAATGTTATTGCGCCTTACGCTGCAGAATACATAGTTGTAGCTGGTGGTGGAGGTGGTGGTGGAGCTGCTACGCCTGCTTGGTCTATAGGTAGTGGAGGCGGAGGCGCTGGTGGTTATCTTGCAAGCTCAGTTTTACTAGTATCTGGAACAACATATAATTTTGTAATTGGTGGAGGAGGAGCTGGTCAAACTTATGTTCGTGGATCAAATGGGAGCAATACTACTGGATTTGGTGTAACTTCAATTGGTGGCGGTGGTGGTGGTACACAACAAATTTTTGCTGGTGCTGCAGGAGGCTCTGGTGGCGGTGGTGCAGCGGATCAAAATAATGTCGTTGGTTCTGGTGGCGCAGGAACAGCTGGTCAAGGCAGTAACGGTTCTGCAGGAGCTACTAACGCAGTTTACCAACAAGCCGCTGCATCTGGTGGTGGTGGTGGTGGAGCTGGTGCAGCCGCAACTAATCAAAATGGTGGCAATGGATTAGCCACTACTATAAGCGGTACAACAGCTTCTTTCACAGGATCAATATCAGGAACATCATTGACTGTAAGTGCTGTTTCATACGGAACTATAAGAAGCGGCGCAGTTATAACAGGATCAAGTATACAATCTAATACAATTATAATGGGTCTTGTTGAAAATGGTGGCGTTGGAACTTACACTGTAAATGTTTCACAATTTACCTCATCAAATACTATCACAATATCACAACTTTATTATGCAGGTGGTGGCGGTGGTGGCAGTCGTGGTGGATATCCAGTTGGTACGGGTGGAGTAGGTGGAGCAGGAGACGGTAGATCTGGCGCAGCTGGTTACAGCGCTTTAGCCTACACAGGCGGTGGTGGAGGCGGATGTGGTGGAACGAATAATATAGCAGGTGGAAATGGAGGTTCTGGTGTAGTAATATTAGCAGTTCCAACAAGTTCATACACTGGAATAACTGGAGGTTCTCCAACAGCAAATAATACTGTCAGAGCTGGTTACACAATTTTAACATATACTGCATCTGGATCGTATACCGCATAACAATAAATAAACAGTAACTAATTGGAATTTTAAATGGCTGTTCAAAAGATACTTTCGCAACAAATAGCTAACACTGGTGGTACAGCAGGGCAGGTTCTTGTTGCCAACTCTACTGGTGTTACTTGGGGTGATGCTAATAACGCAACAAACCTCGGTGGTGTTGCGGCTGCTTCTTACGTTAACACAGCTGGCGCGTATACCAGAACAGGTGTTACTACATTTAATGCAAATGCAGTTATTGGGCCAACTGGCGAGTTAGTATTCGACGCTAATTCTGGTATCTATGCCAATGGATCACTTGGTACGGCTGGCCAGGTATTAACTTCTAATGCAACAACTATATATTGGGCTAACTCTTCTGGCGGTGGCGGTGGGTTTACCAATGGTCAGTCAATTTCAGTTAATAACTTTGTGGTGTCTGGTTCATTTACTGCTAACGGGTCAGTTGGTGCGTCTGGTCAAACATTATTATCAACTGGTACTGGTGTACAGTGGGGTACAAATTCGCCTGCGTATAATTATAGCACACAGCTTAACGGCGCTGCTCATTTTTTCACTTTTCCTTCTAATGCAGCATTTGGTTTCGGTACAGGTGATTTTACAATTGAATGTTGGATATATCCAATAATACTGAGTGCTGGAAGTCAACCTCTTATAGATTTTCGAAATGCTAACTCAGGTGCTTATCCAACCCTATTCATAAACGGTTCAACTGTTAGTTATTACGTAAACAGCGCCACTAGAATATCTGCAGGAAGTACAATATCAAATAACAATTGGTATCACTTAGCACTTGTAAGAATAAGCGGTTCGACTAAATTATACATCAATGGTGTACAATCGGGAAGTACTTACGCTGATACTACGAATTACCTTACATCTCCCATAACCATTGGTAATTTTAATGATGGTGTAGGTGGCTCATATACAAATGGATTAATTACAAATGCTCGTGTTGTAAAAGGAACTGGCGTTTATACAGGAGCATTTACAGTTCCAACAAGTCCATTATCAGCAATATCTGGAACATCGCTTTTAACTTGTAATTCTATTACTCCGAGTGATTCATCATCATATAATTTTGCACCAATTAATAATGGTCTTGCTGTTGGTACAGCTACTCAATCACCATTCACCTCCACCACAGTATCAATACCAACCAGTTCACTTACTGCAGTAAACCAACAATTCACTGGCGACGGATCAACAACTACATTCTCTGTTGCTGGTGGTTATACTCCAAATGCTATTGCTGTTTATTATAATGGTTTGAAACTTCGTAATGGTTCAGACGTTACTGTTACTAATGGTTCAACTGTTGTGTTTGCTATTGCGCCTCAAATTGGTGCAATGCTTGACGTGGTGGCATCTGTTCCAACAACTTATAGTTCGATTACTCCTGTTGGATACAGCGTATTGTTTAACGGAACAAATCAGTATTTTACTATACCAAACAATACTGCATTTACTATGGGAACTAGTGATTTTACAATTGAATATTGGGCTTATATTACATCAGGTAGTAGAGATTCTAGTGTATATGCTAAAGGAGCTACTAGTGCAATATATAGATTAACTACTGGGTTTAACACATCTAATCAAGTTACGGCTGGTATACCAAATGCTGCTGGTAATGGATGGACACAACTACTTGTCGGTTCTGCTGTTTCAGTTAATAAATGGGTTCATGTAGCTTTAGTAAGGTCAGCTGGAACAGCAACTCTTTATTTAAATGGCATTGCTGTAGCTTCTGGTGCTGCTAGTAACTCTTTATATGATGATGGAACTGCTCTTGCTATAGGTACTACTGGTTCTGTAACTCCTGCTTCCTATTTTGCTGGCTATATTTCAAATTTACGTGTCGTTAAAGGCGTTGCAGTTTATACAGGATCATTCTTACCAACTGGCCCATTAGCTGCTGTTCAATTAGCAACATCAACTCAATCGGCAATCACTGGCACACAAACATCACTACTTACTTGTAACGGACCAACGATTATTGATGGTTCAACTAATGCGTTCACAATAACTAATAATGGAACTGCAACTGTATCAACTGCTATTGTTCCCACATTTACTAATGTGACGGTTACTAATACTAGTAACACAGCTGGAGGTTTTTCTTGGCAGTCTGTTCAATCAACTAATTTTACTGCTGTTGCTGGTTATGCTTATCCAGTCAATACTACAGCTGGTTCAATTACAGTAACATTACCCGCAAGTCCATCCCCAGGTAACATTGTACAAATAACAGACTATGCTGGCACATTTGGAACATATCCAGTTACCGCTGTTAGAAATGGATCGCTTATAACTGGATTAACTATAAATGCCACTTTAGGATCATCTCGTGGAAGTTATTCTTTTGTTTATATAGATTCTACTCAAGGCTGGATAACTTATTCTGTTTCTGTAACAAATATATTTCAACCGTATGCGGCAACATATTTAATGGTCGCGGGCGGAGGTGGAGGTTCTGGTGGCTCAACAGGCGCATGGGAAGGCGGTGGTGGTGGTGCTGGTGGATTATTAACTGGAAGTACAAACCTATCGCCTGGAACAACTTACAGTTTTGTTGTTGGTGGTGGTGGACCAGGAGGTGCTGGCGGTTCGAGTGCTGGTACTTCTGGTTCAAACTCTACTGGATTTACATTATCAGCAATTGGTGGTGGAAATGGAAGAGGATCAGTAGGTGCTGGTGGAGCTGGCGGTTCTGGTGGCGGAACTTGGAATGGTGCGGGTGGCGCTGGAACAGTTGGTCAAGGTAATGCTGGAGCTTCAGGAAATGCAACTAATGCTGCTGGTGGTGGTGGTGGCGCTGGTGCTGTTGGTGGTCTATCAAATGGTGGTGTTGGTGCAGCATCATCAATTACTGGTTCAGCAGTAACATATGCTGGCGGTGGCGGTGGTAGTCAAGGCGGCGTTGGAGGAGCTGGTGGTGGTGGCAACGCCTTCAACCCTGGCACAGCTAATCTTGGTGGTGGTGGAGGAGGAGGTAGCTCTAGTATGGGCGCAGGTGGCACTGGTGGTTCTGGCGTTGTGATTATTTCTATACCGACAGCAAACTATACAGCAGCTACAACTGGTTCACCAATAGTAACAACAAATGGTTCAAACACCATCATTAAATTCACAGCATCTGGTTCTTATACGGCTTAAAGGTAAACAATGACACAGATTCAACAATTAGGTTTTCTTGCTAATAATTTGACTGTAAATACAGCGGCCAATACAGCTACGATCACGAATGCATTGGTTGTTGGTAATAGTTCTGTTAATGTTGTTATTAATTCTTCTTCTGTTTATGTCAGTGGTGCTGCTCTTGGTGGTTCAACTAATGTCGCCGCTCAATATGCATGGACTAATACACATACATTTGGCGCCAATTTAACCATATCAAATACTTCTGAATTGATTTTAAGTACCAATGCTGGTATCTATGCTAATGGCTCGTTGGGCACAGCTGGTCAGTTATTAACATCCAATGGCACAACTGTTTATTGGTCTACTGTTGCTGGTGGTGGGTTTACCAATGGTCAGTCTATTATGGTGTCTAATGTTGCTTTTTCAAATACATCAAACACAGCATCAGCTTATACATTCTATAACACATCAACAGCAAGTCTTGATACGGTATTTGTTTAATGGCATTAACTTCTAGATTAACATCAGCTGGCGACTTTTTAGTTACAAACCAGTTTGACGAATATACATTACCAAGTAGTTCATATGCTACAGTATTCAGTGGTAGCCAATATCTTTCAACGCCAAACAGTAATGCTTTTGCTTTAACTGGCAATTTTACTATTGAATGTTGGGCATATTTTAATAATTTTAGTGATTACAGAACAGTTATAGGTATGTATGCATATGGTGCCTATTCAGGAGAATGGATTTTTCAACATATAACAGGTACTAGTAAGATGGGGTTTTACCTAACTACAATAGGTAGTATAACATCAGGTCCAACAACCCTTAGTACAAATACCTGGTATCATATTGCTATGGTAAGATCAGGCACTACAATTACAGCATATATTAATGGTGTTTCTCAAGGAACATTAACATCTTCTGCTACAATAGGATATAATAACGGACCTCTTTATATTGGAGCGCCTCAAAATATTGGTTCTGCTAGAATGAACGGATTTATATCTAATGTTCGTATAGTTAATGGTACAGCATTATATACTTCAGCTTTTACGCCTCCAATATCACCGTTAACTGCCATCACAAACACTTCATTTCTTACCTGTCAAAATCCAACAATCATTGATAATTCAACTAATGCATTAACTATAACAAACAATGGTACAGCAACAACAACCAATGTTCCATCTACATTCTATAGTGGTTTGTTTAACGGTAGTTCTCAATACTTAACTGGGGGTGGAGGCAGCACATCTCTTTATCTTGATGGCGCTTTTACTATAGAATTTTGGATAAATGGAAGCGGTGGTGGTTTTTATAGATATATGTTTTCAAAGTTAGCTGCATATACAGCAACGAACAATGTAAGTTTAGCTTTTAGAAACGGAAATGGTACTGCTTTCGCAATCTTTAGAGGCGGGGCTGGTGGAAGTGCGGTAGTATTTTCTGGAGGAACCGTAACAGATGGTGTTTGGTATCATATTGCTATTGTTCGTAATTCAGCCAGTAGTTTGTATAAAGTTTTCATTAATGGTGTAGGATATAATTGGGCGATAAATGATAATGGCGTGTTTGATTACAGCACTTTTACTATAATGGGCAATCCAAACGATGGCGGTTCTTCTCTTGCTCAAACAGCAACTGGTGGATATCTATCCAATCTTAGAGTTGTTAAAGGAACTGCATTATACACCACTAACTTTACTCCACCAACAAGACAACTAACAGCTGTGGCTGGTACATCATTATTAACGTTACAATCGCCGACTATAATTGATAAATCTAATACACCATTAACTATAACTAATAATGGAACTGCAGTTGTAAAAAATCCAATATCATGGAATACAGTAAAAAGAGAATTTTCTGATGGAACATTCCAAACATTTAACGATATTGATGAGTATACATTACCAAATAGTGTATATGCCACACAATTTAATGGTAGCTCTCAGTACTTGAGTTTAGCATCTAATGCAGCATTTCAACCAGGTTCAGGCAGTTTTAGTATTGAAGCTTGGATATATCCATTAAATACGTCTCAAGGGTGTATAGCTTTTTTTGGCGGAACAACCTCTTATTGGGGCATACGTTTTGAAAGAAACTCTGGCGGCGGATTACAAGTTCTATTAACAACAGATGCTGCTTCTTGGCAAATTAATTATACTGCAGGAAGCGTAACAAATAATGTTTGGAGTCATGTAGCTCTAGTAAAAAATGGAACCTCTGTTTTAATATTTCTTAATGGTGTGCAAGTAGGTACAACTCAAACAATATCTGGTTCGGTTTACACAGGTGGAACTTTGAATCAAATTGGTGTTTGTTATAATGTTAATTATTTTAATGGTTATATTTCTAATTTTAGATTTGTTAAAGGTACAGCATTATACACAGCAGCATTTACTCCATCAATAGCGCCATTAACTGCTATTACAAATACATCTTTATTAACTTGTCAAAATCCAACGATCATTGATAACTCAACAAATGCATTTACTATAACCAATAATGGTTCAGCAACAACCTCTAAAGTAACAACAGGTGCTAGTTTTATACAAACAAAAAGTAGATTGTTTAGTGATGGAGTTTTGCAGGTTGCTAATAGTTTTGATGAATACTCAATATCAGTATTGAACGTTGATTACCTTGTTGCAGCTGGTGGCGGTGGTGGTGCTGGTTATGGGTTGAATGTTGGTGGTGCTGGTGGTGGTGCTGGTGGCTTACTAACAGGTTCCTCTGTACTAGCAAGATCAGTATTATATACTGTTGTTATTGGTAGCGGTGGTGCTACTGGCGGAAATAATGCTAGTGGTGGAAATGGTTCGGATAGTTCGTTTACTGGAACTGGTATATCTGTCACATCGAAGGGTGGTGGTAAGGGTGGATTCTGGAATAACGAAGCTGGTAACGGTGGTTCTGGTGGTGGTTCAACTGGCGGTGCAGGTACAGTTGCTGGTAAAGGTGTTTATCCTGGATCAACTTATCTTGATGCACCAAGACAAGGTTATGATGGTGCACTTGGTAGCGGCAACTTAGGTTATACAGCTAGTACTGGTGGTGGTGGCGGTGGTGCTGGAGGTGCAGGATCAGGATCAACAGGCGGTACAGGTGTTGCTAGTTCTATTACAGGAACCAGTGTCACATATTGCGCTGGTGGTTCTGGTGGATCGTATAGTTCAGCATCTCCTGGATCAGCCGCTCTTGGTTGTGGTGGTAGAGGTGCTTACAGTAATTTCAGTGAATTGGGTGGTTCTGGTGTTGTTATTATTCGTTTCCCAGAAGCATTCCCACCAACATCTACAACTGGCTCACCAACTGTTACTAATACTGGTGGATATAAGATTTACCAGTGGACTTCATCTGGCTCTATTACTTTCTAATAAATAAGTAAAATAACAGGTAACAATCGATGGCAAAACTCAATTCAGGCACAAGAATATACGGTACAGCTAACGTCGATACCAGCATTGGCATCGGTGGTAACTTAGTTGTCAATAATACTACGTTAACAATTACTGGTAATACTACGACTGCTCCAACTGCTATTTTTCAAGGCGCTAACGTAATTATTGGTAACTCTTCTATTACTGGAGCTCCACAAGCAATATTTGCTAACTCTCTTGGTAATACCGTAATAAGCACTACATCCTTTGTATTATCTAACTCTACAGCAGTACCATTTACTGCTAATCTTTCTGGACTGTATCACACAGGTGTTATTAATGCTGCATCCCATACAACAGGCGCACCTTTAACAGGTACAGGCGGTATTACTGCTAACGTAACAACTATAGTTGTTGGTAATAATACAATTAACACTACAATTACCTCTGCTGGTTTAACAGTTAATGGTACAGCTGTTATTGCAAACTCTATTGGTGTTTATAGCACAGGTACGATCAACGCTGCTTCACATACTGTTGGTACTAGCTTTATTGCAAACAGCACTCAGTTAACAACAACATATCCAACAGTTCATACTGCAAACGTTACTGTTAATGGCGCTATTATTGCAAACGCTACATCAGGCACTGCTGGTCAAGTACTGACATCAGCTGGTACTGGTAACGTATACTGGTCAACTGCATCTGGCGGTGGCGGTGGGTTTACCAATGGTCAGTCAATTTCAGTCGCTAACCTTGCAGTTACTGGTTCGCTGACTGCTGGCGCATCAGTTGGTACATCTGGACAAGCATTAGTATCAACTGGTACTGGTGTACAATGGGGTGCATTGTCACCTGGATATAATTATAGTTCGCAGTTCGGTGGTGGTAATCAATATCTTGGTATTACTGCTTCAAACGCAGCATTTGGTTTTGGTACTGGTGAATTTACAATAGAAGGTTGGTTTTATCCAACTCTTAATCCTGCAAATGGTGTTGGCACTATTTTTGAATTTAGGGTGACGAATAACGCATCTGCTCTTACAATGCGAATCAACACTTCGCTTCAATTAGTGTTTTATGATGGTGGCGCGAACGTAGAAACTGCATTTACAACTAGAACAGTTTCTTTAAATGCATGGCAGCATGTAGCATTTGTTAGAATTGGTAATACAGTATATGGATATATCAATGGATTATTAGCAGGAAGTGTTGCAGTAACTTCTAACCTTGGTAGTTCTCAACCTTTTTATATAGGCACAAATCAAACTGCTGGTTATAATTATTACGGATTAATTTCTAATGTTCGTGTTATTAAAGGAACTGGAATTTATACAGGTGCATTTACGCCGCCAACTTCACCACTTTCAGCTATATCAGGCACATCAGTATTAACTTGTAATGCTATAACACCAACATCTGATTCATCAACGAACGCATTTCAATTTACGAATGGTAATGGCGTCACCACAACAGCCACTCTATCCCCATTCACATCCACAACAGTATCAATACCAACAGCATCACTAACCGCTGTCAGACAACAGTTCACTGGTGATGGGTCAACTACAACATTTGCTGTTGCTGGTGGATATACACCTAATGCCATTTCTGTATTTGTTAACGGTGTATTACTTCGCAATGGTACTGAAGTAACAGTAACGAACGGTTCAACTGTTGTGTTTGCTATTGCTCCTTTGAGTGGAGCATTGATTGATGTTATTGGAACTGTTCCAACAACTTATAGTTCGATTACACCTGTTGGATATAGTGTTGGGTTTAATGGAAGTAGTCAGTATTTAAGTGCTACTAATAATCCAGCATACGTTTTTGGAACTGGTAATTTTACTGTTGAACTATGGTTATATCCAACATCTGTTACAGCTTCAACTACAACTAAAGTTATAATGTCTACCTATCAAGATGCGTCTAATGGTTGGACTATCGGATTAAACAACACAAACAATTCTCTCTATGTATCAGTTGCTGGTGACAGTGCAACGATTACTGATGGTTCTGGCACAATTGCAATAAATCAATGGTATCACATTGCTTTGGTTCGTAACGGTACAACATTAACTTTATATAAAAATGGCGTAAGCATTGGAACACCATTAACTAATTCAACAAATATATCATCAACTTCAATACTTTCAATTGGTGCGTCAACTGGAGGAACTTTATTTTTTCCTGGGTATATTTCCAATGCTCGTATTACAAAAGGTGTAGCAGTTTACACCAACAACTTTACAGTCCCTCCTTCTCCATTAGCAGCAGTACAATCAGCTTCTGGTGCTTATATCCAAGCAATTACTGGCACACAAACATCACTACTCACTTGCAACGGACCAACTATTATTGATGGTTCAACCAACGCATTTACGATAACTAATAATGGTTCTGCACCAGTATCAACTTCTATTGTGCCTACGTTTACTAATGTTACGATTACAAATCCTATTACCTCCTTTTTGGCATCTTATCTTGTTGTTGCTGGTGGTGGTTCTGGTGGTGCAACCAGTTCTGGTACTAGTTCTGGTGGTGGTGGGGGTGGTGCAGGAGGGGCGCTTACAGGCTTAACAACATTTACTGTTGGATTAACATACTATATCACTGTTGGTGCTGGTGGTGCTTCCACAAATCTTCTCGGCAACAACGGTGCAAATTCTCAAGTAGTAAACTTTTCAACTTTTTCAATAGTAGCAATTGGTGGTGGTGGTGGCGGAGGATCAACCAATGCTGCTACTGTAAATGGTCAAAGTGGTGGATCTGGTGGTGGCGGCGGAAATAACAGCGGAGCAAATGCGCCTGGTGGTTCAGGTACATCTGGTCAGGGATATGCAGGAGGAACGCTTAGTGGCTATGCTGCTCCAAACTATCCAGGTGCTGGTGGCGGGGGAGCAGGTGCAGTTGGTACATCAGTTACTAGTGCTACAGTAGGTGGTAATGGTGGTGCTGGAATATCATCATCTATCACTGGAACATCAATAACATATGCAGGTGGCGGAGGTGGTTCAACATATAATGGAGGAACTCCTGGCACGGGTGGCTCTGGTGGTGGAGGTGCTGGCGCAACTGGCGCTACTGCAGGAACTGCAGGAACAGTTAATACAGGTGGAGGTGGAGGAGGAGCTGCACAAGGATCCTATTCTGGTGCTGGTGGTTCAGGTGTTGTTATACTCTCAATACCAACAGCAAACTATACTGGAACAACAACTGGATCACCAACTATAACGACAAACGGAATATACACCGTATTGAAATTCACAGCATCTGGCACATATACAGCTTAAGGGTAAATTATGGCATACAATCAACAATTATCAGTATTAAGTCAGGTTGCTCCAGCTACCACAGGAACAGCTGGTCAGGTGTTAGTTTCAGCGGGTAGTAGCGCAAGTTCATATTGGGCAAGTGCAATACCAGTGAGTGCATATAGTGCTCAGTTTATTGCAAGCACAACAGGGTTAAGTGTCGCTTCAAATGCAGCTTTTGGGTTTGGTACTGGTAATTTTACTGTTGAATTCTGGATGCATATAACTGCAAACCCTGGCACTACTGCAAGTATAATGCACGGTACTGCTTCGAGTGCGTTCATTATAAATTTCAGTTCAGCTGGAAGAATAATTGTAAGATCGTATGGAATAATTGATTTATTAACTGCTTCTACTTCAGTCAACTTAAATGCTTGGAATCACATAGCTGTTACACGAAGCGGAACAACTTTAACTATATGGTTAAATGGAGTAAGCGCAGGAACAGTAACAGATTCTACTTCATTTGCAACTACTGGGCTTTATATTGGAAGAGAAGATTCTGGAGTAAGCTCATATTATTATAATGGATATATATCAAATTTTCGCATCGTAAAAGGTGTTGCAGTATACACAGGCGCATTCACGCCACCAACAAGCCCACTAGGAACAGCACAAGCTGCTGGAACTAATATAGCAGCCGTAACACCTTCGCAAGTTAGTTTATTAACTTGTAACGGACCTGGATTTAAAGACTCGTCATCAAATGCATTCGCTATAACTAATATTGGTAATGTCATAGCATCCCAATTTGCTCCATTCTCATCATTCTCTGCAATAGCAAGATCAGCAACACAAACACAAACAATACTAACATCTGGTTCTGGAACATATTATACACCATCAGGTGTTGCTTGGTTGCGTATTCGTATGGTTGGTGGTGGAGGTGGTGGCGCAGGTGGTGGTGGTTCTGGTACTGATGGTAGTGTTGGCGCTAATACAACCTTTGGTTCATCGTTTTTAGTTGCTGGTGGAGGCAGTAATGGTATAAAATCCAATGGCCCTGGTGGTGCTGGCGGTACATCTTCTATTGGTTCAGGAGCAACTGGTGCATCTATATCTGGCGGTTCAGGCGAAGGTGGTGGATATGGCGTTTACGCAAAAGGTGGGGATGGTGGTTCTTCAGCTTTTGGTGGAAGTGGTCTTGGTGGTCGGCATGGTGCGTCTATTAATAGCGGTGCTGCTGGAGCAACAAATAGCGGCGCTGGTGGTGGTGGTGGTAATATCAATAATGCTTCGAATGATAGTGCTGGCTCTGGTGGCGGCGCTGGCGGATATGTTGAAGCATATGTATCAAATCCTGCAGCATCTTATGCATATACTGTAGGAGCAGCTGGTGCTGGTGGTGCTGGTGCTGGACAGGGTGCTGCTGGTGGCGGTGGTGGTTCTGGCATCATTATTGTTGAAGAGAATTATGCTGTAAACGCATCAAGTACTGGCGTTTATCCTGCAACTTATTTAATTGTTGCTGGTGGCGCTGGTGGTTATGGTAACTGGGGCGGTGGAGGAGGCGCAGGCGGAGTAATCACTGGTGACACTACATTTGTTGCAGGAACAACATATACTATGACAGTTGGTGCTGGCGGTGCAGCAGCTACTGATGGCGTGAATTCATATATTAATAATCTTGGTGTTCAAGCATATGGTGGTGGAACAGGACGAGGTGCTTTAGGTGGTAATGGTTCAAATGGTGGTTCTGGCGGTGGAGCTGGTGGGAACCAATCCGGTGCTACTACAAACGGTGGTTCCGGAATATCAGGACAAGGGTCGAATGGTGGAGGTGCTATTGCTAACGTAAATCCAGGTGCTGGTGGAGGCGGTGGTGCAGCATATCCTGGAGTTCAATCAACTGGTACGGTTGCAGGAAATGGTGGTTCTGGTATATTAAATACAATTACAGGCTCATCTGTAACTTATGCTGGTGGAGGTGGAGGTGGCAACGGCGCTGGTCAAACAGCTGGAACAGGCGGCGCAGGTGGTGGAGGAAATGGTGCCACAGCAACAGGAGGTTCTGTAGTCAACGGAACAGCTGGCACCGCTAACTTAGGTGGTGGTGGTGGTGGTGGTTCAACTAATGGCGGGTTAGGTGGCGCTGGTGGTTCTGGCGTTATCATCATATCAATTCCTTCTGCTAACTATACAGGTATAACATCAGGTTCACCAACAGTAACAACTAACGGCAATTACAAAGTATTAACATTCACAGCATCAGGCTCTTATACAGCCTAATAACTAAGGAGAACTAAACAATGGGGCATTTTGCAAAAGTAGTAGACGGAAAAGTATCACAGGTAATTGTTGCGGAGCCAGACTTCTTCGACACATTTGTTGATTCATCACCTGGTCAGTGGATTCAAACTTCATATAATACAAGAGGTAATGTTCACTATGCACCAAACTCAAATGAGCCAGATGGTGAACCAGCACTAAGAGGCAACTATGCTGGTATTGGATACACATACGATGCAGTCAATGATGTGTTTTACCCAGAAAAACCATACAACAGTTGGACGCTTTCAGAAACAACATGGTCTTGGGAAGCACCTGTTGCTTATCCAGACGATGGTAAGTATTATACTTGGAACGAAGAAACTACAGCTTGGGTAGAAGTAACAGTTCCCGAAGCATAAATATAATAAAAACAATAAACAGGGGATAGTGAACCATGGCAGATAAAGATTTCGTAGTTAAGAACGGTCTAGTAGTTAACACAAACTTTTCTACCAATGGTTCACAAATTACTCTCAGTACGATTAACTCTACATCAAACGGTTTTCTTGCGACTTCAACAACTGTAACTGTTGGTAATTCTACAGTCAACAGCACAATTAATGCTAGTTCATTTACAGGCAAATCAGCTGACTCTGATAAACTTGGTGGTGTTTTAGCTAGTGGATATCTTACTACATCAGGAGTTGCAGCCGATTCTACTAGACTTGGTGGTGTTATATCATCAGCTTACGTCAACAGCACAGGTACTTACACTATTTCTGGCGTTCATACTCATAGCGCTAATATCGTAATTACAAATCCAGCTGGTATTTCTGCCAACAATTCATATGGCACCGCAGGTCAGTTTCTTACAACAAACGGAACAAGTACTTACTGGTCTTCTCAAAGATTATCAGCCAACAGTAATGGTGGTACTGGTGCTATTCAGTTAAATGATGCTGGTAATCTTGGATCTAATTCTAGTTTTCTTTATAACCAAACTACCAACACCATATCGATCGGTAATACTTCTGTAAGCGCCACTATCAATTCTACTGTATATTCTGGTACATCTAACAACACTCTTTATCTTGGTGGAGTTACAGCTTCATCTTATACTAATTCTATTAATTTAACTGATAACCTTGCAAGATATACCACATCAAGTGCTTTGACAACAATATTAAGTGGTTATTTAACAACTACTGGAACAGCAGCAGATTCATCTAAACTTGGTAATGTTCTTGCAGCAAATTACGTTGCTAATAGCGGTAACTATACTATTGGTGGTGTATTAACTTTCATTAATTCATCTATTCATACTGGTAACGTAACAATCTCTAATAGTGTTACTGCAAATGGTTCAGAAGGATCTGCAGGTCAGGTATTAACTTCTGGTGGTGCTAACAAAAACGTTTATTGGTCAGCTGCAATAAATGTTGCTTCTCAGTACGCTTGGACTAACACTCATTCATTTTCAAACGTTGTTACGTTTAATGGTAATGCTGTATTTGCAAATGCTATCTCTGCTAATGGTGGATATGGTACGCTAGGACAGCAATTAATTTCTGGTGGTACTGGAGCTAACGCTTATTGGGGATTTGCTCCTGGCGCTAACACAGCTGGTGGTGGTGGAGCTGTTCAATTTTGGAATGGTGCAACGTTTGGTTCTGCATCAGGTCTAACATTTGCTTTGACAGGTAATAATTTATCTGTTGCTAATAGCATTAGTATTGGTGGCGTATCTATTAACTCTACTTCTTATGGTGGTAAATCTGCTGACTCTGATAAACTGGGTGGTACATTAGCAGCTTCTTATGCGTTGAAAGCTGACGTTCATTTTATTGGTACTACTTCTGTGGCACTCAATAGAGCTAGTGCTTCATTAAATTTAGCTGGTGTTAACATCGATGGTACAGCTGCTACTATAACTGGAGTGTATGCTGGTACATTAACATCTTCTCAAATTACAACAGCTTTAACTTATACACCATATAATGCTACCAATCCAGCTGGTTATACTACCAATTTAGGAACTGTAACTGGTGTTACTGCATCTGTACCTCTTTCATCAACAGGTGGAGCCACACCACAAATATCTATAACTCAAGCTGGTATCGCAACTAGTGGATTTTTATCTTCTACAGATTGGAATACTTTTAATAATAAACAAGCTGCATTACCAGCCGCTACTAGTTCTGTTTCTGGTTATCTTTCATCAACTGATTGGTCTACATTCAATAGTAAAGCTCCTACGACTACAGCTTCTGCTTCAGTTACAGGTTTACTTTCATCAACTGATTGGTCTACATTCAATAGTAAAGCTCCTTTAGCATCACCAACTTTTACTGGTACTGTAACTACTTCAAATGTAAAATTTAATAGTGCGTATTCAGCTAATGTTATATCTAGTAGTACTTCTATTAATTGTGGTTTAGGAAATTATTTCACTGTTACTGGAGGCTCAGGAACATTTACATTCTCATTTAGTTCGGTTCCTTCTAGTGGTAATTTATATACTATGGCAATTAAAATGGTTAACAGTGGTGTAGCTCCTACAATTGTATGGCCGAACACTGTAAGATGGCCATCCGCATCTGCACCTGCAACTTCTTCTAATACTGATATTTGGGTATTTTTAACTGATGATGGTGGTTCAAATTGGCGTGGTAATTTAGCTATGAAGGATAGTAGATAATGGCATTATTAGATTTATTATTGATGGGTGGTGGTGGTGTTTCCGTTACTTACCCAGCAACAGTAACCAATGGTACTCCTTTTACATGGAGAATTGTAAATGGTAAACCTAATGAAGGATGGTGGGGGACCACATCTGGAGCTTTCGTAACAACTTTCGGTTCTCAAGCAGCTCCATTTGCATATCTTGATAGTTCTGGAAATGCTACTTACACCAATGGTGATTTTTCTCCGAATTTTGGAACTATAACATTAACAATTAATTTTCAATCTGGTTCAGTTATTACTAAAACTGTCACAATTTCGAAAGGGGCGACACCAACTGTTACTATGCCAACAGAACAAGACGTTGGAACCCCTTTCGATTGGACAATATCTAATGGTAAACCAGATATGTCTTATATTGTAAGATCAACTAACACTTATGCTGGTACTGAAGGAAATTGGGGAACTCAATTAATTCCATCTACAGGTATTTCAAATATACAAATACTTGACGCTTATGGAAACGCTACAAATAGAATATATAGAACTCCTTCAACGGTTATAAATCCGTTTGGTTATGGGTGGGATTATGGTACACCAAATGTAGGTAGAACTATAACATTAACATTTACTTTTTCTAACGGCACTTCAGTTACAAAAAATATATATGTTTCAGAACCAAGAGTAGCTTTCACATCAAATATATTTTCAGTTGCAGCCGCTACTTATTCTAAAGATTATTATTGGATAATTGCTGGATGTGGTTCTGGTAAATTATTAGTGTCTACAGATAGAGGTACAAAATTTTATCAAAAAATATTTGCTTATAGAGTTAATGGTGTTTTAACACAAAGAACCGATGTAAATATTTTAAATATTAGATATTTTCCAAAATGGGGAACGAACGCAACTGGAATTTGGGTCGCTGCTACTTCTATCGGGTGTTTTTATGGATATACTACATTATGGTCCAATTCTAATGGGACAGGATTTAATGCTGATACATTTTCATGGATGGAATGGATTCCTTTAACTGATTTGAATAATATATTGACTAATTATTGTGCAGATGCAATTTACTGGGATCAGGCTGGTGCAATTTATGCAATAAATGGTGGAATTTGTGCGAGATATGGTTTTTTTGGAGCTGAAATAGGCGTATCAAGAGCAGCTGCTTTTTCTAAAAGCACAATAACTTATTATAATAGCACAACTTCTACTGAAACAGTAACAAATAATTATATACCTGCAGGTAATTTTACAACAATTTACGCTCCACCTAATCCATCATCTGTTGCTAGAAGTGCACTTTTGATTGGTGCTAGTGATGGAGAAGTTTATCATTTAGTAGCGGATCCTTATTTAGGGTCTAATTATCCTTCGTATACAAATAAACCAACTACTAGTGGTTTAGAATTTAGAGGTTATGGAAAAGTTAATGCTTATGACGCACATGCGCAAGTAACTGGCCCTCGATTTATTAAGAAAATAACATCTACTTATACTGGTACTGGTTCAAGCAGCTTAGACTATAGTTATATGGCTTTGACGCAATACAATATAGCAATACCATTTATTTTTTCGTCTACTATTACAAATCATTCTATTCCTAGAACTTGGCAGGATGATCCTTCTACTTTTTATAAATATTATTGGCAAGCTGGATTAACTAATGTGCCAACTGTTGGTGTAGCAGGAACAGGTGCTTTCATCGTACAAAAAACATCAGATAGCACTCAAATAGAAACAGCAAGTGGATTTAAATTCACACCACTTATAGGTGGGGATGGATCTGGAAGAATATATAAATTTGGTACAATACCATTTTATAGTGCTACAAATGGCATTTCATCCTCCAAAGATGCAGCACTAGCAAATTATGGAATTTTGGCTTGTTGTTCTGTTCCAATAACTGTTTCTGGATATACTGATGCATTTGCTAATATATATGTTGGGTCTATGGGTACAATTCAAAAAGAAATTGTATATAATAATAACAGTCAACTGAGTAATGCAATAATAAATAATGGTGGAACAATAAAAAACGTTTACACTCAAGTATAATTAGGATTTGAAATGTCAGAAACAATGAAAAATCTTTTTGCAATCGTTGTAAAAAACGAAATAGTAGAATATCCTGTAAATCCTATGTTCAAATTACCTAATGTATCTTTTGATACAAACTGGGAAGGTGGAATTATTCAAGATTTAAATTTTGTTAAGATTAACAGAGTTGATAAGCCATCTTGTAATTTAGGTTGGGATGCTTTTGAACAACTACCAACATATATCTCAACTACTAGATCATGGAGCCAAAATTGGAAAATCGAATACATTGGTAAATATGCTTTAAAATCTTGGATTTCAAATATTAGATATTTAAAAGAAACAAATGGTGTGTTGATTGATAATGTTGCATATAGTACAGATCGTAATTCTCAAAATAAATATTCTACTTTAGCATTAAACAATACGAAAACATATTGGAAAATAAATGCTACGGATTTCGTTTATACAGATATGAAAATAATTGACGAAAAAGTTAGAAATTATGTCCATGAATGTTTCGAAATTGAACGTAAATTTTTTGAAATAATTGATAGCGAAGATATGGATCTTATAGAAAATACAGATTTTGAATCTGGATGGCCAGATAATAATATCGGTTAGGAATAAAAATGGCAGTTCCAGCATCAAGAGAAAATTTCAAAGAGTACTGCCTACGTAAGCTAGGTAAACCTGTCATTGAAATCAACGTAGACGACGATCAGGTCGACGATCGTATCGATGAAGCTTTGCTCTATTACGCTGATTATCATTTCGATGGAACTGAAAAACAGTATTACAAATATCAGGTAAATCAAACTGATATAGACAACAAGTATATTACTCTACCAGAAAATATCATTGGCGCTGTAAATATTTTCCCAGTAGGGCAGGGATTAAATACTAATAACCTTTTCAACATCCGTTATCAAATCGCATTAAACGATCTTTATACTCTTACATCGGTATCGATGGTGCCATACTACATGGCTCTTACCCATGTTCAATTTCTTGAACAGATGCTTGTTGGTCAGCAGCAGTTAAGATACAATCGTCATACGAACAAATTTCATGTCGATATGGATTGGAATATTATTAACGTTGGCGAACATCTAATTATCGAAGCATATCAAGTTGTTGATCCTAATACGTACACTAACGTATGGGGCGATCGTTGGTTAGCTCGTTATACTACTGCTATAATTAAACAGCAGTGGGGAACAAACATGAAGAAATTTCAAGGTATGCAGTTACCAGGCGGATTAACATTTAACGGTCAGCAAATTTATAATGAAGCTACTGAAGAACGTAAAGAGTTAGAAAATGAAATGATCACAAGTTATAGCCTACCAGTTACAGATATGATAGGATAAGCTATGTTATCATTTAATTTATTTAATCGTTTAGACGAAGATATAAAAAAAGCATTAGGGTTTGCACGTAGAGCTCATGCTGGACAAACAAGATCAGACAACACACCTTATATTCGTCATCCTGAAAGAGTTGCTGCTACTGTTAAAAAATTTAAAAAGTCTCATAATATTGATGCTATCATAAGCGCTGCATATCTTCATGACACTATTGAAGACACTAATACTACTAAAAAAGATTTAGAAAAAATGTTTGGCGCTCTTGTTGCATCTTTAGTTCAGGATCTTACTTCTGATAAAGAAAAAATATCAAAAGTTGGTAAAACAGAATATCTATCTCAAAAAATGAAAAAAATGTCTAGTTATGGATTGGTTGTGAAGCTAGCAGATAGATTAGATAACGTACAAGATATCAAGTCAGCAAAAAATGCTGCATGGCGTAATAAATATAAAAAAGAAACTCTTGATATTTTAAATTTCATAGAAAAAGAAAGACTATTGTCAAATACTCATATGAAAATAATCACAGAAATACGCCGTAAGTTGGCTGAACTGGACCACTAATGGCAACCAATTTTTTCTTCAATAATTTTCAATCATCTCAAGAGCAGCTGCTACTCGAGAACCTAATTATTGAAGCTATCAAAATATATGGCGAAGACATGCTTTATCTCCCACGTAAGCTGGGAAATTTTGATCAGCTATACACTGCTGACGATCAAACCATTTATGATAAAGCTTATCCAGTAGAAATGTATATCAAGTCAGTAAATGGGTTTACAGGCGATGGTAACTTTATGTCTAAGTTTGGTCTTGAAATTAGAGACCAGGTTACATTTTCTGTTGCTCAAAGAGTTTGGCTTGAGGAAATTGGCACAATTACCAATTATACTCGCCCAAATGAAGGCGACGTAATTTACTTTCCATTAAACAAGAAATGCTTTCAAATTAAATCAGTAAGCAAGCTTGAAATGTTCTATCAGTTAGGTGCTCTTCAAACTTGGGAATTAACTTGTGAGTTATTCGAATATAGTAACGAACAGTTTAATACTGGTATACCAGAAATAGATATTATTCAAACTAAATTTTCAACTAACATTCTTGACTATTCAATAACAGATGAAGACGGAATGTATCTAATGGATGAAAATAGTGATTTTATTACTAGCGAAAAGTATGATTTAGAAACTATCGTCCCAGGCGCGCAAAATAATACTTTAGAGGATGGTACTGTTAATTTCCCAATAGGATCGAACGACTTTATTGATTTTAGTGTTATTGATCCATTTAGTGAGGGACATATCTAATGTTCAATCAAGGTTTTTATTTCGCGTCAATACGTAAATACGTTACACTATTCGGTACGCTTTTCGACGATATTAGTATTACTAGAACAGACAGCGCTGGTAATTTAAACGCTTTTATTAAAGTGCCAATTACATACAGTCCAAAAGAAAAGATGCTAGCACGTATTGGCAGCGATCCAGATCTCGATCGTCAAACAGCTGTTCCTACTCTGCCAATCATGGCGTTTGAAATGACAGACATTCGATATGATGGTACTAGAAAACTTAGCACTGTTAAAAAAATTGCAGTAGCTAAACCAGAAGACCCAGAAGTTTTAAAGTATCAGTTTGTACCAGTACCATATAACATTGGTTTTAGACTTTATGTTATGGTAAAGAACGCTGAAGATGGCACTAAAATTATAGAACAAATTCTTCCATATTTTACTCCTGACTGGACAACTACTGTTCAGCTTATTCCAGAAATGGAAGTAACTATGGAAATACCATTAATTTTAAACGGTATTTCGCAGGATGATGTTTACGAAGGTAATTTTAAAGAACGTAGATCTTTAACATGGACTCTTGATTTTAATATGAAAGGGTATATTTTTGGACCAGTTAAAACAGGTAAAATTATCAAGTTTGCTAATAGTGTATTTTATACACCTCAAGGAGCTGATTATGGCGAACTTAGTAAATATGTTGGTAACTCTAGTCCTGTTGCGTTCTTACAAACTCAACCAGGATTGACTGTAGCTAATACGCCAACATCAAATGCTGCGCTATCAATCGATCCTCGTCTAATAACTGCTACTTCTGATTTTGGATATGTACAATTTAACACAAATGTGGAACCATGACAACTGGAAACAACAACCCAATATATAATGCTTTAAATTTATCTCCTATGTCCGACCCTGTAAAAGCTATAGTAGCTAAGGCGCATGATGATAGTGCTAGAAACGATTTCGAAATGGCTCGTGGTAATATACACGAAGTTATTCAAAATGGCACATACGCAATAGAAAAGCTAGCACAGATAGCTGACTCTTCTCAACATCCAAGAGCTTTTGAAGTGCTTGCAAAATTAATGGATACTATGCTTCAGGCAAACAAAGATCTTATGGAGCTACAAAAACAAATTCGATCTATTAATGCAGCTGACGCTCCTACTAATGAACAAGCACAACAAGTAACAAATAACCTTTTCGTTGGTTCTACAGCAGATCTTCAGAAAGTTATTGAGGAAATGAAAAATGGCGGACCAAAGACGTAGTGGTTATAATGGTAATTCGCTTTTAAAACGCACTAACCAATCAATTGAATGGACACCAGAATTAGTTTCTGAATACGTAAAGTGTTCGCAAGATCCAATTTACTTTACTGAAACATATATGAAAATTATCAACATCGATCGTGGTTTGGTAAGTTTCAAACTGTATGATTATCAGAGAGAAATGATTAAATCTTTTGCTGATAATCGATTCAACATTGTTGCCACCGCACGTCAGGCTGGTAAGTCGACTGTTACTTGCGCCTTTATCCTTTGGTATACTATATTCCATCCAGAAAAAACTGTTGCTCTACTAGCTAACAAAGGCGAAACGGCTCGCGAAATTCTTCAGCGTATTCAGTTAGCATATCAGTATCTTCCAGCATGGCTTCAGCAAGGTGTCAAAGAGTTTAGAGCTGGTGCTATCGTTTTCGAAAATAACTCTCGTGTTATCGCAGCTGCTACAAGCTCTGACGCTATCCGTGGTTATTCTATCAACTTATTGTTTATCGACGAAGCAGCTTTCATCGAAAACTGGGATACGTTCTTTACTTCGGTTTATCCTACTATTTCATCTGGTAAAGAATCTAAAATTATTCTCGTTTCTACACCAAATGGTTTGAATCACTTCTATGCTATTTGGCAAAATGCTATCGAGAAAAGAAATAACTACCAACCTATAAAAGTATCGTATGAACGTGTTCCTGGTAGAGATGAAAAATGGAAAACAGACACTCTTTCATCTATGAACTTTAATGTTGAAAAATTCGAGCAAGAATACTGTGTTGAATTTATGGGTAGCTCTGGCACGCTTATCGCTGGTTGGAAACTTAAAGAGTTAGTCCATCAAACACCGTTGAATAGCAAAGATGGTTTGTCTGTTTATTGTAATCCAATTAAAGATCACAAATATGCAATTGTTGTTGACGTTTCTGAAGGTAGATCTTTAGACTATTCGGCGTTTCAGGTTATTGATGTCACACAAATGCCATATCAACAAGCTTGTGTGTATAGAAACAATATGATTACGCCTTTAGATTATGGTGAAATCGTACATAAAGTAGCTATCAATTATAACAAAGCTCCTGTGTTAGTAGAAGTTAATAATATGGGCGCTCAGGTTAGCCATTCTCTTCATTATGATTTTGAATATGACAATATTCTATTCACAGAAAACAACGGTAGAAACGGTAAGAAAGTTAGTTCTGGTTATGGAACTGGAATTGATATGGGTGTAAGAACTACCGTTCCTGTTAAAGCAAATGGTTGCTCTCTGCTTAAACTATTGATCGAACAAAATCAGCTTATCATCAACGACTTCCATACTATCGAAGAACTTTCACGTTTCTCTCGTAAAGGGAAAAGTTATGAAGCTGAAGAGGGAGCTCATGACGACCTTGTTATGGGCTTGGTGTTGTTTGGATGGCTATCTGAACAGCAATATTTTAAGGATTACACCGATATAAATACGCTTATGAGATTAAGAGATAAAACTGACGAAGAGATTATGAGTGATTTATCTCCCTTTGGATTTGTAGATGATGGTAGGGATGATTTTCAAGAAATTATAGACATGACGCCTCGTGGAAATTGGATGTCAGAATTAAAAGATGAATATTTATAAATAATTCAAGAAAAAGAACACCTTATCTTTTTTCCACAGGAGGAGAATATCATGCCATTTCAACTAAGTCCAGGCGTTAATGTTACCGAAATCGACCTAACAGGTATCGTTCCTGCAGTTGCCACTACTGATGGTGCAATTGCTGGCGTTTTTAATTGGGGTCCAGTCGGTACTAGACAATTAATTGATACAGAAACAAAGTTGGTAGATACGTTTGGTAAACCAAACTCAAACAACTATGAAACTTGGTTCACCAGTTCTAATTTCCTTTCTTATGGAAATCGCCTTTATGTAACTCGTGTTGCAAACACAACAAATAATGACACTGGTACAATTTCAGCTATCGCTAATTCAGCTTCAGTTTCAAACGTAGCTGCTCAAACAGTTAAGAACGTAGCTGATTTCGAAGGTAAAACTTTTGATCCTAACGTATTGTATGTTGCAAGATATCCAGGCGCTCTTGGTAACTCATTGAAGATTAGTGTTTGCGATAGCTCTTCGTCTTTCTCTTCATCACTTAAGATGTCTGGGTTAGCTGCAACAGAAGCTTTAGACGTTTCAGCTAATCTTGCTGTTGGTATTGGTCAAAGTTATGCAAATCTTAATGTTACACCAGGTTCTGGTGGTAGTGCTATCAACTGTAACACTTACATTACTAATTTGCTTGCTAACGTTTCTATCGGCGATTACCTTTCAGTAGGTAATACAACTATCGGCAATCAGAATCTTCGTGTTACTAGCATTGGCGCTATTGTTGCAAATTCTACTGGCGCATTCGCTACTATTGGTTTAGATACAAACTATCGTCTTGCAACAGCATTCACTACAAATACTACTGTAAATAGCACCGTTACTCGTTCTTGGGAAGGTAGTATCGCTGTTGGTAATGCTCCTGTAGTTTCTGATTATCAGGCTCAGTTCGGTAACACAGCAGCTGTAGACAGTATTCACGTTATTATCACTGACGAAAATGGCGCTTTCACTGGAATTCCAGGAACTATTCTAGAAACATTCAATGGTCTTTCACGTTCATCAGATGCTAAGACAGTTGGTGGTCAGGCAAATTTTTACAAGACAGTTATTAACCAGACATCAAAGTATATTTGGGCTGTTAATGATCGTTCTGGCGCTGTTTCAAATACAGCTACTTCGCTAGTTACATCTACAAACAAAACACCAGGTTCTTATACATTCACTGGTGGTAAAGATGGCGCCAGCGAACAGGCTATCCCACTAGGTATTTTAGCTAACGGTTATGATCTTTATAAGTCAGCTGAAGATGTTGATATTTCTCTTATCCTTCAGGGTAAAGCAAGAGGAACTATCGGTACTCACGAACTAGCAAATTATCTAATCGACAACATTTGCGAACCTCGTAAGGATTGTATCGCTCTTATTTCACCAGATGACAGCGTAGTAACTGGTAATGCTGGAAACGAAGCAGTTAAGCTTGTTGAATGGAGAAATTCAGTTCATGACAGTTCTTATGCTGTAATGGATTCTGGTTACAAGTATCAGTACGATCGTTATAACGACGTGTATCGTTGGATTCCATGTAATGGTGACATTGCTGGTCTATGCGTACGCACTGACAATAGCCGCGATCCATGGTGGTCACCAGCTGGTTTCAATCGTGGTCAGATCAAGAACCTTGTTAAGCTTCGTTGGAATCCAAGACAGGCTGATCGCGATATCCTTTATAAGAGCGGAATCAACCCACTAGTATCATTCCCAGGTCAGGGCACAGTACTTTATGGTGATAAAACGCTTCAGTCTAAGCCATCAGCATTCGATAGAATCAACGTTCGTCGTTTGTTTATTGTTCTTGAGAAGGCAATTGCTACTGCTTCTAAGTTCTTCTTGTTTGAGTTCAATGATGAATTTACTCGCGCACAGTTTAAGAGCTTGATCACACCATATCTTCGTGACGTACAGGGTCGTCGTGGTATCACTGACTTCTTGGTAGTTTGCGACGGAACAAACAATACTGGTGAAAGAATTGATCGCAATGAGTTCTGGGGTGATATCTATATTAAGCCAGCACGTTCTATCAACTTCATTCAGTTGAACTTCGTTGCTGTAAGAACTGGTGTTCAATTCTCCGAAATCGTCGGCAAGTTTTAATAAATACATTAAAATCCATTAAGGAGAAAAACAATGGCATCAGGATTTAATATCAGTACCTTCAAGACAAGAGGTCTTACAATGGGCGGTGCTCGTCCTACACTTTTCGAAGTGTATTTGACACCGCCTCCAGGCATCGGAGTTGACCAGAATTCTCAGGACAAATTCCGTTTCACTTGTCGTGGAGCATCACTACCAGCTTCTACAATTCAGTCTATCGATGTTGGATACTTTGGTCGTAAGATCAAGGTTCAGGGAGATAGAACATTCCAGGATTGGTCAGTAACAGTAATGAACGACGAGGATTTCCTTGTTCGTTCAATGTTTGAAAAGTGGTCAAACGCTCTTAACAGAATGGAATCAAACATTCGTGATCCTCAATTTGCTGAAGAAGAAAATTCTTACAAGGTTGACATGGATGTTATCCAGTACGGTAAGGACGGTTCGTTGATTCGTCAGTATACTATTATTGGCGGTTTCCCAACCGATATCTCTGAAATTCAGTTAGATTGGGATACAACTAACCAGATCGAAACATTCACTGTTAGATTTGCTTATGACTACTGGCTACCAACAGTTGAAGACGTTAACTCATACCTTAGCGATGCTGTTAGCCCTGTTTCAACTTAATCTATATAGTTAATAGCCTCTTGGAATAGTTTTGTTATTTGGAGAGGGGCTGGACCTTAGCCCCTCTTTTATTTGAAGGAAAAGAAATGCAATTATTCGGTTTTGAATTTAAACGTAAAATAGATTTAGATGTTTCGCCGTCTTTCACTCCAAAAGAGCAAGAAGACGGTGCAATAGTTATTGCAGCAGGTGGTAGTTTTGGCACTTACGTTGATTTAGATGGTACAGTAAGAACAGAAGCAGAGTTAGTTACCAAGTACAGAGAAATGTCATTACATCCTGAAATTGATTCAGCTGTTGATGAAATAGTCAATGAAATGGTAAGCTTAGATGAAAAAGATCTAGTAGAAATTAAACTAGATAACTTGCCTGCAGTACCTGAAACAATCAAAAAGAAAATTCGCGAAGAGTTCGAAAACTGTCTAACAATTCTTGATTTTCGTAAACACGCTTATGAAATTATGCGTCGTTGGTATATTGATGGTCGTTTATATTATCATGTTGTTATCGATGATAAAGATACTAAAGCTGGTATTAAAGAAATTCGTTACGTTGATCCCCGTAAAATTCGTAAGATCCGTGAAATCGCCAAGCGTAGAGCTAAAGGTGGTGATAATGGCGAAACAATAATTCCAAAAACACAAAATGAATATTTTATCTTTAACGATAAAGGTTTTAATTACGGTAACAAAATTACTGGACCTTCTACGACTGGTCTTCGTATAGCCAAAGATTCTATTCTTCATATTACTTCAGGATTGACAGACAATCAGGGAACTATGGTTCTCTCATATATGCACAAAGCAATCAAATCATTGAACCAGTTGCGTACACTTGAAGACGCATTGGTTATCTATCGTCTAGCAAGAGCGCCAGAACGTCGTATTTGGTATATCGACGTTGGTAATCTTCCTAAGATGAAAGCAGAACAATATGTTCGCGATATCATGGTTAAGCATAAAAATCGTTTGATTTATGATGCTGACTCTGGTGCTATTCGCGACGACCGCAAATTTATGACGATGCTAGAAGATTACTGGCTACCACGTCGTGAAGGTGGTAAAGGTACGGAGGTTACTACCTTACCTGGCGGTCAAACACTTGGACAAATGGACGACGTTCTTTATTTCCAAAAGAAGTTGCTTCAAACTCTTAACGTACCAGTAAACAGACTTAACTCAGATGCATTGTTTTCTCTTGGACGTGCAACAGAAGTTAGTCGTGATGAATTGAAGTTCAGTCGTTTTATTAGTAGACTACGTGGTCGTTTTTCTCAGTTGTTCCTAAACATGCTAGAAAAACAAATTGTACTTAAACAAATTATGACTATTGAAGATTGGCATAATATTGCTGGCGAAATTCAGTTCGACTTTGCAAAGGATAACTATTTTAGTGAACTCAAGGATGGTGAAATCCTTGACAACCGTATCAATCTTGCGCGTAACTTACAGGATATGCTTGGTAGATATTACTCGCATGAATGGCTACGTAAAAATATTCTTCAGCAGTCAGATGATGACATTGAAGAAATGGATAAAGAGATCGAAGAAGAAAATAATTCAGAAGACCCACGTTGGATTAATCCATTAATTCAACAGAATGAAATGGGCGAACAACAGATGGATATGCAGCAGCAAGAAATGGGTCAAAATGCAGCTGCAGGAGATGAAGATGTAGCTGTTGATCCTGAGCATGATAAAGAAGTTAAAAAACAGCAAACAGCTCAGTCTCAACATTCTCTACTCAGCAAAAAGAAAAATAGAACACTCAGTGACGAAGCTAAATTGAAGTCAGCTTCTTTAATTATGTCTAAAAATAAATAGGAGATAAGTAATGGAACAAGATAATAAATACACATTGAAAGATTTAGTAATGTTCGGCGCTCAACAAAAGCCAGTAGATTTTAGTCAAACATTTGACGAATTAATGATAGATAAACTTCAAGCTGCTGTTGATGCTAGAAAATTAGAAATTGCGCAAACAATGTTTAATAGTGCGCCAGCAGATCAAGAACAAGGGTAATTAAATGGCAAAGTATCTCAAGGAAGTTTTAAAAGGTGTTAAGTCAAGCACTAAGGTTACAAACGACCTTGGTGGATATAAGCCAAAGGCTGGTGACGAAGAAGATTTCGCAAAGAAGCATGAAATCGAAAAACATGCCGATCGTGTAGGCAACGGCGATGATGTATATAAGGGTACAACTAAGCATGTTCTTGCAAACACAAAAGAAAAGAACCATGGCTATAAGAAGCCAGAAGATGCTAAGGTAAACGAAGAACAAATTGACGAAGCTGGTATGCCTGCATCTGTTATCAAAAGTAAGCAACATCGTGCTAATATGACTGATAAACAATTTGCTGATTCACATAAAGATAAATCTGATGCAGATCTAAGATCAATGGCTTGGCGTCATGGTCATGGCAAACCAGGTACACCTGGTCATAACCATTATGTCAATAGACGCAATAAAGGTTTAAAAGAAGAAGTTCAAATCGACGAATTGTCAACTGATCTTTTGCATCGTGCAGCAAATAAAGCTGCTAAAAAAGCTATGACTGATGTTCAGGGTCGTTCTGGTCCTATTTTTAAAAAGCGAGCAGCACAGGCTAATAAGTTTCGCGATAAAGGTATGGCACAGGAAAAGAAAGAAAAAGCTGTTAAAGAAGAAACTATTGACGAAGCATCAATGAAACAAAAACAGCACACTAACAGAGTAAAAACAATGCCTGGTAAAAAAGGCGCTGTGATGGGTGCAACTTCTAATTTCGAAGCTCCATTCCATAAGGTCCATGCTACAATTTCAAAAAGTGGTGGATCTAAAGAAGTAGTAAAGCACGAAATTAAAGCTAAAGACAAGCATGATGCAATTTTTAATGTTCAAATGATGCACCACAAGGCTGGTCATAAAGTACACGATACAAAGTATAAAGGTACTGTCAAGGAAGAAGCAGAACAAATCGATGAGCTTTCAAAAAAAACTCTTGGTAATTACGCTCATGCAGGAGTAAGAGATATCGCTTCTCGTCAGTACGCTCTCGGTAAGGGTGACAAATCTAATACAGGCAAACTTATGAATCGTCGTAAGGGCGTTGATAAAGCAATCAGTAAGCTTACTAAAGAATCTGAAACACCAATTACGTTTCCAAATAAGCAATCAAATAACGCAGTAGGACAAAACGTATGAGCGCGATCGTTAAACCACTCGGAACAGAATCTGTTTGTAATACAACAACTTTTAGTTCTTATAGCAACAGTACATTAGTAAAAATATCACACGCTTCTGCTATTACAACTTTAGCTTTAATTACTTGTAAAGATTCTACAAACACTACTACTAAATGGACAACTTCTGTTATTGGTGGTGAAACAATAATTTTAGAAAAAGGCGCAACAGATATTTTAACTTCGAATAACACAGCTGCTACGTTAGTAGCTGTTCCTGTTGCGTATAAAAATTAAGGTAATCAAATGAAGCTAATTACAGAACTAGTAGAACAAGTAGAATATATTACTGAAGCCAAAGAATCTGGTGAAAAGCAGCATTATATTCATGGCATTTTTCTACAGGCTGATAGAAAAAATAGAAATGGTCGTATCTATGAAATGAATATTCTAGAGCCAGAAGTTAATCGTTATATTGCTGAAACTATTAAACATAACAGAGCTTATGGTGAACTAGGTCATCCTGATGGCCCAGCTATCAATCTAGATAGAGTATCACATATTATTACAGAATTAACTCGTGATGGAAGTAATTTTATTGGTAAAGCTAAACTTACTAATACACCAATGGGTAATATTGCAAGAGGTCTTTTAGAATCTGGAGCTAATCTTGGTGTATCTTCTCGTGCTTTAGGATCTCTTCAGCCAGATAATAAAACTGGCGCTATGATGGTCCAATCTGATCTTCGACTTGCTACTGCAGCTGATATCGTTGCAGATCCTTCTGCGCCAGATGCTTTTGTTAAAGGTATCATGGAAAACGTAGAATGGATTTATGATTCTGTTAAGGACACTTGGCGCGAAGAGAAGCTTGATAATATCAAGAAACAAATTCATACTATGTCTAAAAGAGAAATAGAAGAGCAGAGACTTGCTATTTTCGAGAACTACGTTAGCTCTTTAGCTTTTAAAATCAATAAATAATAAATAATTCTAAATTCCACAGGGAGACCTTACGATGTCAATTAAAAAGTTTCAAATGAAAGACCTTCTAGAGCAGGTTGCTACCAACGAAGCTAAGAAGAATGCAGTCAACGAAGAAGAAATCGTTGAGGAAGAAGTTGAAGAAGAAGTAGTTCTAGAAGCTGAAGATGCTGAAGAAGATGAATCAGAAACTGATTACGAAGAAGATCAGGAAGATGAAATTGAAGAAGAAACTACTGCAGCTGCTTCTCTTAAGCCAGGTGCTAATTCAGTTGACGATCCTAAGTCCAAAATTGGTATGATTGCTAATATGATTGGTGCTATGCAGTCAATGGGTAAAGAAGATCTTGTTAAGTGGTTCGATCAGACCATGTCTCTTTACGGTCCAGGTAAGGATTGGGGCGTAGGCGATAAGTCTGGTTCTAATCAGTCTTCAATTGACATGAGTCCTTCAGCAGCTTCATCTGCAACTGGTCCAAAAACTAGAGACGGTATGCCAAAGCTTTCTGTCAAGGAAGACGTTGAAGAAATGTTTGCTGGCTCTGATCTTTCAGAAGAATTTAAATCAAATGCAGCAACACTATTTGAAGCAGCTGTACATGCTCGTACAATTGTTGAAATTGCTCGTCTTGAAGAAGAATACGAAGCAGCTTTTGCTGAATCTGTAGAAGAAATTACAGAAGAACTTACATCTAAGCTCGACTCGTATCTTGAATATGTAACTGAGCAGTGGATGGAAGATAACGAAGTTGCTATTGAGTCAACACTTCGTAACGAATTAATGGAAGAATTTATTGGTGGTCTAAAGGGTCTATTTGCTGAACATTATATCGACGTTCCACAGGAAAAAATCGATGTAATCGAAGCTCTTGCTGAAAAGGTAGAAACACTTGAAGCAGCTCTTGACGAATCCATCAATGAAAATGTAGAGCTTAAGAGAAATATTGCAGAAGTAGAAAAGGATGATATCCTTGAAAGCCTATGCGATGGTCTTGCTCTTTCACAAGTAGAAAAGTTCAAGGCGCTTGCAGAAGGCATTGAATTTGACGGCGACCTAGAAACTTATGGCAATAAGCTAGTTTTTGTTAAAGAAAACTATTTCGGAGCTAAAAAGTCAGTAGTTTCTACTAATATCGAAGAAGAAACTTTTGAAGGCGAAACATCTTCAACTAACACAGTTTCTATCGATCCATCCGTTAATCGTTACGTTCAAGCAATTAACAGAAACATAAAGAAGTAATTTTTATAAATACAAAATACAACACCTTAAGAAAGGGAGACAAAAATGTATCTAGCTGAGGCAATTCAAAACAAGTGGGCACCTGTTCTCGATCATGACGCTCTTGGCGTTATCAAGGATCAGCACCGTCGCTCCGTAACAGCAGTAATGCTCGAAAACACAGAAAACGCCCTTCGTGAAGCTCATGCTCACACTGGCTATCAGACTCTTACTGAAGCAGGTATCGCACCTTCTGCAGTTAACGCAATGGGTGGTTCTTCATCTACTGCTGGTACTGGTGGTATCGACACTTTCGATCCAGTACTTATTTCTCTAGTACGTCGTGCAATGCCTAACCTTATTGCTTATGATATCTGCGGCGTTCAGCCAATGACTGGTCCAACTGGACTTATCTTCGCAATGCGTTCAATGTATGCTAACCAGCAGACTAACTCAACAGGCTATGCTCTTAATCAGGGCGATGCTGTAACTCAGGAAACTTTCTATCAGGAAGTTAATACTGCGTTCTCTTCTGTTGTTGGTGGTGGTAACCAGCTTGGTAACAATAACGTTGGTAAGTTCCCAGGCGCAACTAACACTACACCACTTAGTGCACTAAGCCAGTATAACACTGCTGGTGGTATGGCTACTACTGTTGCAGAAACTCTTGGTTCTAACAGTTCTGGCGCTTCTGACTTCGCTCAGATGGCATTCACAATTGAAAAGGTTACTGTAACTGCTAAGTCACGTGCTCTTAAGGCAGAATACACTATGGAACTTGCTCAGGATCTTAAGGCAATCCATGGTCTAGACGCAGAAACTGAACTTTCAAACATCCTTTCAGCTGAAATTCTTGCTGAAATCAACCGTGAAGTTGTTCGTACTATCAACATCTCTGCTGTTGCTGGCGCTCAGGACAATACAACTACTGCTGGCGTATTCGATCTTGACACCGACTCAAACGGTCGTTGGTCAGTAGAAAAGTTCAAGGGTCTTATGTTCCAGCTTGAAAGAGAAGCTAACGCTATCGCCCGTCAGACTCGTCGTGGTAAGGGTAATATCGTACTTTGCTCTTCTGACGTCGCTTCTGCACTTCAGATGGCTGGTGTACTTGACTACACTCCAGCTCTTAACTCAAACAATCTTCAGGTAGATGACACTGGTAACACTTTCGCTGGTGTTCTTAACGGTCGTCTAAAGGTTTACATCGATCCATACGCAATCGGTGGTAACTACCTAACTGTTGGCTATAAGGGTTCGTCAGCATTCGACGCTGGTCTATTCTATTGCCCATACGTTCCTCTACAGATGGTTCGTGCAGTTGATCAGTCAAGCTTCCAGCCTAAGATCGGCTTTAAGACTCGTTACGGCATGGTAGCAAATCCATTCGCTGAAATGAATACTTCTTATCAGGCTGTTAAGGGTCAGGGTCGTCTTGATATTTCCAAGAACATCTACTATCGTCGTATGATTGTTAACAACCTAATGTAATTGAAACCTCGCTGATTCAAAGGCGAGGCAATACAAGACGGTTTCAAGCCGCAAACTTAAGGGGATCTTCGGGTCCCCTTTTTTATTGACTTTTTTTCATTTTACCAGTATAATCATATATGACAGGATGATATGATAAATAGTATTAGCTCTAGGAGGTACTGATGACAGCTGTTGATAATACACCATCGAATAAGAATTTTCTAAGTCCGCTCAATTTTGTATTCCAAATCAAGCGTTCTCCTCATTTAAACTTCTTTGTTCAAGAAGCAAATTTACCTGGTATATCTGTAAATTTTCCAACACAACAAAATCCATTCGTACGTATTCCTATCTCTGGCGACCATGTTGATTTTGGTAATCTTAGAGTTACATTTAAAGTAGATGAAGAATTACAGAACTGGTTCGAAATACATAACTGGATTAGAGCTCTTGGATTTCCATTTGAATTCGAAGAATACAGAACTCTTAAAACTGCACCAACTCAAACTGGCGACGGAATAACTTCTGATATAACACTAGTATTATTAAATCAAATTAAAAAACCTATTTTCGAAATTTCATTTCGAGATGCATTTCCTATCTCTTTATCTGAAATGTCATTTAATACTACAGATGAATCAGTAGATTACATAAGCGCTACTGCAGAATTTAGATATGTACTTTACGATGTTGTAAAATTATAGTATACTTTTGATCCTAACTACGCTATAATATGTTTAAAGTGAGGGATTATGAAGTTAGAAGAAATTTACACACAGTGGGACGTAGATAGTGATATCGATACTACAGATCTCGGTAACGAGAGTATCAAGATACCTAAATTACATAACAAATATTATAGGCTATATACTAGTGAAAAGCTACTGCTACGTAAATATGAAGCAGAAATGAAATCACTTAAGCTTGCTAAGTATGAATTTTATACGCAGGGACCATCGAGCGAAACGAAAGAGCTTGGTTGGGAAATGCCAGCTAGAGGTATGATTTTAAAGCAAGAAATGCCTATGTATATGGAAGGAGACAAGGAAATTATTGCTTTGTCTTTAAAAATTGGATTACAGCAAGAAAAAGTAGAGCTATTAGAGTCTATTATTAAAAGTCTGGTCAACAGAGGATTTCAAATTAAATCGGCAATTGATTGGCATAAATTTACTATGGGAGCATAATGGATATAATTGAGATCGAGCGTTTCGACGAGACGTATAATAAAATAACATGTGATCCTGGTATTGGTTTTGAACTGAGTGAATATTTCACCTTCGAAGTACCAGGCGCTAAGTTTATGCCATCTGTACGTAACAAAGTATGGGATGGTAAAATACGTCTCTATAATGTCATGTCTTGTCTACTATACGCTGGTCTCAATAAATATGTAGAAGAGTTTGCTAGTAAACGAAACTACCAAGTAATATACAAGTCGGATTTCTCAGCCGATGAATTTTCAGTTAAAGAAGCATTCGAGTTTTTAGAAACTATTAAACTACCATCAAAATATCAACCCAGAGACTATCAAATAAAGGCTTTTGTTCATGCTATACGTAATCGTAGATCTTTACTTCTCTCGCCCACTGCCTCAGGTAAATCGTTTATCATCTACCTAATAACGAGGTACTATCATGCACGCACTCTTATTATTGTTCCAACTACTTCTTTGGTTAGTCAACTTGCCTCTGACTTTGATGACTATGGCTTTGTATCCGATAGGTTCGTTCATAGAATCTTTGCTGGACAAGATAAACAAACAGATAAACCAGTTACCATCTCAACCTGGCAGTCTATATACAAGATGCCTAAAAAATATTTCGAACAATTTGATGTGGTCATAGGTGACGAAGCACACTTATTTAAAGCGAAGAGTCTTACTAGCATTATGTCTAAGCTTAGTAATTGTCGATATCGCTTTGGATTCACAGGTACTCTCGACGGCACTCAAACTAATCAGCTTGTTCTCGAAGGTTTGTTTGGTCCTGTTAGAAAAGTTACAACCACTGCTGAATTAATTGATCAAAAACACTTGACTAAATTTGAAATTAAAGCTATAATACTTAAGTATCCTGATGAAATACGTAAACAAGTATCCAAGTTTGATTATCAAGCAGAGCTAGATTATCTAGTACGTAACGATGCAAGAAATAAATTTATTATGAACCTGACGCTATCGCTGTCGGGTAATACTCTATTGTTATTCCAGTTCGTTGAGAAGCATGGCAAAGTATTGTATGATATGATAAAGGATTGTGGACGTGAAGTATATTTTGTTCATGGCGGTGTTGATGGCGAGGATCGAGAACAGATTCGTAAATTTTTGGAAACGCAACAAAACGCTATTATCATCGCTAGCGTGGGAACTTTCTCCACAGGTGTCAACATTCCTAGTTTGCGTAACATTATATCTGCTAGTCCTTCAAAATCCAAGATTCGAAATTTACAATCAATTGGTCGTGTATTACGCAAATCAAGTGGTAAAGATGGCGCAACTCTTTATGACATCGCTGATGACTTAACTTGGAAAGATAGAAAAAACTTTACGATACTTCATTTTATGACACGTGTTGCGATATATAACGAGGAAAAGTTTGATTATAAAATTTATCCTGTAAATTTAAAGGGCGCATAATGGTAAAAGTCAAAAGAAATTATGTTAATAATAAAACATTATACGAAGAAATGATTAAGTATAAAGACAAGCTTAAATTTGCCGAAGAAATGGGTAAAGTTCCCCCTTCTGTTCCTAATTATGTTGGGCAATGTTTCCTTCAAATATGTAATAGGCTTTCTACCAAGCCTAATTTTATGAATTATTCATATAGAGATGAGATGGTCGCCGACGCAATTGAAAACTGTGTATCGGCTGCTCATAGTTTTGATCCTGAGAAATCATCTAACCCATTTGCATATTTTACTCAAATAGCCTGGAATGCTTTTATACGTAGGATAAATAAAGAAAAAAAACAAGCGTATATCAAACATAAAAATTTCGAAAACTCTGGTATTATGGATGAGCTATATGATCAATCAGAAGGTGGGTTTAGCGTTCAAGTAAAACATAATGAATACTCTGATGATATCATTAGAAATTTCGAAAGCAAGTTGATTAAAACCACAAAAAAGGCTAAAATAGGATTAGAGAAATTTGTAGAGGAAGAAAAAAATGAAGAACTTACACCTAGTACCAGTTAATATTTTAGATCTGGTCGAAAAGATTAATGATAAAACTATCAGAGAAAACGAAAAGAACAATTATGTTCTTCGCCTAGAAGCAACTTCGGCTTATATCTCAGAAGCTTTGAATAAGAACACTATGAATTTTTCAAGGAAGAAAATTGCTAGATGAAGATAGCACTGATCACTGATACTCATTGGGGTGTACGCAATGATAATATTGCTTTCATGGATAACAGTAAAAAGTTTCTTGATGAAGTATTTTTTCCATATTTGGACAATAACAATGTCCTTACTGTTTGTCATCTTGGTGATCTTGTAGACCGTCGCAAATATATTAATATGCAAACTGCTACGCGACTTCGAATTGACTTCCTCGATAAGCTTGCAAATCGTGGATTGGATGTTCATATGATTGCTGGTAATCATGATACATATTTTAAAAACACCAATCGTATTAATGCGCTTCATGAACTTGTTGTTGGAAAATATAATTTTACTATTCACGATCAGCTTCCTCGCGAAGTAGAATTCGACAACACGATTGTTTTAATGCTACCTTGGATATGTGATGAAAATAGAGAAGTTTGCCTACACAAAATCAAAACTACGCCAGCTCAAATCGTTATGGGACACCTCGAACTTGCGGGATTTGAGATGCACAGGGGATCTATCGTCTCTCATGGAGATGATCGTTCTATCTTTGATCGCTTTGATATGGTTCTTAGTGGTCATTATCATCATCGTTCCTCTGATGGCACTATACATTATTTGGGTAGTCACGCTGAGTTTACTTGGAGCGATTATGATGATCGTAAGGGCTTTCACATCCTGGATACAGAAACCAGGGACTTGACTTTTATCGAAAATACATATACAATGTTTGATAAGTTCTGGTATGATGATACATCTATCCTTACTCCATCAGAGGGTTGGGACATGAGACATTATGCAGGTAAAATAGTTAAAGTTATTGTCAAGAATAAAACTGATCCATATATGTTTGATAGATGCATTGAAGCTTTCGAAAAAGCTGGAGTGTTAGAAATGCAAATCGTAGAAGATCATCTTAACCTTTCAACAGAGGTTGATGAAGATATTGTGAACGAAGCTGAGTCTACCATCGATATTTTTAAGAAATATATAGATCAGGTTAACTCTGCTAACCTCGACAAGAACAAACTTGAAAAAACAATTGTTGAACTTTATAATGAGGCTCTTGCTATAGAATGATATTTTTCAAAACATTGCGATGGAAAAATCTACTCTCAACAGGTAATATTTTTACTGAGATCGATCTATCTAAATCAAACAATACATTGATTGTCGGTGAGAATGGGGCTGGGAAGTCTACTATTCTCGATGCATTATCATTTGCATTGTTTGGTAAATCATTCCGTAAGATCAACAAACCACAGCTGGTTAACACTATCACGAAGAAAGAACTAATTGTTGAAATTGAGTTTAGTATCTCAAGCAATCAGTATAAGATTGTCCGTGGTATAAAGCCAACGGTGTTTGAAGTATATCAGAACGGTATTCTATTAAATCAGTCTGCTGAGATGAAAGATTATCAAGAAATTCTTGAGAAGCAAATTCTTAAGCTGAATATGAAATCTTTCTGTCAGGTTGTTGTTCTTGGTTCGGCTACGTTTCAACCTTTTATGCAACTTCCTGGCGGTCAGCGTAGGGAAATTATCGAAGACCTACTTGATCTTCAAATATTTACTACGATGAACTCTTTGCTTAAAGATAAAGTTCAAACGAACAACGAAGTACTTACTGATATTAATGCTGATCAAAAAGTTGTTATGGAAAAAATTAAGATCATTAAGGAACACCTATCAGAAAAACAGAACAATAATGAAAAGCTTGTTGCTGAAAAAGTGTCGGTTATTGATGATACTAATAATAAGATAGAAAAGCTAAACCAACAATATTGGGGATGTGTTTCTGACGTTCAATGTATGAAAGAAAGTATGTCAGAAGAGAAGTCGATAGCTAAACACCTACAGAAAGTAAATGAATTTAAGCATAAGATAGAAGCTTCCGTTGCTATCCTCAGAAAAGATATTAAATTTTTTGACAATCATAAAGATTGCCCTACTTGTAAACAAACAATCGACGAAGAATTTCGTACCAATATTATTTCTGAAAAAAAAGTAGAGCTCGATAGTTCTAGTTCAAAACTTGATCTACTAGCAAAAGAGTATGACAAAGCTAATGCTAAGATAAATGAGTTGATTGAAATTCAGGCTAACATTAACACAAAGCAAATGGAACAGTTTAAAATCAAGAGCAATATTGATTCTTTGATTAAGTATCGTGACCAACTTGAAAAAGAAATTAATCAGATCAATCAGGTTTATGAAGCTGATGAAGAAGACAAAATGTCAGAGTTAGAAACTGAATTAAATAATGTTGCAGTTCGATATAATAATGCAATGGATCAAAAACAGATATACACAGCAGCTGCTATGTTATTGAAAGACGGTGGTATTAAAGCAAGGATTATTAAGCAGTATGTTCCTGTTATTAATAAGTTTATCAATAAGTATCTTTCAGCTATGGATTTCTTTGTGCAGTTCGAGCTTGACGAAGAATTTAATGAGACAATCAAGTCGCGCAACAGAGACGAGTTCTCTTACGCCTCATTTTCTGAGGGTGAAAAGATGAGAATTAATCTTGCTGTGTTGTTTACATGGCGTGCTGTGGCTAAGTTGCGTAATTCTGTCTCTACTAACCTTCTTATTATGGATGAAGTTTTCGATAGCTCTCTAGACTCTAATGGTACGGAAGAGTTCCTAAAGATACTAAATAATCTGACATCTGACACTAATACATTTATTATTAGTCATAAGACAGATCAGCTCTATGATAAATTTACTAACGTAATCAAATTTGAGAAGTATAAAAACTTCAGTAAGGTTGCATAATGGGATTACTACTGTACACTAAGCCATTTGATAATGAAACTTTAGATCTGATGCCATGGTGTCCTAGGAAGTACCCTTATACACAGTCAGTAAATAGAGTTATGCAAGGTATTGATCCTTTCAATGTTACTCTTGGTTGTGAAACTATATATGAGATAACCCAGCTACCATCAACTAATAAAACATACGAAGATATGGCAGTGGCAAGAGCTGAACAATTAAAGCAACTAGAAGGCGATATTTACCTCATGTACTCTGGTGGTGTTGATAGTACAACAGCTCTAGTTGCATTTTTAATTTCTTGGTCTAAAGAAGAATTACAACGTGTTCATATTTTAGCTTCTTCTCAAAGCGTTTCAGAGTTCCCAGAAATGTGGGATTTAGTTGTTGAAAATTTCAAAGGTAGAATAACTACATCTTATACTCATATGGAAAAAGCTTGTGAAAAAGGATATGTAATTACTGGGGAGCATGGAGATCAAATATTCGGTAGTGATGTTATTAAAAAAATAGTAAAGTACCGAAATGAAGATGCTCTTCATTCTAGCTGGGAAGAAAATATGCCTTTGGTTTACCAAAATTTATTTGGAAAAACTGTAAGTAAGAAATTTATTGATGTACATAGAGAAACTTTAGTAGCTTGTCCATTTCCTATAAAAACTTGTTTCGATTGGGTGTGGTGGTTTAATTTTACCAATAAATGGCAGCATGTTAAATATAGGCTTTTATCTTATAAAGATTGGAAAGATCCAAAAAATAATTTTCCAAAAATACATCATTTTTTCGATACACCAGATTGGCAACGTTGGAGTTTAGATAATCATGACAAGAAAATCGAAAAATCTTTAACTTCGTATAAATTTACAGCCAAAGAATTTATTGTCAAACATACTAATTTTACTGATTATTTGTCTAAAGAAAAAAAAGGAAGTTTGAGAATCCTTTGGTCTAATAAAGGATTTTATGAAGCTATCGACGACAATTTAAATTATATTGATAGTGTGAAAGCTATGGAGTTTATAAATGGAAAATGATAATATATTTGATGCTGATTATTACATCTATGTGTTTCACAATAGAATTGTAAGAGTAGTGAAATCAAGAACTGCATATTACACCGTTAGATTATCAAACGTTAGTTCTTATGTAACTAGTACTATTCCAGCTGGTGTTACAATTAAAGAACTTTTGTATAAGTATAATTTTTCTATCGGAGATAAAAAAGGATTTCATATACCAGATGAATCTGAGTTGAACGATGTACAGTTAAATAGAATGAAACGTGTGACAGAAAAAATTATTCTACTGGAAAAATTTGAAAAAACTTCAGATATGTTAAAAAAAACTGTTATTAAAAAAACAGCAGATGAAGACATTTTCAATAGAATATTGATGAGAGAAATTGAAGATTATGAAAATGAAAAGATAGTTGGATCATTACTAGAAGCAGAATATAAATGTTCTAAATTTAGCACATACAATTCATTGATTGAATCTATACATTTAAAATATAGTGATGCTTCAGAATTGTTCGCGTTTCTAAGATATAAAGCTTTTGAATTTAGAAAATTGTTAGAAGAAAATAAATTACAAGAAGCTTATGAAATTAACATTTTGATGAACCAAAAACTTGGGATGTAAATATGATTGTTTTTCCTGGAACAAATAGAAGCGTCGATATTATCGACATGCGCGATACGATGTATCCAACATATGCTGTGATGGCAAGAACTACGCATTATGTTGATGCACTTGAAATTGGATGGGCGACGATGTTCGGCTTTTCATTTGGAAATAGTACTTTACTTATTGGTAAAAAAGAGTATAATATAAAGAGTAACCAATATTTTTCTATTCCAGTTAGAAATGAAGATGTAACAATCAATCCAACAGACGATTTGTTTGCTGTATTTCGTTTAGGTTTTATTGGTCATGATTTGGTAGGAACACAAGATGTAACGAAAACTGGTAAGCTTTCTTATATCGACGGTTGTTCTGATTCATTAATGGTTTATCCTCCACGTCTTGGCGACCCAACGTTGAATTATTTGTTTTTCCCAACAAATATCAATCAATCGTTCCATACACATCCTAGCCTCAGAATTGGTTGTGTTATTGCTGGTGAGGGTATTTCTGAAACAGATCATGAAGTTCCATTAACGACTGGTACTTTCTTTTGTCTTGAGGAACACGAGCTGCATCGTTTTAAAACTAAAGATAAAAGTATGAGAGTTATTGCTTATCACCCAGATGGTGACTGGGGTCCAACTGATGAAAATCACACTATGTTGAACAGGACTTATATCAAGAAATGATAGTACAACTAGAACTTAATCCTGAAACGAATGAATTAATTCTACCGCTCCCAGATGATATCTGCGCTCAACTTGGATGGATTGTTGGAACAGAATTAAACTGGATTGATAATGAAGATGGCACGTATAGCCTAAAGGAAAAGAAAAATGGAACTAGTGAAGAGCAACGATCCGATACTGACGACTCCGTGTCAACAGTTCAACTTTCAGGAACCACCGTTCGACCCGATTGAATTTTCTAAAGAACTTATTAAGTTTATGTATGAAAAAAATGGTATTGGTTTGGCTGCGAATCAGGTTGGCGTTCCGTATCGTATTTTTGCTATGCGTGGCCAGCCTCAAAATTTTGTTTGCTTCAACCCTAAAATCGTACAACCTTCAGAAGAAGAGATAACTCTTGAAGAAGGATGCTTGACTTTTCCTGGATTGGTCGTTAAGGTAAAAAGACATCGTCATATCCGTGTACGTTTTACTACTCCAAACGGAGACACCAGAACAGAAACGTTTACAGGTATGTCAGCAAGAGTTTTTCAACATGAACTAGATCATCTTGAAGGAAAGCTTTACTTTAATCGCGCTTCAAGGTATCATAAAGAATTGGCAATGAAGAAGTGGAAACGAGGAGAGTTTTCCACAATAAATGTTAATCCTCTTGGAGAATATTATGAACATCTTTTACCTAGATCATAACCCTACTCAAGCTGCTGAATGGATGGTAGACAAGCACGTTGTAAAAATGATCCTAGAGAGCGCACAGTTGCTTTCTACGGCTCATCGTGTACTAGATGGAGTAGAAAAAGTTAGTCAACGTCTTGTTCCTAATACACTAGAAAATCCTAAGTATCGTAAACATAAAACTTGGCAATTACCTGATGCACGTGATTACGTAATGTATCAGGCTACGCATATCAATCATCCCTCTGCTGTTTGGTGCCGTACTTCTGTAGAAAATTATGATTGGCTCGTAGATCATATGTATGCTCTAATGCGCGAGTATACTTATCGTTATGGTAAAACGCACAAGTGTCAGGGCGAGCTTTCGTATCAACTTCAATCTCCTCCTAAAAATCTTAAGGATTGGGATTGGACTCCGATGCCTTCTTGTATGGCGGAAGAGTATATTATTTCAGATAATCCCTTGACAAATTATCGAAACTATTATAGAATAGGAAAGTTAAATCTTCATAAGTGGACTAAACGTGAACCTCCGAGGTGGATCAATGAGTAGGTATGATATGGGTAGATTTGAATGGGACTGGTTCATTGGATGGACCTGCGGAACAGTGGTAATTTTAGGTATTTTAACCGCAATTTATCATGGAACTGCTGATAGTAATCAAAGGTATTATGCATCGATGGATAAGTGTATCGCCGCTGGTGGTTCATTTATTCCTACAGGCGGTCAGAGTGGTGCAATTTGTTTGATGGGGATGAAGCAATGAGTTTTTATACAGACGTAAGAGATTTTCATCAGGCTTTCGGGCAGCGTATTGGCGAGAAGCCAGAGCTTCCTGATATTGAAGAACGTAAGCTCCGTATTAAACTCCTTGATGAAGAAGTATTCGAATATACGGATGCGGAATATGCAGACGACCTTGTTGAAATTGCTGATGCCCTTGCTGACATTATCTATATTGCTTGTGGCACTGCCGTTTCTTACGGTATTCCTTTGGACGATGTTTTTGATGAGGTCCATCGAAGCAATATGGCAAAGCTGGTCGATGGTAAGGTTATACGTCGCGCTGATGGTAAGATCCAAAAGCCTGAGGGATGGCAACCACCAGATATTAAAAGCATTTTAGATAAAGCACACACAAAATATATTTGTAAAATTGCTTCTATTACGCTATAATAGTTGGATATATAATATGTGTTTTGAGGAGAACAATTATGGTTGAAACTCTTATAATTAAAAATGCAAATCTTCCTAAGAAAGCTAATAAAGAGCTTATTCTAGGTACATTTATTACAAAAGATTCGTACGATCGTGTTATCGAATCCGACTGCGATCTTTATGCCTGGAATCAAACAGGAATTAATAACGAAGAAAATTTAATTTTTAAGTTTCGTAAAAATATTTTTACGAAAGAAGAATGTGATGCTGCATATGCTGGTTTGAGAGAAGCTGCTACAGAATCTCAAAATCGTGGTATGGCTGCTGGTCCTCGTGGCGACCAACTCGGTCAGGAAGGTCGTGGTAATCGCGACTGGGTTACTGCTGAGCAAGAAGATATTATTTCATTTTTGAAACGTCCTCTCAATAGTATTGAAGATGGTACCAGCATCGAGTCTATTATTAATATGCGTGTCTCTTCTAATAAAGAAGAGACACGTGGGCGTGTGTGGCTTCGTTCAGAAGTTACTAAATTATACCCAGAGTATCATGGTTGGTTCGATCAGTGGCTTAATCGTATTAAGGATCTTTCGCGCGAAGAACAGCTTAAAGAAGCTTATAAGATTGATGATTTTATTTCTGAAACTAACTACGCTCAATCCGTAAAATCTGGTATTGCTGGATATTTTGACAGCTACCCACGTATACCTTATGGGCGTGCTACATCATACACTGAAAAGAATCCTGAAAAGTTTGCACTTTGTTACCCTTATCTCCATAAGCTTAACGACCAGTTTCGCGAACTGATTCCTAATAGATGGAAGGCGCAAAATGCAGAAGCAAACAAGCTTGACACAAGATTCCGTATTGATGGCACTGTCTTCACTACTCTTACTGTTAACCACAACTGGCGTACTGCCTGCCACCGTGATGCTGGTGATCTCACTAGCGGTTTCAGCAATATTTGTGGCGTCACTGGCCCAGAAGGTAAGGGATGGCGTGGCGGTCAGTTTATTCTCCCTGAGTACAGGATTGCTATTAATCTCCAGCCTGGTGATATGTTGCTCGTCAATAATCATGAAGGAATCCACGGAAACGACGAGCTCATTGGCGATGACAATGATCGTATGACTATCGTTGCATACTTCCGTGAGAAGATGACAGAACTTCAATCATGGGATTACGAAAAGCTTCGCAAGCAGTATATTGATGAGCGTAGATTAAATAAGGATCATAAGTTCCAACGTCCTCTTTGGAATGGCGTTTCCCCTGCTATGTGGGTAGACCAAGAATGGTATGATTATATGAAAAAACATAATATGGCCGACCCTTATAAGAAGGAAGAGCAATCAACGTTGGATAGTTTCTTTTGAAAATCGCTAAAATTTGTAATGAGTGGGAGCTTCCGTTCAACTTCGACCTAAAGAGCGAGGAGAACGTAAGCCTCCACAATCGTTCATATCTTCATTATGCCGCCGAACACCCAGAACTTGTTTCTTCAAAGTGCTGGGCCACTAAATGGCTCCTTGAAGATATTATTGACATGTCTCAAACCTATACTGCTATCGAGTACATGGCAGGTATTGGTGTTCAAAGTCTTTTGATTCAAAAGCTCTTTAATCTAGAATTTCATGTTATGGGAGAGCTAGACGAAGGATGCGTCGAACATCTTTCTAGCATTGACTGGGACCATAAGGCGATTGTAAAATGTCAAGATGCACAAAAGTCTTTGATGGAAGATAATAATTTTGATTTGAAGTTTCTTGATCTTCCTAACTCTAGTATCCTTCAGGTTACAACAAAGTGGAAAGATGGATTCAACAAATTGTTTGAATCTAACCCAAAGCTTGTTGTTTGGACAGATACATCTATCACGTATCCTATTTCTATTCATGGCGAGAAGTATGGTAATATCTTAGGTGCTAAACTCGATACAAAATTCGACTACATTAATTCATATTCAGCTTGGCTTTTTAGAAATTTCGGTTATACTATAAAGAGAGCTGCAATCAGAGGGACTAACGCTGTGTATTTTGCAGCAGTTCCTGGATTAGTGTCTACTACTATTTCTAGTTTCCCAATCGCTGAAAACGAAGGTGGGTTTTATTTTATCGGAGAGGAAAAAAGCACTCTTGACAGTTTCTTCTAATCAAATTATCGGTCGCTGGTCAGAACTTAACAATCAACCAGAAATTTCAGATCTTAAAGCAGGTATGGATTTTCGAGAACCTCGTTATCGTCGAGAAGTATTTTTACGATTTTATGAATATCATTTGAAATATAAATCGCATCCTGGCGCTGTTTATTTTGCTATGCCATGGCTTGCTAAAAAATTAAATATGGACATGGAAACAAAGCTATGGTTTGCTTTTATCAATGGATGCTCTCAAAACATAGTTACAACTTATATTATCTTTCAAAAATACCCTAATCTTAAAGAAGTTAAACTAGAACAGCTTTCTGAATGGTGGGGAGATAACCAGCATAAGTTCAAAGCTGGTTCTGGTTGGGATACAGATCGTAAATATTTCAAGTATGGGAAAACAGGATTCCCAAACTGTGTAAAGTCGTATAAAGAAAACGTTGATAAATTTGGATCACAGGTTGACTTGTTCAACAGTTTAAGCTATACTAATGATAAGTCAAAAAACTTCCAAAATACCTGGGATTATGTTCGTAAGAACTTTATGACCTTTGGTCGTCTTTCTGCGTTTTCCTATCTTGAGTATTTACGTATTCAGGGTGTAAACTTAGATTGTGATAATCTTTTTCTAGAAGATATTGATGGTTCTCGTTCTCACCGTAATGGTCTATGTAAAGTACTAGGTCGTGACGATCTTGACTGGTGGAAGCAGGATCTTAAGTATGATGCCGAAACTATCGAATGGTTGAAGGTAGAAGGCGAAATGCTTCTTAATGAAGCAAAAGCTCGTTTTGGACATCTATATAAAGACGTTTCGTATTTTACATTAGAGTCAACTTTCTGTTGTTATAAATCTTGGCATAGACCCAAGCGTCGTTATCCTAATGTATACATGGATATGTTCCATGATCGTATTAAGTATGCAGAGTCAGAGTGGGATATGAGTTTAGATTTGTTTTGGCAAATGAGAAAAGAATGTTTGCCTGAACACCTGCGTTTAGAAGATAATCCTAAAGACCCAGGATTAGTTCCTGAAAAGCAAAATCATTATCTTACTACAGGACAGGTGATAATGATGGATAAAGAGTGGGAATGTTTTGAAAACGATTTCTATGGTCCAAAAGGCATTGAACATTTTTATACGGAGTGACTATGAAAGTTATAGCAATCGGTGGTAATCCAGGCAGTGGTAAGTCGACGCTGATGAAGCGTGTGATTGAGTATTACACTCCTGTAAAAAAGTATGATGAGTTTAAGTTGGTTCCTTACCTACAGAATAACAAAATTTACATTCTTGGTAAGTATGATGAAGGTGAAGTATTTTCTGGCACTGACCGTATGAGTATGGCAGTTCAGCCAGAGGCTATTAAATTTTTAGCTAGTCTTCCTGCTGATTCTATAGTATTATATGAAGGTGATAGATTGTTCACTGCTTCATTCCTAGAAGATTGTGCAGAGAAGTATGAATTGAAGATTATTCATTTATCTACTTCTGTGGAAGTTCGTGAAGATCGTTACAAGGAACGTGGGAGCAACCAAAACGTTACATGGCTTCAGGGTCGTGAAAGTAAGATCAATAACATTTTGACGAATATGTCTCTATTATTTTTCGTAGACTCATTTCAAAACGACGACTGGTTTGAACAAGAAATTATATTTCAATCTATAATTAATGAGGTGAACAATGGATGATATTAAAGTTGTATATGGCCCAGCTGACAAATATGATACTAGCGTAACTGCTTCTTATGGAGAAACTGACTTGACTGGAAAAAATTTCTACAAATATGCTGAAAACAAAATTCTTGCAGATCTTTGTGACTATATAGATAAGACGTACGATCAACACTACATGTCTGAAAATGATGTACAGTGTTTTGATGCGTGGATTGCTCTTGGAGATGCGACTCCTACCTTCCGTAATACAGCCTTGAAGTATCTTTGGCGTTATGGTAAGAAGAGCGGTAACAACAAAGATGACTTGATGAAGACCTTACATTACACACTGTTGTGTTTGTATAACGATCACTATAAGGATGTTAAATAATGGAAATTAATGTACCAATCGAAATGCTTCGTGAGCGGAAGCTTTTCGTCGCGACTCCAATGTATGGCGGTATGTGCGCTGGAATGTTTGCTAAGTCTACTGCCGACTTGTCTGCTATTTGTACGCAGTATGGTATTCCCCTACAGTACTACTATCTCTTCAACGAGTCATTGATCACTCGTGCACGCAACTACTGTGTTGATGAGTTTATGCGTTCGGATGCTGAACATCTTATGTTTATTGATGCTGATATTGGTTTCAATCCTCAGGATGTTATTGCTCTTATGGCTTTGCAGGCACAGGAGCCAGATAAGTATGATATCATTGGTGGACCTTATCCTAAGAAGTGCATCAGCTGGGAAAAGATTAAGCTTGCAGTTGATAAGGGTATGGCTGACGAAGATCCAAACGTACTAGAAAAGTTCGTTGGTGATTATGTTTTCAATCCTAAGAATAACACTGGATCTATTCCTCTTGGAGAGCCAGTAGAAGTTCTAGAGATTGGTACTGGTTTTATGATGATCAGTAAGCAAGCTTTGACTAAGTTTAGAGATAGCTATCCTCAACTTAGCTATAAGCCTGATCACGTTCGTACTGAAGCTTTTGATGGGTCACGTGAAATCCTCCAGTATTTCCAGGCTGAGATTGATCCTGTTTCTAGACGTTACCTTTCAGAAGACTATTGGTTTTGTCAGAAGGTTCAGGCTATTGGTCTCAAGACTTGGTTCTGTCCTTGGATGAAGATGCAGCACGTTGGCTCTTACATCTTTGGTGGTTCGTTGTCAGATCTTGCGTCTATTGGGGCGGCAGCAACTGCTGATCCTAGTGCTCTTGGTGGTAAGAAGAAGAAGTGAAAAAGGAATATATCATGAATCTTAATGTGAAGACTATCGAAATCCTCAAGAATTTTTACTCTATCAATCCTTCGCTCGTCGTGAAGGAAGGTAACGTATTGACTACCATTTCAACTGGTAAGACAATCGTCGCCAAGGCGACTGTACCAGATACATTTAGTAAGCGTTTTGCTATGTATAATCTTGGTCGGTTTATTAATTCTGTTACCTCTTATGAGAAGGCGGAAATTACATTTAATGACACTAACGTTGTTATTAAGGAAACTGATAAGAATGAGAGCACTCGTTTGGCTTATGCTGATGAGTCAGGTATCAAGGTTCCTCCTGAGAAGGCTATTAATCTTCCTACAATCGATGCTACCTGTAAGATTACTACTGTAGCTCTTCGCACTGTACAAAAGCAGCTTGGTATTCTTGATGTACCTGAAATTGCTGTTACTGGCGATGGAACAAATATCTATCTTCAAGCTGTTGATTCTAAGAACGTAAATAGTGATACATTTTCTATTGTTATTGGATCAACTGATCGCACATTCCGTGCTTTGTTCAAGGTTGAAAACATCAAGGTGATTCCTGGAGACTACGAAGTTGATATTTGTTCGAAGGGCATCTCCCACTTTAAGGGAGAAGGTATCGAATACTGGATTGCAGTCGAGGCAAATTCAACCTACAGTTAAGGGTTGACTTTTTCTACGGGAGGAGCTATTATAGTTCCTCCCACTTTATATTATGAGGTATGTGATGCATATCGATGCAAAAAAGAAATTACTGATAACAGAAATTGTTAAGATAGGATTAAATATTCCTTTCCAATCAGTCAAAGCGAAAATTATTTATTTTAATGAAAATGGTTCTTTAGAACCAAGATTAAGTATGTCATTTTCACCGAATATTCCAATTAATTCAACAGGAATATACACAATATACGCATCAAAAGATGGAATTGATGAGTGTCTTTATGTTGGTGAATCTGCTTACTGTGTCAGTCAAAGAATCAGAAGGTTTTTCAAAGAGCTTACTGGTTGTAGTAATCCAAATGAAACTCATCCAGCTGCAACTAAAGCTAAAGAGAATCGATATTCTCTAGAATCACATACTTTTAAAGTAAAGTGGATTCCATGGCCTTCAATAATTGAAGCCGCTCTAAAATTCGATGTTAAATTTGACGATTATTTTATGAATAATTTAGATAGCGAAATATCTTATTTAGTTAAATCGAAGTATAATTGCACAACATATATGATGTACGGTTATAGTGCTGCAACTCTAAAAGACTTTTTGGGAGTTTAATATGCTTGAAGAATTTCTCTGGGTTGAGAAGTATCGTCCTAAAACTGTTGAGGAAACTATCCTACCTGCTGATCTCAAGGCTGTATTCCAACAGTTCGTCGATCAGAAGAACATTCCTAATCTAATCTTATCTGGTTCTGCAGGCGTTGGTAAAACAACTATCGCTCGAGCTATGCTCGAACAACTCGAATGCGACTACATCGTAATCAATGGGTCTATGAATGGTGGCATTGACACTCTCCGAAATGAAATCCTCTCTTTCGCTTCATCCGTCTCACTCCAGGGTGGACGTAAATATGTCATTCTTGACGAAGCAGATTACCTCAACGCAAACTCTACCCAACCCGCTCTCCGAAATTTTATGGAAGAGTTCTCTCGAAACTGTGGTTTCATTCTCACATGCAACTTTAAAAACAGAATCATTGAACCGCTACATTCTCGGTGCTCTGTCGTAGACTTCAAGATCAGCAAGAAGGATATGGCCAAGCTCGCTATGCAGTTTATGAAGCGAGTCAACATTATTCTTAATACAGAAAACATCAAGTATGAGTCTGCTGTTGTTGCAGAGGTAATCCAAAAGCATTTCCCTGATTGGCGTCGTGTTCTTAATGAGCTGCAACGCTATGCAGCTACAGGTTCTATTGACACTGGTATTCTTGCTAATATGCAGGATATATCGATCAAAGAACTGGTCGATCTCCTTAAGGACAAAAACTTTACTGAGATTCGCAAGTGGGTTGCTAATAATCCTGACTATGATCAAAACGAAATTTATCGCAAGCTTTATGAGCAAGCTTGTAATTTCCTAGAGGCTACAGCTGTAGCGCAACTTGTATTGATTATAGCTAGGTATCAGTATCAGGCTGCTTTTTCTGCCAATGCAGAAATCAATCTCGTTGCTTGTTTGACTGAGGTTATGAAGGATTGTGAATTTCAATGAGTCCATTCGACATTATCAATTCTATCACTTACAACAAGAAGCGTTTGATTGACGATTCTAATGAGAAGATGTACAATGCGTATCAGGTAAATAAAGGTTTGTCTTATTTTAAAGACACAATCTTCATTGCTCAAGAAATGAACATGAATTATCATCTTGATAATTTGCTTCAGCATGACTATCTTTTCCATACCGTAAGGAAGCAGAAGAGATTTGCTAAGTGGGTTAAGAAAGACAAGGATGCTGATATTGAAGCTATCAAGATTTATTTCAATTATGGCTATCGTAAAGCGCAAGAAGCTTATTCGATCCTATCAAAAGATCAGCTTGAGTACATAAAGGAAAAAGTCAAGGGTGGAGCTTGCAATCGATAAAAGCATAAATACCTCATAACATGTTCAAGTGACAAAAACAAAAACAAATAATTATGAGGTAAACGATGGCTATATTAGATTCACTGATCGAGGTGAAAATTGCTGAGGAAGAAGATTTCCTAAAGATTAAGGAAACTCTTACACGTATCGGCGTTGCATCTAGAAAAGATCACAAGCTTTATCAATCATGTCATATCCTGCACAAGCAGGGTAAATATTATATCGTACACTTTAAAGAGTTGTTTTCTCTTGATGGTAAACCAACAAATTTCAGTGAAGAAGATATAGGTCGCAGAAACACAATTTGTCAGCTACTCGAAGACTGGAACTTGATCAAGGTAGTAGAAGCTGATAAAATCAAATTACCAAAATCTCCTATGAGCCAAATTAAGATCCTACCTCATAAGGAAAAGGATGAATGGGAATTGGTAGCAAAGTACAATATCGGTAGGAAAAAAACCTAATATAATGTGAGGCGAAATGTTTAGTATGTTCAAACCAAAACCAAAAACTACGGCTGACCAACAGCTGGAAGAAATTAAAAATATCCTGTTCCCACCATTCAAGAAGCAAACAGAAAAAGATGTTACGTTTCTGATTGACTATTCGGCTGACTCGAATCTACAAGCAGCTGTCAATGATCTTGAAGAAGGTCATTGCGATGAGATTGTTATAGGTACAATAAACAAGGTTGTGGATAGAATGGTTGAAGTCAGAAAAATTCTCAAGGCGTATGGAGAATTTGATACCGACGCAAAATACATTATCGTTGATGATATGCCTACCGATAAAGAGGATATTGAAGTTGGAAATGAAAGACGACATTGACTATTTGATCGAAGCTCTTGAAGAGATGATCGACGCCAGAGATGATATGTGGCAGGAAGAGAAATTCTGCAACTACAAACAGATGACTAAGATTGGGGTGGAACGCTACGAACCAGCTCGCGAAAAGCTTAGGTTCTTTCTAAAAGAAATTGTTAAGCTTAAGTAAATTAGGTGTTGACTTCTCCGTCTAGGTGGGGTACAATAATAGAGTTGAAATAGGAGCTAAAAAATGAACCTTTCGGATCTCTTTGCTGAGTTTAAGTCACTTCCCTCCGCCGAAGCCAAGGTTGAGTACCTTCGGTCTCTTGCTACGCTCAACCTTCCCTACGATATTAATTACCAAGCTCTAATTGCCGCTTGGGAACGTATAGCTCGAGTTGAAGCGGCTCGAGCTTAACAATAAAAAAATAAAAAAAAGTATTGTCTAGCTACGATTTAGGGTTGACTTCCTCGACTAACTGTAGTATACTATATGCATGGTTGGTTGAGGTTGTCGCCTCGTTACAGGAGCTGAGCAATGAAAGCTTTCACGGTTTACGGTTCTTTCTACGGTTCGGATGAGCTTCCCGAGGCTATCGCCTCTTTTCCCACCTATCTTGAGGCTGAGATTTTCGTTCGCGATTATCCCGAGTCCGACCCTATCGTCGAGTACGATCGGTACTTGATTGAGATGACGGTTGGTGGCGCTCGTTTTACTACCTACGCCTAACTGGAGCTTGACTATGACTGTATACGTTCTTCTCGTTGGATACGACTATGAGGGGCAGCAGTGCCTCGGTGTATATTACTCTCGCCAGGAGGCTCAGGAAGCCTTCGAGGCGGCTGACTGGTTGGGTGGGTACCCTGCGATCGAGGAACGAGTCCTCGGCGTCCCTGCAGAAGCTCTTGACCTCTAGGAGATAATTATGTTCGTAGCAATTCTCACGAATTTCGGTAACACCATCTATAGCGGTGACGACCTGTCAGCTGCTATTGCTAAGGTTGAGTCTGCTTGCTTCGAAGCCACGGTTCAGCATTACGAATCAGACGGTCGTAGCGGACTGATGAGCTATTCTCCCATCTCTGGGTGGAGGACGATTGTTTCGTTCTAGGAACAATTTTCCTGTTGACTTCCTCTGAAAGCTGTAGTATACTATATGTACGGTTGATAAGGAGCCTCTGATGTCTACGAATGATCTTCTGATTGTGTTTGGTCCGCTTATCGTGATGGCGCTGGGTATGGCGCTCGGTCTTATCGTTTACACCATCCGTGAGGTACGCTAATGTCTGGTATGAACCTGCTGCTGTCTGATTCTCGTGGCGTCTATATCCCTCGCGACTTCGCTGATTTCGGCGCGCATTGGGATGGCGTAAAAGCCGAAGATCTCGAAATTCTCGCCGCTGGACCCGACCACGAGCACTACTGGGAAGCCTGGGACGCTGTGTTGGGGGCTGCTACCTATACCGATGGTAAAAACAATGTGTGGCACCTTTCTCAAGACGGTGACTTGTGGGCTGTTTGTCCTGATCTTATGACCGATGAGGAGTACTATGGCTACTACGGCGAGCATCGTTCTGATCTCGACGCTGACAGTCGATTTGAAACTGACAACTGGTATGACACTTCTGCGGAGTTGCGCTAATGTCTGATACATTTTTCTCTCGTCCACCTGATACTCAGATTCGTGAGCTGGTAGATGAGCTATACAAGCGACTCATCGATAGTCGTAGGCTGCTCAAGATGTACGACGAGGATCCTGATCTAGCTCGTCGTAGTCATGACAAAGGTTACGCTCAAGGTATTCGTGAGGAAATCGCTTACCTAGGTCGTTTGCTCGACAAATATGAGCGTAGCTAATGACTATGCATCTTCTGCCTGCATTCGTTTCTACAACGAGCACTCGCAAACGTAAGTCAAAGCTTACGAGTAAGGCTAAGATTCAACTTGCAACGCATCAGCAGTGGGTTGAAAAAATGACAAAAGGTATGAAGTCGGATAAGAAAGTACTTGACAAAGCCTGGAGAAAAGAGTATACTAGTTCTATGGTTGTTGATCGTTCGGCGTTTCAGAAGTCAGGTATGGCTCCTGGTGTTTGTGCGAAACCAGAAGAGAAAGTTTACTCTGGTGAAATGCAGCTGTTAGGTATTGCTACGATGCACAAGTCCAATATGGTTCCTGTGTTTAAGAAGCAAGATGCCGAAGATATCGCTAGGATGAGGAGAGGTTGATGAACGATCAAATTGAAATTCAAGCTCAAGACAACTCTGGTATGTGGCGTACGTATCATGTAACCATGAACGATTCGCAACGAATTTTGGCTGAGATGCGGTCTATCCAATCTCGCTATCCGAACTATCGTGTTCGTGCGATAGATCAGAATGGTCGTGTTGTAGACATTCTGTAAATAGTAGTTGACTTTCTTCAAGAAAGTTAGTATAATAATGAAAGTTGGTCGTTCGACTGACTAAATAAGTGGAAATGGAGAATTAAATGACTAAGACTGCTCGTGTATTGAATGCCTTTTTGAATGGTGAGAAGCTTACTGCTAAGCAGATCGCCGCACGTTTTGGTGCTGGTAATCCCCATGAGATCGTTCGTTCGCTCCGCTCTAAGGGCTATGCAATCTATCTCAATGAACATACGAATTCGAAGGGTAATACGACCAATAAGTATCGCCTCGGTGCACCTTCTCGTGCTATCGTAGCTGCTGGTATCGCTGCTCTAGGTCCAGATTCAGTAGGACCAAATGCCCGCAAAGTTGCGGTGGGTCTCGTCTAAAGGTAGGGAATCCTACTAGTGGGCGGGATCCGAAAGGTTCCCGCCTTTTTTTATGGTTGACTTCCTTCTAAAAGTCAGCTATACTAAGTTAAGAATAAAGACTACGCTGTTTGACATTGTTGGAAGCAGAAGCAATCGAAAGGTTGTTTCTTCATGGATGCACTTACGGTTCGATTCCGTAGTGGTCTGATCAACCGCCTAGTTCTAGACTAGAAAAGCTGTGGACAGGAGTGCATCTTTGAAGAAACAACTTATTAGGTGTGGTGTTATGGAAAATTGCAGTGTTCCTGCACAGCGCACAGTCCCTGGAGCCCTCTGTCCTGCAGGCACGGCATAAACTGAGTTGCAATCAAAAATTGGGGTCGCGCCCAGCAATAAGATTGCAGAGTAAAGCGAACGGTATGGCGGTCTATCCATATCCATAACATAACATCACTCCTAATAAGTATTGGACTCTTAGCTCATTTGGTTAGAGCAGCGGTCTTTTAAACCGTTGGTGCTGGGTTCGAGTCCCAGAGAGTCCACCATAATTGCTTGTAGGGAGAGCCTAGTCGCTCCTGCATGTATTGGAGAGGCTTAAGCCTGGCGGTATACAGCAAGCAACTTATATACTGGCGTATAGCTCAGTGGTAGAGCACTGTCCTGATAAGACAGGGGTCAATGGATCGTAACCATTTACGCCAACCAAATAGAATAACGGAGATTGGCTCAGTCTGGTAGAGCATTCGCTTTGGGAGCGAAGGGTCGCAAGTTCGAATCTTGCATCTCCGACCAAATAACGGAAGAATGGCCGAGTGGTTGATGGCTCTAGTCTTGAAAACTAGCATACCTGCAAGGGTATCGTGGGTTCGAATCCTACTTCTTCCGCCATAAATAAAAGAATTGAGTAGGCTGCAGAGACGGTGGACTGCAACGGACTGTAAATCCGTCCTCTAAGAGCGTTGTGGGTTCGAATCCTACCCTACTCACCATAATATCCTCCGTTGGTGTAGCGGTCTAACATACCCGCCTTTCAAGCGCGGAGATCATCGGTTCAAATCCGATACGGAGGACCAAATAATGGACCATTAGCTCAGCTGGTAGAGCAGGAGACTCTTAATCTCTTTGTCGCAGGTTCGATCCCTGCATGGTTCACCAAAGTTTTCCGCGATAGCTCAGTTGGTAGAGCGTCTGACTGTTAATCAGAATGTCCCTGGTTCGAGCCCAGGTCGTGGAGCCAATTTGGTCCGTTAGCTCAGCGGAAGAGCAACTCCTTTACACGGAGAAGGTCGGCAGTTCAACCCTGTCACGGACTACCATTATGGGGACATAGCTCAGTTGGGAGAGCGTCTGATTTGCATTCAGAAGGTCTGCGGTTCGATCCCGCATGTCTCCACCATAGGTGATGAGTTGTAGGTAAACCTGAATGCGCTAGGGAACCTTCCTAACTGTTGAGTGATGATGTCGTCACGCACTAGTTACTCAACAGTCCAGTTTCGCCCGTATAGCTCATCTGGTAGAGCACCTGTTTTGTACTCAGGAGGCGGTGGGTTCGAGTCCTGCTGCGGGCACCATTCTATCGCGGGGTGGAGAAGTAGAATCTCGTTTGGCTCATACCCAAAAGACCGTCTGTGCAATTCAGACCTCCGCAACCAATTGCTCTCGTACGCATCTGGTGAGGCGACCCCTCTGTCTAAGGGGCGAGGAGGGTTCGATTCCCTTCGAGAGCGCCACTTAATAAGGCTGTATTATGCAAAATGAAGTGATAAGTCTTTTCCCAACAGCTGTTATGAAGTCTACATTGGACAGAAAACTTTCAAGAAAAGAAGTTAATTTTGTAAAGAAGAATTTTAAAAATATTAGAAGCAATTTGCAAAACAGTACTAGTTGTGATAATTATATTTTAGAAAACCAAGAATTTGTTTCTTTGAAAGAGTTTATTGAAACACAGTTAGATGTATATTACAGAAAAGTATTAAATGTTGATACAAGCTCAAAGATCTACATTACACAATCATGGTTGAATTATTCTAAGCCAGGTGAATCACATCATCCACATACACATACTAATAGTTTTTTGAGTGGCGTATTCTACATTAGCACAAATGAAAATGATAGAATTTTCTTTAGAAAACAAAAAGAATTTATACATATACCACCAACTGTTTGTAATGTTTGGAATTCTGATTTGTGGGCATTGTCAGCTGTAGAAGGATATCTTTATATTTTTCCTTCAAACCTTGAGCATTATGTGGAAAAAATAACAGGTAGTAAAACAAGAATTAGTTTGAGTTTCAATTCATTCATATCTGGAAAAATTGGAGCTCCTGATTTCTTATCAGAATTAAAGATATAATTGGGGATTAGTTAAATTGGTATAACGGAGGATTCTGACTCCTTTGTTCGAGGTTCGAGTCCTTGATCCCCAGCCAATTGGTGCCTGAGTAGGACGGTAATGCGCAGGTCTGCAAAACCTTGAGAACCCAGTTCAACTCTGGGAGGCACCTCCAAATTTTGTGCGGGTATAGCTCAGTGGTAGAGCACTTCGTTGCCAACGAAGATGTCGTCGGTTCGACCCCGATTGCCCGCTCCAGTTCCGATAGCTCAACTGAATAGAGCAACGGTCTACGAAACCGTAGGTTGAGGGTTTGAGTCCTTCTCGGAACACCATTCATAGAAAGGTATATAATGATTAGCAAACATTTATTGAATGAATTGAATTATATTGTAATTGATAGTGGTGTAAAGATGGAAGGTAATTTGTTTTACTACCATCAGACGACACCATCTGATAATCTTTACGAACCTTTCGAAAAGAAACGTCAGAACCTACAGCTATTGGCTAAGAAGTTTGATAACATTATGGAGATCGGTTTCAATGCTGGCCATAGTGCTGCTTTGATGCTCGAAGCCAATCCTAATCTGTTCTTGGTTAGCATCGATATTGGTGAACATAGCTATGTTTCTTCATGCGGAAAGGCTATTCAATCTGCTTTCCCTGGAAGGCACCAGCTTATCATCAAGGATTCGAAGCTTATCACTCAGAAAGAAATTAGCTTCGCTCAAGCTGTCATCGTTGATGGTGGTCATGAATTTGATGATTGCTCTGCAGACTTGGAGTTGTGTAAAACGTACTGCGCGCCAGGAACAGTTATCGTTATCGACGATATTGATTTGAATGGAGTGCAGCTTGCGTATAGGCATCACTCTAGAAGTTTGTCAGTATGGAAAGATATTGAAACAATATATAACCAAGCTTTCTTCACATTAAACTCGCCCGAGTAGTCCAATTGGCAGAGGCGCTGGTCTTAGAAACCAGATGTTGGGGGTTCAAATCCCTCCTCGGGCACCATTTTAGGTTGTGTTCAGCATACAATGGATGAACCAGTCGGTCGGGTGTTCGAGTCACCCCAGGAGCTCCTTGCTTCTGTAGCTCAGTGGTAGAGCAACTGCCAAAAAGTACAACCTGTTGAAAATAGTGCTTGACTTATCCGTAGATAAAGCGTATTATATGTGTATTGAGTTTGAGATTGACCGTTCAGCAAACAGCTTTTGATCAAGCTAGTAGCCCCTGGGCTACGTATAGACTGGCTTTATACCTGGTCTCCAGTGGTTGTTTCTTCGGGCGTCCACTATAAAAAAATGAAATAAGAAGTCAATCTGTTGAGTTTTAGGAAGCATTCGGCAAACAATTATTGATTGGTTCAACTCCAATACCAGCGGTTCACGCTAGTACGCCTCGTGTGGGGCAACTGCTTCCTGTTGAGTTCTAGGATTGTTACAGCATAAATGCACTTGATTTGTAATCAAACCCGCAAAGGGCAATCCTGTTGAGTTTTAGGGTCAGTTCCGCATCTAAAATGATTGCATATATCAAACCAAGATGACCCTGTTGAGTTTAGATTCAGTTCCGCAACCAATCAAATCGACTTGAAATCGACCAAAGTGAATCTGTCGTAAAATGGAGAAGTGAAATGAATACCTTTGTAAATGCCGTTGTTAATCAGGAAGCTCGTACCGAAAATGGTATGAAGGCTCGCCAGTCTACTGCTAATGCATTGACTGATCTGTTCTTCAAGATCGGTGCTATGCGTGGTCAGAATGTAATTCCTGCTTGGACTGCTGCTCGTGCTCATGATACTTTGCTTGCATCTCGTATCGCTCTTTGGGCACGTGATGTTCGTGGTGGTGCTGGTGAACGTAAAATCTTCCGTGACATTTTAGTTGATCTTGCTTCAGCTGATCCTCATCGTGGTGTGGCTCTTGGTCGTAAGATTCCAGAGCTTGGTCGTTGGGATGACTTCCTTGTGTTCGTTGGTACCCCTCTTGAGGAGTATGCGTTCGAAACTATCCGCGAAGCTCTCGAAGCTGGTAATGGTCTCTGTGCAAAGTGGATGCCTCGTCAAGGTGAAACAGCTGTAAAGCTTCGTAAGTACCTTGGTTGGACTCCTAAGTTCTACCGAAAGCGTCTGGTTGAATTGACCAAGGTTGTCGAAACTCAGATGTGCGCTAAGGACTGGGATAACATCAACTTCAACCATGTTCCTTCGGTTGCTTCTTCTCGTTACAAGAAGGCATTCGCTCGTCATACTGACAAGTACAAGGAATGGACTGCGGCTCTTGTTTCTACTGATCCAGAGGTGGCTAAGTCTGTTAAGGTCAATGCTGGTGCGGTTTATCCTTACGATGTGTTGAAGGGTGTGATTAATCATTATGGGCGTTATGATCAATCTAACTTGAATCATATCCTTGCTCAGTGGGAAGCTTTGCCTAACTTCGTTGGTAATGCTAACATTCTTCCGCTTGTTGACGTTTCTGGTTCAATGACTTCGAAGGCTGGTGGTTATCAGTCAAAGTCAGAAGTAACCTGCCTTGATGTTGCAGTTTCTCTTGGTCTGTATCTCGCAGACAAAAACAAGGGTAAGTTCAAGGATACTTTCTTGACCTTCTCTAGCGATCCTCAGCTGCTTCATCTTCGCGGTAACATCCTCGATAAGGTAAAGCAGATGGTATCTTCAAAGTGGGAAATGAACACCAATTTGCATCGTGCGTTGGATAAGATCCTTCGCACCGCGATTGAAGGTAACGTTCCTCAGTCAGAAATGCCAGGTGCATTGTTGATCCTTTCTGATATGCAGTTTGATTCTTGCACTCGTCACGATGACTCTGCTATGGAAATGATTAAGCGTAAGTATGTTGATGCTGGTTACAATGTACCTAACATTGTGTTCTGGAATCTCAATGCTCACGACAATGTTCCTGTCAAGTATGACACTCGTGGTGCTGCTCTTGTTTCTGGTTTCTCACCTTCTATCGTTAAGGCTGTTCTGCAGGCTGAGATGGATAACTTTACGCCAGAAGCTATCATGATGCAAACCATTATGAACCCACGATATGACTACTAAGGAAAAGCTTATAGTATTCCTTATGCTAATGTGGATGCCCATTGTTGTGATGGGCATCCTATTCTTCACGCTGCAATAGCTCAGTTGGTAGAGCACTTGATTAGTAATCAAGATGTCGCGAGTTCGATCCTTGCTTGCAGCACCAGCCCATATAGTCCAATTGGAAGAGGCGTCGGCTTCAAACTCCGAATGTTGTAGGTTCGAGTCCTACTATGGGCACCATGCTACCTTAGTGTAATGGCAGCACCCGAGTTTGTGGAGCTTGGAGCACAGGATCGATACCTGTAGGTAGTACCATATTAATGCCGATGTAGCTCAGTGGTAGAGCATTCGCTTCATACGCGACTGGTCACTGGTTCAAATCCAGTTTTCGGCACCAATCCCCGCCATCCCGATACGTCGGTTGGCACCTCCAGCTTCAGGGCTGGAGAATGCTCCTCTGGTATAGCTGGTGCGTACGCTCGTCTGAAGAACGAGAGGATGCGGTTCGATTCCGTGGGGGAGCACCAAATATAAATATCTCAAAATGGAGATATTATGTACAAAATATACACGCTAGTGATTGATAACATTACCAAATTAGTTTGGTTAGCATTAATGACCTATTGGTTATCCGATGGTGTCAAGATAACGTCGCTATTCAAATGAAGAAATTAGCTCTCTTCAATCATCACCCTGAATGTTCTAATCAGTGTTGTATGGGTATGATGAGAGCTTTAGAACCACATTATAAAGTCAAGTGGTTTGATGTTCGTTCCAATCTAGACGAGGTGCTTGATAATGTGGATGGGTTACTTTTTCCTGGTGGCATTGGCGATAGTGATTCCTATTTCGATTTCTTTACACGTTCTAAAGCTAACAAAATCGCATCGTTTATTGCTAGAGGCGGTCGGTATATCGGCATTTGTATGGGTGCTTATTGGGCTGGGTCTAGATATTTTGACATTCTTGACAATGTAGATGCGGTTCAGTATATTAAAAGACCAACAGCTGAGATACGCCGAAGCTATGGCACGGTTGCTGATATCGAATGGCTTGGTCAAAAAGAAAAGATGTTCTTCTATGATGGCTGTACCTTTGTTGGACCAGGTCGCTATGATACTATTGCCAAGTATGCCAACGATGAACCAATGGCGATCATTCAAGGCAACATAGGTATTATTGGTTGCCACCCTGAGAGCGAAGAGTTTTGGTTCGAAGATCCTTATCAATATATCAACAAACACTGGCATAAAGGTAAGCATCATCAGTTACTACTAGAATTCGTAAATAAGTTATGGAGAGTTGGCTGAGTGGCCTAAAGCACTCGTTTGCTAAATGAGCGAAGGTGAAAATCTTCCGTGAGTTCGAATCTCACACTCTCCGCCATATAAATAAAAAGTATCAGTGAAGTGTTACGGTAGCACATCGGTCTCCAAAACTGAGGGCGAGGGTTCGACTCCTTCCACTGGTGCCATTTCATACAATGCTTTTGATGAAGATTTTGTCATATTCATCAAAGGAGTAATATATGAAAAAAATATTAGCGTTTATTGCTGCACTTTTCTGCGTAACTTCAGTATATGCACAAACTTTACCATCAGGTTCAATTGGTACAGTAACAAACAATACACCTAACACCTGGCAAACATTCACATACACATTCACACCATCAACAACTGGTGCTAACTTTCTCGGCTTTGCATTTCGTCAGGATCCAGCTTTCTGGACTTTCGATAATGTAAAGCTTACAGCTGCTGGTTCAACAACTAATCTTTTGACTAATGGTGCGTTTGACAATGGTGGTTCATTTAGTGTAACAACCAGCAATGGTCCATCATCCATTCAAGCCCCAACTAACTGGGGTGTTTGGTATCAGAATGGAACATATCCAGCCGCTGCTGGTCAGTGGCAAAGCTCAGGTGTTTGGTACGATGGTGCTGTTGGTACATTCGATGGTATCTATCAGGGCATAGTCCTACAAGCAGGAACAACTTATACCATAGCCTTTGATGTCAGTGGAAACAATACTGCTAACACTAGCTCTATTCAGCTTGGTGCATATGGTGGCGCTTGTGCTGATGTATCGGTTTCACCCGATCAATGTACTATTCCATCGTCTGTTGGCTTCACGACATTAGCAACTCCAGCTCAAGGCGCTTCTGCTGGTGGACCACCAACTCCTCCACCTGTTACTCTTGTCAGCACTACAAACGCTCCATCAACTTCTGTTGCAACAACGGTAAATGGTACAGCTGTAACAGTTAACAATGTAGCTACTGGTGGTACAAATAATGGTAGATGGATTGCTGTAACAAGAACAACAACACCTGTTACTACAAGACCATTTACTGTCACAACTGTGACAACTCCACACGCTACTGAAACTTATAGCGATGGAACAACTGTTACAACAAATGGTACTGCTGTAACAACTACTCAAACTGGTGCTACTGTTACTGTAGGTCAATCAACAGCTCAAACTGCTTCTGCTTCTGCTATTGCTCTCAAAGATGCAATGGCTATTAGTAGATTCAATCCATTTATTGTAGATGCTCTTGCAACCAAAGATGGTGCATGGGCAACTCCTTCTATGGGATATGCTAAGACTGGTGGTTCATTTAGAACAAGTGGTCTTGGACTTGGCGCTCAGACAACTGTAGAAGAGAATACTTTTGGTATCGCTGGTACATTTGGTAAAACAAACAGTAGTGGTTATCTAAACTCTCAATCTCAAGCTGATACATATGGTGCAACTGCATATGTTTTAAGCAGACAGAGTGATATTTGGGTAAAAGGATCTGTTGGGTTCAATGTGTCAGAATATAACACAACAACATCACTTCCAGTGTTTGCTCTTATCAATCAGAGCAATGTAAGAGCTAAGAATTATTATGCTGATGTGACATTCTACTCTGCGCAGGAGTATTTTGGCTTCAGACCGTTGGTTGGCGTTGTTGTAACTAACTCAACAATATCATCAAAGGCTCAATCAGGTTCGCCTCTGCTTTCAACATTACCGACTGATGATAGAGTTATCGAAGCTCGACCATATGCTGGTATCAGATTTGATATTGACCAGACATTTGGAATTGAAACAAGAGTAACACAATCAAAAGACTTCAAGACAGTTGGACAGGCTCGTTTGACTGCTAATCATGAAGTGTTCAAGGATGTGTTCTTCAACGTTCAAGCTGGGTTTGAAAAAGGTTCTGGTTACACAGCAGCTGTAGGTATGATTGGTTTGAAAATCAACTTCTAATTCGGGGGAGCTTCGGCTCCCTTTTTTTATTATCTAAATATCAAATATGTGAATCGATTCGGAGTTTGATATGATCTATGGTTATCATCCTACATACTATAAACATTTTTTGAGAATTGCTTCTAAATATCCTAACGATAGCAGAGCGAAACAAATCTTAAACTTTAACTTCCACAGCAGAAAGGAAAATCCTCTCTGGTGGATTAGTCGTTTTATGCACAATCAAGTTCCAGTTGACAGAACTGATACATTTAATATTCTTAAGGTTGACACTTGGTCGATACCAGATGTAGATACATCATTCAAAAAAACATTCGATCAAATATGCTACGGAACAGCTACAGAATACTGGAACAATAATGACGACGTAAGCGTTCTTTGGTCTGGTGGATTAGATAGCACATGTGTCGCTATTGCATTCATAGAAACAAAACCAGCTGGTAAAAAACTAACATTGGTAGGCACGCAAGAAAGCGTTGACGAGTATCCCTCTTTCTATGAACAGCATAAAGCTTTAATGAAGATTGATACTACTGAAGAATTTTGGGGAAGGTTTAAATATCATCAAAATGAAACTCTGTATGTTTCTGGTGATATTGGGGACCAAATATTCGGCGGTGTTATAGATGAATATGCTGATCATAAAGACGAACCTTGGGAGAGCTTTATCGAGTGGAAAGATGTGTTCGAACAAAGTGCTTTCAATGCAGATAATTTAATCCGAGATTGGTATAAGGATGAAAAAAGTTTATTCATCAAAAGATTTACTGAGTTCAATAAAAAAGCACCATTCCCAATCGTTACTATTTTAGATTTTGTCTGGTGGTTAACATTTACAACTAGATTTAATGGTGCTGCAAACAACATAACAAATCTTGTCAATGCAGTTTATAAATTAGAAAAAGCTGCTATAGGAACAGTTAACTGTTTCTTTCACAACTACGAATTTGAACAATGGTCGATGCTTAATCATCATTTGAAATTTCCTGGCGGACCAGAAACATACAAACAACCTATCAAAGATTTTATTGCGAAGTACAATGGTGATATGGATTTTCTTCTCAATAAAAGAAAAGAAAAATCTACACCTCGCCTTTTAGGAAGCGATGATTGGTTTAAACAATGGCGCTTGAACGATTACTCAAATTATTATTTGATTATGTCAGATGGAACCATATATAATACTAAGAATGACATTCCTTTCGAACTGATGGTAAAGTCTTTAACATTTATAAAGTGAGATGATATGGAAAGAATTATTGGAAGTGTTTTAGATGGTCACTATTATAATGATGATGGGTCTCGGAAGAAGATAGGAATATACTGTCAGCAAATAGATAGGTGGATTCTTATTGATGAATATGACATGTGGATTACATTTAAAACTGCACAAGCTTTATCATCAAAATTAGCAACTACTGTTTATATTCTTTCTGGTGATTTGCAGGGTATGAACAACGAGAACTGTATTGAATATAGCATCCTAAACAAAACGATATTCAAACGCAAAAACGTTGCTGATCTGATTCAAAATCAAACTCCTACTATGAAAAAGGTAGTCGACGATAATATTGTTAAGGTTGGATTGCCTGAAGATTTTTTGTCAATTGTTGGGCGCAAGAAGTTAGAAAAAATGAAAAAATATGTAAATTTTGTTAACAAGTGTATCTACGGTGTAGAAATATGTAATTCTAAAAATTGGATTGATAATAAAACTGTAGCCATAGTATATCATCCGAAAGAATGGAGCGATGTGATAACACCATATGAACACAAATCAGAATCAGATAAAAGTGTGTTCAGCGAAATCAATGGCGTTCTGTATTTTTCCAACTCAGTTAAAGAAGCTAAAGCTGAGATAAAGAATTTGTTTCAATTTTATCTAGATGAATGTTTGGTATCGACCAATCTTGTAAACGTTTTTTATAATGTCATCAAAGAAAAAAATCCATTCTCAGAGTATGTCTATAAAACTTCTAACTTTTACAAAACTACTTGAACGAGTAAATCATCATGATAACTTCAGACGAAACACTTTATTTTTTTAACATAAGAGACCAGCAAAAGTTTTGGAAAGAAATTTATCCATCGGCTCCACCAGCAAGTAAATTTTATATTGACATCACAAAAAGAATAAACCCACATAGACTTTGTAATAGAAACGAAGGCGAGTGGAGTTTACCTTGGAAGCAACACGCTCCTGATAAATTTAAAATGCTTCCATACAATCCAAATTTTAATAAAACGTATGAAGAAGTAACTGATGAAAGAGCTATGGATATCAAACGAGGTATCCATGCTGGTAAAAAATATGCAGTGATGTATTCTGGTGGTATGGATTCTACCAGTGTTGTTGTCGCACTATTAAAGAACTTGACCAAGGAAGAATTAAAATGCGTTACGATATGCGCATCGATTCATAGTCTTGTAGAATATCCCCTTTTCTGGCGCAAATATATTCAAGATAAATTTGAAGTTTTAGATTCCAACAAATATTTGTACGACGATTATATTGGTATGGGTTATACTCCTATCACAGCTGATGAGGGTGATTGTATCTTTGGTACTTCTATCGGATTGCAACTTTATCATAATTACGATTATCTTGTTGGGTTGCAGGATCCTGCGGTGCAGGGTAATTTAATGAAATTGAAATATCGAATATCAGATGGTGATGTTCATTATAGTCTTTTTAAAGATGTTATCGCTAGATATTTTGCATATGACGATACGCCTTCTGGATTAGAATTCGGCAGGTTACTTTATGCGAAGTATCATCGTAATATTATTACGTCTTCCGTGCCAATTTATTCTCTACACGATTTCTTTTGGTGGCTTATCTTCAACGTAAAATATTTGAATTGTTCAATCCGTGGCGCTATTTTCTTCAACGCTACAATGCCTTTCGATAAGTGCGTTGACTCTATTGAAAACTGGTTTAATGGACCTGGATTTCAGTACTGGAGTATGAATAACAATAACAATGGATTGAAAATTAAAAAGACTCTAGCTTCATATAAACATATTCAAAGGAAATATATCTACGATTTCACCAAAGATGATTGGTATTTTTGGTACAAAACCAAGCTAGAATCTATGGGTAATTTGTCTGTCAAGGGTAAAAATGATATGTCTAAATCATTTACCAATAGCGTTATTGGAATTAATGATAAGAATGAGTATCTTTGTATCCCTGACCCTGATGATTTAGATTCAGTTGTCAATAGCAAATATCAAGGTGTGTATCATTATGGTCCAGATGTGAGAAATTTTTTCGAAGAATCATTAATGAAATTCGAAATAGACTGGATGGATGACTAAATAGAGTTGCAGGGGTCATGACCTGTATCATTTAACGTTAAATCAACATGGAGTTTTTTAATGACAACTAATATTCGCTGGGTTATCGCCCATGAACCAGTAGATCTTTTCCTTAAGGTTGCTGATTCTTTTTCTAAGGAAGTAAACGAACAGACTAACGGTAAGTTCAATATCGAAGTTCTTTCGCTTACTGATTATTCTAAGAAGTATAATGGTGGCAAGAAGGTATCTAAGAACGATCTTATGAACCTTATTGATACTGGCGCTATCGAAATGAGCCATATCTACACTACTTGGCTTGCAGACTACAACAAGGACCTTCATGCCCTTGATCTTCCATTCCTATTCAAGGATCATGATCACGCTGACCGTGTTCTTGAAGGCGATCTTGGCAAGTCATTGCTTGCTGACGTTTCTAAGACTTCCAACATCAAGGCAATGAGCTTCACTTACTCTGGCGGTTATCGTATCGTTCCTGCGAACTTCGCAGCTGATACTGTATCTGCATGGGAAGGTAAGGTAGTTCGTACTAGCCGTTCTCCAGTTGCTGTTGATACATTCAAGCTTCTTGGTGCAACTCCTCGTGCAGACATTGAACTTGAAGAAATGAACTCTGCTGCTGACGCTGGCGTTATCGCTGCTGGCGAATCAACATATGTTCGTGTGTTCCCACTCGAGCAGAATAAGAGCTTCGAAGTTGTTAACGATACAGCTCATAGCTTGTTCCTAACTTCAATCATCGTGAACCAGGATTTCTTCAAGCAGTTCGATGCTGAAACACAGGAAATCTTTGCTAACGCTGCATTCAACGCTGCTCGTAAGGAGCGTCGTGAGTCTGTTGCTGATATTCCAAACATCCTTGCTCAGTGCGAAGCTACTGGCGTTAAGGTTGTTAAGATGTCTGAAACTGAAGCAGGCAAGTTCAAGGCAATCACATCTAAGGTTTATGAGATGTACGCTGACTACTTCACTCCAGGTCTTGTGCGCAAGCTCCAGGTTGCTTAATAGCTACTAATAAATAATACAGGGGTGGGGGAAACTCCACCCTTTTTTATGATAACTGATGGAGACTTATATGTTTAATTTTCTTTCTTCTAAGTGGACTGAGCAACAGCGTCGTAGCATCACTAAAGTCGTCACTTGGAGAATTCTCGTTACAATCACAAATTTTGTTGGTGGATGGCTTGCCTCTGGATCTTGGCAAGTTGGTCTTGGTGTAGTTTCATTTGCGCTTGTAGTCAACTCAATTCTTTATTGGTTTCACGAGAGAGCATGGAATCGTACTGACTGGGGTAAGCAGGTTAAAGAGCCTGAGGAAACTCCAATTTGACTATTTCTATCGATTGAGGTATAATATATTCAATCGATGGAGAAAGATATGACACCACTTATATGGACATGCGTATACGGAGGAGATGATTATTTCAATATCCTCCGTATCAGTTTAGAATCACTAATCAAGTATGGAAAATACAAGCGTAGCCTGTATATTTTTTCTGATAAGGATCAGCAACAAACACTTCAATATGTACCAACCGAACTTTGGTCTTGGACGATAGTTCTTCCATTCCCAGAAAAAGCGCACATCTCAGCAAGATATGAATGTTCCAGTTATCTACCGAAGGACTACGACGTTTATCTTTACGTAGATACAGACATCATCTACGATGCATCAGTATGGCCAATGCTTTATGACATCAAAAATTCAGAGAAGCTGTGCTTCACTAGCGAAAAGCATCTCTACCCAAATCTTCAGGCGAAAATTGGTTCGCTTCGAAACGGTAGCGCGTACAACTCTGAATGGTTCGGCTTGGCTATCGCTCATCAGGATGGTAGTTTGGAAGATTGCTACCTACCAATCATCAACTCAGGCGTCATAGGCTCGAACGATTTGGACGAGTTGATAACCGTATGCTGTGATATTAAAGCCAAGCTCAAGTACATCGATCCAAAATACCTCCAAGAGTTTGGCGACCAACCCGTAACGAATTATGTAATAATCCAATACGGTTGCGAAACGAATATTACCAGATACGTTCACTTCGTCAATTCGGCTCCACCAGAGCTACACGTACGTAATGGGGTGGGGTTGCGAGGAATGGTTCATTTTTTGTGGGCTGGAAGCCTCAAATACGCCGAAATGAGCCAGTACCTAGACCTCCTAGAGCGGATGGGACTGGACGCTCCTCAGGGCTAGAAATACTTCTATAATACTTGTTTTTTACTTGTAATACTTACAGTCATGAGAGTATACACAAAGCAAGAAAAATCGCCTATACTGTGATTTTTTAGTATTCGCAAGTATTAAATCGGTTGACTTTTCCTCTAGATAGGGTACAATATATGTAACCTAAAGAAAGGAGCACCGAATGACCCGTCATAATCCCCGCCTCGTACCCGAGTTCCTCGCCCGATACCCCTCCGTAGACGGCTATACTCTCATCTGTGTCTGTGAGGAAATCAATCGCCGTACTCAAGCTGGAGTTGGCGTACAGGGTATCCTAACTCAAGCTCTGCTTTTAGACAACGCTGGTCAATACCTAGCTCGAGTCTGTGAGTCACTTCAAGCCCAACAAAGTGCTTGACGAGTTTCGCGAATTACGCTATAATATATCTACGGTTGAAGAGGAGAACGATATGAACCCCACCTACACGAAGATCCCCCTCGAAAAGCTCGACGAAGTTCGTACGGCTCTTAATGCCAAGCTCAAGGCGCATAGCCAAGCTACTGGCTTTCGCTATAAGACCCGTACCTTTTACCTCGGTCCCCGTAAGGTTTATGGCGGTCGTCGTCAGGGTACTACCAACAAGAGCGACGCCTATAGCGCCAAGCTTGCCGTTTACGAGGATAATGGTCGTTACGGTTACTTTGATATCGCCTACTACGTTTGAGGAGAAAGCTATGAAACTCGACGATTATGATTTTGATATGACTGCCAAGGCTGTGTTCGCGATGAACCCTTCGGCTCCCCAAAATTACGATACCTGGGAGGACCTGAAGTCCTTCATGGTTTCCATGGCGTACACCTACGGTCACAAGACCAACTCTTTCAGCACCAGTGGATTCCAGCTGACTTTCTTTCCGAGCTCTAATGACACAGATATTAGCTGTCGTTCGTCTGTTTCGTCTTTTGTTGCGCTTGAGTATGTGAAGCGTATGACCCTCGTCAAGGAGAATGCATAATGTTTATCGCAAAACCCAACCTGAATAACTCACTCGGTCAAAAGACTTTCTCCGATATGGAGGCGGCTGTTACCTACCTCGAGGAAGCCACTGGTTACAAGATGGATTTTGTTACCGACAAGCGTACGAAGGAGCGCACTTATGACTGGGAAATCATCGGCAAACTCAAGCGTGTCAAAGCGTAACCCATTCGCACATGAGCTTAACGATGCAAAGTTTCGGTTGCGCATCGTTAAGCCACGTAAGGGCAAAGGTTCTTATTCTCGCAAGGAGTCAAAATTATGGGTATGATGAAAGAACGCTATATGGATATCGTTGATTACGCCGAAGAGTGCTGTGGTGGTACGCTTCAACATGATGAAGCTTGGAAGATGTTTCAGATGGTTTATCCTGACGAAGGCGAGATTTTCGAAGAAGCTTGGAACAACTGGGATTCTTTTTCTGAATATATTCTAACACATCATTAAAAAGTGCTTGACTTATCTCTAAATATTAAGTATAATAGATCTTGATGATGAAGGAGTATATGCATGTCAAAACCAAAGTTCAAAGTTTGCTACGATGTTAAGCACGTCGTAAAAGGTGATGGTATCTATGGATTACTCGTCACCAAAAAGTCTTACTTCCATACCTTACAGGAAGCATTCTCCTTCTCTAAGGAGATTTATGGTCTTCGTATAAATGGTGTAGAAGTAGTAGGTCGTCCATCTATCGAACGTATGTGAGGGAACTATGCGTAAACTGTTGATCGTTGCATCTTTGTTGGCTATGTCTTCAGCTGCAATCGCTGCAGACGGTCGACGTATGTATGGTGGTCCTAATCGACCTGCTCATGGACATCATCGTCACCATAACGTACTGCCATGGATAGCTGGTGGATTAGCTCTTGGAGCAATTGCTGGTGGAGCATATTACTACGACCATAGCCCACCAAGGTATCGTCGTCAGTGTTATGACGATTTAATTGGTTACGATCGTTATGGTCGTGAAGTTTGGCGCAAATATTGCAATTGAGGTTAATATGAAAATTGGTGATACAGTAGAGTTGATAGATGAGAATGATTACGAAGGCAACTATCGTGGTCGTATGAAGGTGGTCAACATCAAAGGTCTGTCCGTTCTGTGCGACCACCCATTCTACGACGAGTTGCTTTGGGTTCTTGAGGATCAATTGGTGGTAATGGAGGAAGCAAATGACTGATGATGGTAAGTACAAGTGCACATACTCTTTTAGCTGTGAATATGAGAATGTTGCTTTGCCTGGCGAGCCGAAGCACAGCTTGAATGTTCTATCTTTCGATGGTACTGATGCTCACATTCAAACAGTGGTCAACCAGTTTGTTACCTTTTTGAAGGCATCTGGTTACAGTTTCCAGGATTTGGAGATCATTAAAGATGCTAATTCCTACAAAGTATAGCATTGGGTACACCTATTGGGTGCCTCGTGTTTACAAGCAATTTGTGAGTACAGAAACTCTTTATTATGAAGGTGAAGAGTGGACTCGTGATGTGTATGAAATGCGTGCTTTTGCCAAGCAGAAGGTGGTCCGTTGTATGGAAATCAAGGTCCATAAAAATGGTACGCATTCTGTAATGTATGGTGTAGAGAATATTACAGATGCTGGTACAAGTATGTTTCAGTGGTATCCAGAAGCAAATATACCTGAAAGCAATACCGAAGAGATTGCTCTAGCTTTTGCTGAGGGATTCTTGAAAGATAACCCAGACACAGAATACTTTGGTAACTAGGAGATAAGTAATGATAGATAATGCATTGCAGTTGATTAACCATAAAGGTGCGCTGTTGAAGGAGATTGCATTCCTTGAAACACAGCTTAAAGATCACGATACTGGTCATATCCGTACAGCTATCAGTGTTCTTGAAGGTCGTGTGAAGGATATCGTTGAGTTTCTTAATGATACCGATAGAAAGTCAAAGCATTTGATGAATGGTATCATGAATTGGGACAAGATTATGTCCACACCTGGTAACCTATAATAAGTAGTGGTGTTGTTAAAGTTTATTGATCGGGGTTAGTTCAATTGGTAGAACTACAGACTTTGAATCTGTGTGTTGGTGGTTCGAGCCCATCACCCCGAGCCAACTTTGGAGATATATGATGGATGGATATCAAGGCGATTCAAATAATTTACTCGAAAAACTCAAATATGCTACTCAAAGTTCTTCAATAGTAGATTTATATTGGGGTGAAGTTATGGAACTTTTGAGAGAAAGTCGAGATAAAATTGAAGAATTGACTTCACTTCTTAAAGAGGATAAGTGATGTTTTTCAGCAAGAAGAACGAAAAGTATATTCGTTGGAAAATTGAGATTGATGGTATCACTGCAGAAGGTAAGCCAATCTATCATGTGTACAAAGCAAGAGCGCCATACGGTATGGATTTGGTCTGTGAGTTTCATGACTACGATCAAGCAAGGCAATTTGTAGAGAAGCACATTGACTTCCCTATCTACTTCTATAAGGATTAGCAATGCCATTCGGTGGATACAACCCATTAGACGACGGCGAATACCAAGATTTTTCGCCCTGGTTCAAGCCCAAAAAGGAACCTAAAATGTCAGAGCTTGATTTAACAAAGATACAGTTGGTTTGGTCTCAAGATATCTTGGTCAGGATCAAAACAATCCTAGACTCAAAAGGATGGACAGACGAGCAGAAGTTGGTCAGCATTGCTTGGCTTGTAAAGCAAGCTGTTAAAAGAGAAGATGACTAGTTTTTCTTCTCTGCTCTCTTCTTCGCCTCGTCAAGCGTCTTATACAATGCATTCATATTCTTCTGGCACTCAGTATTCTTTGAATGTAATTCTACCAGAAGTTTTGCAACCTGCACATCCGTTAAAGTTTCAGAATTTGGAAATCGTCTTACGTTTTGACAGTAAAACATCGATTTGTCTGGCACAACTACCTGTAGTTCTGTTTTAGTAATAATTTGTGGCGGAAGAGCTTTGGCGCATCCTGCAAGAGATAAAGCTATAAACGAAGCAAATATTACTCTCATTTTACCACATCCTTCAGCTTGTTTACTGTATCTTTAAGAACCTTTGAAGACTCTTTATCAGCTGCAACTGTTTCTTTCGAATTTAAATCTGCGCTAATAGAATTGATTTTATCTTCAAAAACTTTTTTTGATGCAGCGTTTTCTGCTTCTATTTCTCTACGCTTCTTTTCGATATCTTCGATTTGTTGACGTAGTATTTCTTTGTCTTTGGCGTCCTGTTCGATTTGTTTTTGGTTGTACTCTAAAAGAGCTTCGCGCTCGATACCTGCGCGCCAAGAATAATACCCTGCTGAAAGAGCACCGAATGCTAGTATACCAATAAATATGTAAAGTTGTAAACGTCCAAACATCGTAACCTCCATAGCTAGGAGCTATTTATATGAAAGTATATCTCGGACCTTATAAAAACTGGATTGGACCGTATCAGATTGCCGATGCTGTTTTCTTTTGGGTAAATCGTCGTGGTGTCTTTGCTGACGATGACCCTCGTCATGACCGTTGGGACTACAAGGCAGCTGATGCGTTTGGCGACTGGCTCGCTGATATCAAGTGGCTCTATAAGTCTTGTAACTGGATTCATGCGAAGCGCAAGCGTAATATCAAGGTACGTATTGACGAGTATGACACTTGGTCAATGGATCACACTCTTGCTTACATCGTTCTGCCTATGCTTAAACAGTTGAAAGCTACAAAGCACGGCTCGCCTTTCGTTGATGATGAGGATGTTCCTGAACACCTTCGTTCAACTGCTGCACCAGAACTAACTGACGAAGAAAAGAAATGGGGTGAAACAGATGCGTTGTTTCATGACCGTTGGGTTTATGTTCTCGACGAAATGATCTTCGCTTTTGAATTAGAAATTAACGACGAATGGGATGATGAATATCACAAAAGTGGCGATTATGATGCTATGAACGTTATTGGTGATCGTCAGAAAAACGGCTTCCGCTTGTTCGGTAAATATTATCAGGGGCTATGGGACTAATGGAAACTCTGACTCAATACACTCAAATCCCAGAAGAAGTTGTACAGCAAGCAGCAGAGATGTGTTCAGATGATGAAAACAATAGCTTCTTTAGAATATGGAATGTTGGTCAAGGGTATAAGTCTGCTGGTATGACACCTATCTATTTACTAGATCAAACAGTAATGCAATTATTTGTTGTAGCCCAAGAAACTTTTGGAAAAAAATTGCACTAACCCCTTTAAAAATATTGCGTCGCAACCTATATAATATGTGAGATGCCAGTCGGGTCTCGCAATTATCAACTCTCGCTTCACAGGAGAACTACTATGACTAACTTTAAATTCGATCACACATTCTCAGACCTCGCCAAGTTCGACAAGTTTTATGTTGGCTCTGATAAGTTTCTAGCAAAGATGCAGGAAACAGCAGAGCATCTAGCAAATACTGCAACTCATGGCGCGTATCCTCCATTTAACCTCAAGAAAACTGATGACAATGTTTATGTCGTCGAGCTTGCTGTTGCTGGCTTTGCTAAGCAGGATATCGAGCTTACGCTTGAAGAGAATAAGCTAATCATCAAGGGTGGCACTACACTTGATACTCTTACATCTGATGGTATCGATACTCAGTACCTTCATAAGGGCATTTCAGACCGTGCATTTACCCGCACCTTCTCGCTCGCTGACAATGTTGTCGTGAATAATGCGCAGATGGTTAATGGACTTCTTAAAATTTGGCTGGAACACATTATTCCAGAGCACAAGAAGCCAAAGAAAATTGACATCGAAGAAGAGGTAGCGACAAAGGTTGCTAAGAAATAAATGTTTGACTTGTTTACAAATTATATCGACCAATCATTAATTTGGATGAAGAGAAGCTTTGCTTATAATAAGGCAGCATCAGAGCTTCATAATCTTTCTGATAGAGAGCTTGCCGACTTGGGCATTTACCGTGGTGAAGTACATAATGTCGTTTTGAATACATTGAGACAGCGAATCCCAAGTCGGTCCTTTTAACAATAAATAACGGGGAAGCAATTCCCCGTTTTCTTTTATGGAGATAGATATGAAAGTCACACTCGAACAATTATGCAATTTCTTCGAAGACACAGATGATTTTGTGCTAGAGAAATTCGTCGGTCCAATTAATCAAATTATCGAAGATTTTGACATCAATACACCTAAGCGTTTGTCTATGTTTCTTGCACAGGTAGGGCATGAGTCAGGTGGGTTGACAAGGCTTCATGAGAATTTGAACTACAAGGCTGCTCGCCTTTCTCAGATCTTTCCAAAATATTTCAGGGACGTTGATCCTGATGATTATGCAAACAAGCCTGAAGCTATCGCTAATCGTGTGTACGCTAGTCGCATGGGTAATGGTGATGAAGATTCTGGTGATGGTTATCGCTTTCGCGGTCGTGGTGCTATCCAGTTGACTGGTCGTTCGAATTACACTGCATGTGGTGCAGATCTTGAAGTTGATTTGATTAACAATCCCGACTGGTTGGAAACTCCAGAAGGTGCTATTATGTCAGCTGCTTGGTTCTGGGACCAGCATGATCTAAATGACTGGGCGGACAAGAGTGATGTTACTACAGTATCAAAGAAGATCAATGGTGGTACTATTGGTCTCGAAGAGCGCAAAGAACTATTTGAAGAAGCACTCACAATTTTCGCTTGATTTTTTCAACGTAGTAGGGTATTATTGGTAACAGTGATGCCCTACACTCACATTCGGAGTTATGATGAAGTTTTACACAAGTGTTTATCAGCGTGGAGATAAGATTTATGTTCGTGGTTATGAAGACGGTCAACGTGTAGAATTTATCGAGAAGTATAAGCCATACCTCTTTCTTCCTAAGAAGGATGGGTTTTATCGTACACTGGATGGTAAGCAAGTTGATAAAATGCAGTTCGAGTCTATTTCGGACGCACGTGATTTTTGTGAGAAATATAAAGACGTATCGAACTTTGATTATTATGGACTGAACAACTATCAATATGTGTTTATGTATGACTATTACAACGGCGAGATCAATTACGATCCGTCGATTATTTCAGTAGTAACTATCGATATCGAGTGTGCAGCTGACGAGGGATTTCCTGATATTCAGAAGGCTGATAAAGAAATCACAGCTATCACTCTACGTAAGAACGGTAAGAACATTGTGTTCGGATGTGGAGAATATATTGAGCACAATGATGAGACCAAGTATATTCGTTGCAAAGATGAATTCGAATTGCTTGATAAATTTATCAAAGTGTGGAATCATCCTACTTGGAAGCCAGATGTTGTTACTGGTTGGAACATAGAGTTCTTCGACATTCCTTACACGGTCAATCGTATCAAGAACGTACTAGGCATAGAGTATGCTAAGAAGCTATCTCCTTGGCTTATTCTTGACGAGAAAGAAGTTGAATTCAAAGGCAAAAAAAATCAAACATACACTCCAGCTGGTATTGCTGTTCTTGACTATTATCAGTTGTATCGTAAGTTTTCATTCGGTAACCAAGAGAACTATAAGCTAGATTATATTTCTCAAGTTGAGCTGGGCGAGCAAAAGATCGATTACTCTGAATATGGTTCATTGCTTGAATTGTATAAGAGTAACTTTCAAAAGTTTATCGAGTATAACATTCACGACTGTGTGCTTGTTGATAGGCTTGACGAAAAGCTTAAGTTCATTGAACAGGTTATGGCGTTGGCGTATGACGCAAAGGTAAACTATGGTGATACCATGACGACTGTTCGTCCATGGGATGTAATTATTCATAACTATCTGCTTGATCGTCGTATTGTTATTCCTCAGTTCGAACCTTCTAGGCAGGAGTTCGAATTGGTTGGTGGTCATGTGAAGGAACCTGTCCCAGGTTTGTATAAGTGGGTTGTATCATTCGATTTGAACAGTCTGTATCCGCATTTGATTATGCAATATAATATCAGCCCAGAAACATTCATTACCCGTTTACCTAACTTCAATTCAATTGATAGTTTGCTTGATGGGACAATGTCGCATAACTGCGAACATGCTATCGCAGCGAACGGTTGCATCTATCATAAGGACAAGCAAGGGTTTCTACCTCAGCTTATGGAAACAATGTACGACGACCGTACAAAGTATAAGAAGCTAATGATTGAAGCCAAGAAGCGATATGAGGAAAGTCACTCTCGCGAGGACGAGATGTTGATTGCTCGTTATCATAATATGCAGATGGCCAAGAAGATTCAATTGAACTCAGCTTACGGTGCGCTTGGTAATAGATACTTCCGTTGGTTCAGCTTTAATAATGCAGAAGCTATCACTATGTCTGGTCAGCTTTCTATCCGTTGGATTGAGAAAAAGATGAACCAGTTTATGAACAAGGTTTGTAAGACCAAGGGAATAGATTTTGTTGTTGCTTCTGATACCGACTCAATCTATGTTACCTTTGATAGATTGATCCCTGCAGGTAGCGACGAACTTGAAGCAGTAAAGTTAATCGATCAGTTCTGCGAAACTAAAATTCAGCATTATATCAACTCATGCTACGACGAGCTAGCTGGTATGATGAATGCTTATCAGCAGAAGATGCAAATGAAACGCGAAACTATCGCTAACAAGGGCATCTGGCGTAAGAAGAAGATGTATATTTTAAATGCCTGGAACGTTGAAGGTGTTCAGTATGATAAACCAAAGCTGAAGATTCAGGGTATCGAAGCTGTTCGTTCTTCAACACCTCACGTCTGTCGCGAGAAAATTAAACAGGCGTTGGATATCATTATGAATAAAGATGAAGAGACACTTCAAGCATTTATTGAAACGTTTCGTCAAGAGTTTCTTGAACTTCCTTTCGAGAAAGTCGCCTTTCCTCGTGGAATTAAAGGTATGAGTAAGTATTCTAGTAAGAAAGAAATATATATCAAAGGTACACCTATTCAAGTTAAAGGTGCATTGCTTTTCAATAACCTACTGCAAACTAAAGGTATGAAAAACATACCACCTATCATGGATGGTGATAAAGTTAGGTTTGCTTATCTCAAATTGCCTAATCCTATCGGTGATACTGTTATTGCAACTCCTGATGAACTTCCGAAAGAATTCAAGCTTGATAAGTATATCGATCGCGAGATGCAATTCAATAAAAGTTTCGTAGAACCACTACGCTCAATCACAGAAGTTATCGACTGGGAAGTTGAGCAGAGAGCAACATTGGAGGATTTCTTTGGCTAAAACAGATGACGACAACGACTTCGGTTTTTCTTTCTCGCATACCGAAGATATTAAAATAGAAGCCAACGATAAAGTTGAAGGGTTGAGAAAGATGATTATGCCTCTACTCAACAATCTAATGAAGAACCCAGACAAGGACACAATTGTTTGGCCAGATCGCGAAAAGAAAATTAAAGCATTCATCAAAAAGATGGATGACTATATTAACTCTTGACAAATACAATAATATAAGCTATACTAATAATATTACATAGGAGAACAATATGTCGCTTAAAGATCGTTTGATTAAGAACTCTACTATTGATTTGACTTCTACTCTTGAAGATAGCAAGATCTTCACCAAGAAGGATATGATTCCTACCTCTGTACCTATGATCAACGTTGCGTTGTCAGGGTCAGTTGATGGCGGTATTACTCCTGGTCTAACCATGCTTGCAGGTCCGTCAAAGCATTTCAAAACTGGTTTTGCTTTGCTACTCGCCTCAGCTTTTCTAAAGAAGTATAAAGATGGAATTATTCTCTTTTATGATTCTGAGTTTGGTACTCCTCAGTCTTATTTTCAAACGTTTAATATTCCTTTCGATTCTGTGGTGCATACACCGATTACTGATATCGAAGAGCTAAAGTTCGATATCATGCAGCAGATGAAAGAACTAGGTCGTGATGATCATTGTATGATTGTTATTGACTCTATCGGTAATCTTGCTTCAAAGAAGGAAGTCGAAGACGCTCTTGATGGTAAGTCTGTTGCTGATATGACTCGTGCCAAGCAGCTTAAGTCATTGTTCCGTATGATTACACCTCATCTGACTCTCAAGGATATTCCTATGGCTGTAATCAATCATACGTATAAGGAAATTGGTCTCTATCCCAAGGATATCGTTGGCGGTGGTACAGGCTCGTATTATGGTTCAGACAACATCTGGATCCTTGGGCGTCAACAGGAAAAGGATAGCGATGGTATTTCGGGTTATCATTTCGTAATTAATGTGGAGAAGTCAAGATATGTCAGAGAAAAGTCAAAGATTCCTATCACTGTTTCATTCGAAGGAGGTATTAATCGCTGGTCTGGCTTGCTTGATGTCGCTCTTGATGGTGGCTACATTGTTAAACCTAAAAATGGATGGTATGCTACGGTGGATAGAGATACTGGCGAAGTTCGTCAGCCCTCAATGAGAGCTGGTGATATTGTTGACAATGGCGAATTTTGGAAAAATATGTTTTTGTCAACTGACTTTTCTAAGTATATTGAGAACAAATATAAGATGTCTATGGGTCCAATTATGGAGAGTGATGATGAGTAAGGTACTGTCTGAATTTTGGAGTGATGATAATTACAAGAAAGCTTTGGTTTGTGTTGATGCTAAAACTCAATGCTATTTTATTGAGTGTTACGATGTACATCTTAGTGGATTAAAGATTGTAGATACAATTTCTTTTCCTGGTAGGAGCCTTAGATATGCAGAAGATGCAGCTGAGAACTTTATACTTGGTATACTAAATGTCAAAGCTTCTTAATTATACAGCTCCATTAAGATCCTCGGTGGAAGTGGGTTCACCGAGGTTGGCGAAATTTGCAAAAGACGTAACGGAGAATAGATGGACATGGCGATTGAAAATGCGATTTTTGGGAACCTGGTATACAATGAAGAATACGCTCGCAAGTGCATACCCTTTCTCAAAGAGGAATATTTCTCTACGCAGGATCAAAAAGCGTTATTCCGACTCATTAAAGAATACGTAGACAAATATAATTCTTTCCCCACCAAAGAAGTTATGGCTATTGACTTGTCTAACACTGATGGCATAAGCGAAGATACCTTTAAGAACTGTAAGGAGTTAATCAGTGGTCTCACGCATGACAAAGAAACCCAAGTCGATTGGCTCTTGGACCAAACAGAGAAATTCTGTCAAGACAAAGCAATCTATAATGCGATCATGGCGTCAATCGGGATTCTTGATGATAGCTCTGGGAAAACCTCAAAGGGGTCAATACCTCAGATACTCTCCGATGCACTTGCTGTATCGTTTGACACACATATTGGTCATGACTTCCTTGAAGACTCGGATACACGCTATGAGTTCTATCACACCAAGGAAAGTCGTATCCCGTTCGACCTCGAGTACCTTAACAAAGCAACGAATGGCGGGTTGCCTAAGAAAACGCTCAACATTGCTCTAGCAGGCACTGGCGTTGGTAAGTCTCTATTTATGTGTCATTGTGCAGCATCTAACCTTGTAAATGGTTTGAATGTGCTGTACATTACGATGGAGATGGCGGAAGAAAAGATCGCAGAGCGTATTGACGCCAACCTGCTTGACACCCCTATTGATCAACTAGCATTATTACCCAAGGACGTTTACGATAAAAAGGTTGAGCGTATTCGTAAAAAGACAGCGGGTAAGTTGATCGTGAAGGAGTACCCTACAGCATGCGCAGGTTCGGCTAACTTCCGCCATCTTCTAAACGAACTTAAGTTGAAGAAAAACTTTGTACCCGATATTATCTATATCGATTATCTAAACATTTGTATGTCATCGAGGATTAAAAATGGAGCCAACGTCAATTCTTATACCCTTGTCAAAGCCATTGCAGAAGAACTGCGAGGACTTGCAGTGGAGTTCAATGTTCCTGTCGTCTCTGCGACTCAAACAACTCGAAGCGGATATTCGAACAGCGACGTGGGACTGGAAGATACGTCAGAGTCCTTCGGACTCCCAGCCACAGCTGATTTTATGTTTGCACTCATCGCGTCCGAAGAACTTACTGACCTCGGTCAAATTATGGTTAAACAGCTCAAGAATCGCTATAATGATCCAGGGGTGTATACTAAGTTTTGTGTTGGTGTGGATCGCAGCAAGATGCGGCTATACAATGTAGAACAGTCTGCTCAGGAAGATATTCTCGATGGTCCTAAAAAGAAAAAAGATCGAGATGAAGACAAGTCTGTATTTGATAATGGTAAGTTTATGACGGAAGACCTAGAACGTAGTAAGCCTAAACAGAAGTTTGATAAAAACAAATTTGCGGGGTTCAAATGAGCAAGCGTAAGATGACATATAATCTAGTCGAAGGCAAAGATAAGTCTATGTACGATGTACTAGAGGAAACTACATCTCAGGTAATCAAATCGTTCCCTGGAGATAAATTTCTAGAAGCAAAATCATTCATGCGCCACTTAAACCTTGGTGGTGGATTCGATGGTTGGACTCCATCATTTTTGTTAAAAAAAATTAAAAATGCTTGAAAAAACATCGTTACGTTGTATAAATAATCTCAGAAATGATATGTATTACGTTTAACGTATGAGGCACGAGGCTAATTAGGCTACGGAATAGTTGAGAGAAAACGGTGGGGTTCCGCTCAACCATATCAATCTGTTTTGGGGGGATCGAAAGGTCCTCCCTTTTTATTTTATAAATATATTAAAACGGGGTAACTATGTCTTATAACTATAATCAATTAACAGTATCTGCAAAAAAAGCTGTTAGCTTGATCATAAGCAGTGGGGTCCCAGCTTCAATTAAAACTTCTAGGTATCAAACGCAAATTAAAGCCGTTGAAGTTTCGTATAAAGGCAATTTAGGCGATTTGTTAGAAGCTTCAGGGTTGATAGGCACCTTAACAGATTTATCTTCTATAGAAGAAAAAAATATATCAGGAAAATATAAAGCTAAGTTGTTTACCACAGCAAAAGCTGCCAAAGCTTTTTCGAAAGAAGAGTCATTTTTTATTGTTAATACCTTTACTGAAAAAGGTAGTCTTAAAACAAAAGATTTAGCACCAGATAAACTCGGGTTAACTGCATATACGGATATCAGGAGTTTTGATAAAGCTATATCTTCTGGCATCGAATATCTAGCAGTTGACGAAGCTATTAAATTCGTATTGGGTTCTTTACATTACGATATACGACAATTTAAATCAAACAACTCTGATGTCGTGCCTTTTAGTAAAGAAACTAAAGAGCTTATGTCTGTAACAAAACCTCAAGACAGACAAGCCATCGGTAAAGATTTCGGAGAGATACTTTCCCTACGTTGGTATATCACGCAAAAATTTGCACAACCAGTAACGAAATTTGGATTTTCGGCTGTTAGTAACGAAGCACTCGTAGATTTTTATGTCGTTCATGGTAAAATAACTTCAAATGTGTCGGCTAAGTTTGAAGCTGGTGCTGCGCCTTCTATTGGTTCTATTGTAAAAAATATTGATAAAGTATACAAATCTCCAACGAGCGAAGAGAAAAAAGCAATTGACGTTTTGAAAGCTCTCGCGAGTGAAAAAGATAACACTTCAACTAAAATACTCAACGCATATAAAACGTTGAAATTACCAGCATTAGCTAAATTAAATACCATTCTAAAAAAGAACAGTGTAGAATTGAAAGATATTAACGAACATATTCAATCTATTGCAAAAAGTGGCAGTAAAGCTGCGAATAGAATAAAATTATTTAAAATTAAATTTGATTCGGTTTATACACTATTAAACAAAACTGCATCCGAAGATTCTTTAAACACAGTATTTTATAATGAAACATATCCAAAACCATATTATTCATTATTGTTATCACCAATGGGTTACGCATTAGTTGATTATATGAATAAAACTCCTATCTATCAGGACATACTCAATAATATAAGTAGGAGTATGAAAACAGAACAAGTGTATTTAAATTTCACCTCAAGCGGTATGAAGTTTGAAAAAAAACTCTTTTCAAAAGCAGAATTTAAATTTGCATATGGAGCTAATGCAAAAGATGCAAACAATACTGGCATTAAGTTCTCTATGAAATAATAAAAAGGCATAATATGTTAAAGTTCAATACTTACTTATTAGAATCATTAGATATCGAGAAGCTTAAACATCTTGAGCATCTCGAAGACCATATAATTCATGGTGGCCATGAAGGTGTAATACACGCCTCTGAAACGTTATCTGATGTGGTTGGAATTCTAGAGGGTAAGCCAAGAAAAAACTTCAATCAACAAACTAGAATAACAACAAAGTATGATGGCGCTCCATCTATTGTATTCGGTATCAATCCAGAAAATGGTAAGTTCTTTGTTGCATCTAAGTCAGCATTCAATAAAAATCCAAAGATAAACTACAACGACAGAGATATCGAAGAGAACCATGGTCATGCTCCTGGACTTGTAGAAAAACTAAAGCTAGCTTTGAAAGAGCTACCAAAAATTATGCCAAAGTCAGGTGTGTTTCAAGGCGACTTAATGTATGGTAAGGAAGATCTATCAAAGAACGAAAATGGCACTTATAGCTTTACACCTAACACAATTACATATACTACAGATAATCCCGAACAAACTCGTAGCGCTGAAGTAGCAAACATTGGTGTCGTAGTTCACTCTAGATATACTGGTAAAACATTAGCTGATGCAAAGGTAAGCTTTGATGTTGATCAAAGCCAGTTCAAACGTAATCCTGACGTTCATATGGTTAATCCAGAAATATCTGGAGCCAATATCAAACCTGTTGAAAAGAAAAAGTACGAAGCAGAACTTCAGCAAGCAACAGATATCTATAAAACATTAGACGATGATTTCTTTAATATCGTCGACGGTCATAACGACACATTGAAAATGTATATCAATTCATGTGTAAGAAATAAAAGCGTTCCTGAAGGTAAAGGTTATCTAGCTTTCGTTAAAGATAGAGCTGACAAAGAAGTAGAAAAAGCAAAGTCTGCAGATGGTAAAACTAAGAAGAAAGCTGCGTCAGCTGCTATTACTTCACATGTCAAAAACCATATGGATCAATTTAATAGTTTGTTTAGATTACATTACTCTTTACAGCAAGCGAAAGATACATTAACAACTGCATTATCTACCACTGTCAACACAGGATTTAAAACTACACTCGGTGGTAAACCAGCAAAGCAAGAAGGCTTCGTTGCTATTCGTGGTGGAAGACCAACTAAACTAGTTGATCGTGCAGAGTTCAGTGCTGCTAATTTCTCTGGTGGCTCATTCCAGAAAGCAGCAAAAGAAGAAGAAGCTGCTGCTGAAGATTTAAATCCAGTTGTTACTGCATGGGGAAGAATGAATCCTCCAACTCATGCTGGTCATGGAGCTGTTGTTGGTAAAGTAATGGACCTAGCTAAAGAGTTAAAGGCTCCACATTCTATTGCTCTTACTAGATCACAAGATCCAGAAAAGAACCCACTATCACCAGAACAAAAACTAAAGCATGCCAAGCGTATGTTCCCTGGTGCTAATGTAATGATAGCTGATGAAGATGCTAAAACAGTTATTGAACATATTAAGAAACTAAATCAAAAAGGTCACAAGCATCTTGCTTTGGTTGTTGGTTCTGATCGTGTAGAACAGATGCAAAAGCTTCTTGATCAGTATAATGGTAAAGAGTATAAGTTCAAAAAGATAGATGTTGTATCAGCTGGTCAGCGAGATATGGATGCTGATGTTGATGAAGAAGATGAAAAGCCATCTAAAGATGAAACACCACAGCAGAGAAAAGAGCGTGAAGAAAAGAAACGTCGTAAAATGTCTGCTTCTAAAATGCGTGGACATGCTATCAAAGGTAAATATCAAGACTTCAAATCAGGTATGCATCCAGATGCTCCAGAAGAACATACTCGTGAAATGTATGATGAAGTTCGCCAGGGTATGAATATCGATATTGGACCAAATACATCTGGTATATCATTAGCTCGATACGCTAAACGTAAAGATCCTATTGGTATGAAAGCTCGTAGAGAAATGAAGCGTAGAGAAATAGTTAAGCAACAAGAAATTAACACGAAACAAGCGAAAAAACCAGTTAAGCCATCAGATAAACCAAAAGTAGCTGGTTTTAAGCAGTTTTCTCCTGCTAAGAAAATCGTAAAAATATAAATAGAAAGTTCGCAGAAAGCTACGGCAACCCTGCAATTGTTCAATGGTTAAGCCCAAGGGAAACACCAATGTTAAAAGATACAAGTCTCCAAACTAGTCCTCAGCTAGCTCTTGTAGAGCAACCAAGGGTTGTCGTAGCCCTTTCTACTAAACAGGTTATATCACTTTTTAAAAAATCAGAATACTCACATATTCCTTTTGACACTTTGAAAGAAGTATATCAAAGAGGTTATTCACAAAGTTTATCCGAGCAAATTGCATACAATAGAGTTAATTCATTTATTGCAGGTGGTGCAGCGATGGAAATTGATCAAGATTTAGTAGAAGGTCTCAAAACAACAGGTCGCAAAGACTTACATGGAAAAGATTCTAGACTTCATCATAAAGAATTAAAAGCATCTGGTTATGTAAGCAAGGGTTCTGATGCGAATTATAAAAATAGTGAAGGAACAGAACACTCTTACTATCATCCTAAATCAAATACCATGCATGCATTTCGCGCCAAAGGTGGAAAGATTAATCATGCATATGAATGGACACCAAACATATCTTATGGCAAAGCTCATGGCGCTGTTGTTCATGAAGAAACTATTAATGAAAAGCGTGGTCTTTGGGATAATATCCATGCAAAGAGAGAACGTATTAAACGTGGCTCTGGCGAAAGCATGCGTAAGCCAGGATCAAAAGGCGCACCAACAGCTGCTGCGTTAAAAAATTCACAGACAAAAGAAGAATATACAGGCGCTGAAAAAGTGTCTAAGAATTCAGACGATGCGTCAAGCCGTTTCGTTGGCGCTAACTCTTTAACTGATGTTTATAAGAAAGCAACACCAGGTTATACTTCTACCGTCAAGCGTGTAGTAAAAGAAATGGCTACTCGTGTAAACGAAGGCGACGTAATTAAAACTAAATTCGCCACAAAGAATATGCATAAACGAGGTATTGAAGGACCGCATCCTGTTGTTGGTGATGATCTTATGCGTAACTGGGCGCTTCATAAAATGCCTAAAAAATCTCATGATATGCCAGATATTTCATATCATATGGGAACAGCAAGATTCCATAATATGGAAAAGGGAACACATTTTGATGTTAAAGGCGGCGCTCCAAGAACTACTGTTATTACAAAACATAATAACAAACCTACTCTTGGATTGATAGCTCCAAAAAGCCCTGTGAGTTTTAAACAAGATAAAGTGAAAAAGAAAAAGGGTAATGTTGTTCCTATTAAAGGTAAAGATAAATAAGAATAGTAACTAAAATATAATGGAGAAAACAAATGGAAATTATGGATTTAATAGTAACAGTAATTGTGGTTGGTTTTGCTGGTTGGCTTGTTTTAGAATTTCTTCTTCCAAAGAAAGATAAAGTAGAATCAGAAACTAAAATTGAACCTGCAAAGAAAATCGATTCTGACTTTGTTACTGGTTTAACTGTTGAGAAAGTTGAAGAAGTTAAACCTGCACCAGTTGCATCACTTGAACCAGTGGTTGAAAAAGCAAAAGAAGAAGAAGTTAAGAATGTTGAAACTGCAGTAGTTGAAGAAGCTAAAGAAGCAGCTGCTGAATTGGTTAAAGAAATTGATCAAGTCTTAGAAGAAGTTAAAGTAACAACTAAGAAAGTTAAGGCTAAGGCAAAGGCTATTGAAGAAGCTATTGAAGAAAAAGCAGAGCAGTTAGAAGCTGCAGTAAAGAAAACAAGAGCAAAGGCGAAGAAGAATGGATGAATTAATTGAGCAAATGAAGGTAACTCTTGCTAGTACCTTCTCATTCTATTTGAAAGCTCATAATTTTCATTGGAACGTGGAAGGTGCAAACTTTCCACAGTTTCATTCATTCTTTGAAGGGATTTATACTGATGCGTGGGGAGCAGTTGATGTTATTGCCGAACATCTTCGTACATTAGATGCATATGCTCCTGGTTCACTAAGTCGTTTTGGTGAATTATCTTTAATTAAAGACGAAATCAATATTCCTTCTGCTATCGCTATGATGACTAAGTTAACAACTGATAATGGCACAATGATTGAATTGTTGAATAAAACTCAGGCTCTTGCAGAACAAAATAATAAAATGGGATTAGCTAACTATCTACAAGATCGCATCGACGCCCACGAAAAACATGGCTGGATGCTACGTTCAATTATAAAGGCATAACAATGAGAGACAATCGCAGCTTAGAACAAAAGATTAGAAATATCGTACACGAATCAAATCGTAATACAGAGCTACGTAAAAAAGAACCTAATGTTGGTCGCCCAACAGGTGATAATAAGCTCGCGAAGCAGGGTCAAATTAAAACTAAAATTATTGATGAAGATAAAGAATGGGAAAAAGATTCAGCTGCTGTAAAAGCTTCTACAGATAAAAAATTCGTTAGTAAAATGGCAAACAAATGGGGCGAACGTGGTGGTGCATTTTTAAGTCATCCATCAATCACTGGCTCAGATAAAAGAGAAAAGAAAACAGTAAAAGAAGACAGCGAATATGGTATGGCTCGTAACGAATTAGAAACAGCCAAGCGTGCTATCGATAGATTAAATGCAAAGATGGGTAAAGGCGAAGGCGAACTCGAAGCTTGGGTGCAGTCTAAAATAACTAAAGCCGCTGATTACCTAGACACAGTTGCTGATTATATCGAAAGCGGATCAGTTAAAGAAGAAGTAATTGATGAAGACACAGCTGTCGCTAGCGTATCAACTAAAGATACACCAAAAGAACAGCCTGAAAGTAAGAACAAAAAAAAGGATGATGGTAAAGATTTGATGGAACCAGGCACCATCAAAGGTGGTAAAACAGAAGTTGATACAGAACCAACAACTGATGATCGCGCTGACGATGGTAAGAAAATTAACAAAAACGAAAAAGCAACAAAAGCAGCTAATGCACAGGCTGGCGTCAAGGAGGAAACAATGAACAAAACTAAACATTTCGGACTGCCAGCTGATCTAATTGCAGCAGTTACAGAAGCACTTAAGGGTGATCAGCATAAGATTGATGCCAATAAGAATAATAAGATTGATTCTCATGATTTCAAACTTCTTAGAGGTAAGAAGAAGGTTGAAGAAGAAGTAGAAGAGCTTGATGAACGTGATGCTGGTAATAAAGCTAAGAAAGATGCTGCTGTTGCTTCTGTTGGTGCAGCAAACAAAGACGAAAAGCATCTTACTACTAAAGGTACAGGAATTCGTGGTAGCGTAGCTGACAAGATTCGTGGTCGCGAAGTAACTTCTGGCAAGGATCGTATGAAAGAAGAAGTCGAATCGATCGAAAAGCTTTCAAAAGATACAATGAAATCTTACGAAGAAACTGATCCAGGTTTCTCAGAAGCTGAACTAGCCCGTATCGAAGAAATCGCAAACAACATCGATGAAGTAGTAACAGCAAGAAAGCTTACACCAGCTGATAAGGCTGCAAGAGCAAAGTATCTTGAAGGTCATGCAGCAAAAATGGCTGGTATGGCTCATCATGCTATTAAGGGTGACGCAAAGTCATTCAAAGCTCGTAACACAGAACATGGCGATTATTCAAAAGAGCCAAGTAAAATGGCAGGTATTGGTTTAGATTACACTTTAACAAAGCAAGATACCAAAAGATGAAATCTTTCTCATCATTTATAACTGAGGCTAGAAGACCTAAGATTCGTCCCGATGCAAAACATGGGGACGAACCAGGTGTTACTGATAAGAGTAACAACATTGCAACAGTTAACATAACTGATGAGAAACTTCATGAACTTTCACCAGAGCTAGTTGGTAAAGTACACAAGGCTCGAGCTGTTGGTGGTAAGCCAAGCAAAACACTTGCAGCTAGTAAAACTCTTTCCGCTGCTGTAAGAAAAGCTTGGCTTAAAACTAAAGCTGGTAAAATGAAAACTGAATCTGTTGGTTTAGATGTTACTGCAAAAACTCCTATCCCTCATGTGACCATTTCGAAAACATCTCGTAATAAAGCTACTAATGCACCAGCTTCTGCTGCTTCTTCTCAGGCAGCTGCTACAAATAGATCTGCAGATCTACAAAAGAATGCTGAGAAAGAAAGAGAAGCTAAGAAAAAAGCTTCTCAATCTGAAATTGCAACAAGAAAAGTAGCTGAGAAATTACGTAAATCGACTGGTCTTAAACCACCTGAAGCACCAAAAGCAAAACAGATGGCTGCACCGAAAATTTAAAAACAATAAATAGAAAAAACACTTTCTCTAGGAGGATATCTAAATGGCACAATGGGGTAGAAACGATCAGGCTGTTACAGCTAACACTAGTACTACTGTAGAAACATCAACTGGCGCACCAATCGGTACTTGGGCTCTCGTAAAAGGTAGCGGCAACGGTACAACACCAATCGCAATGACACCAAATGGACATTTTGGTAACACGTCATCAGGTTCAAGAGCATCTGTTGACGTTAATATGTTCGGTAACACAACTCCAGGCGCTTTTATTCCTGGCGCTGCTTATGGTGTATTCGGAGCTGGTGCTGATTCTAGTGGAGCTGCTGGTATTGAATTGGCAGTCGATAATGCTGCTGGTCGTAAATTGACTCATGCTGGATGGCAGCTACGTAAAGCTGGCACTGGTCCAGTAATCGGTGTTTCTTTTACTGGCGGTGCTGCTACTGCTTATAATAATGCTGATATTCTTGTTGTTAGATCAACTCAGGCTGGTGGCAATGCAGCAATTTCAATGACTACTAACTCAACTGGTGGTAGTTTAACTCTAGCAATTACTAATGCTGGTGCTGGATTTCTTGTAACATCAATTCCAACTTCAAACTTAGTAATCACTAACACAGCTGGTGGTACAGCTGCTGGTAACTCAACAGTAACTAACTTTGTTGTAACTGTTGGTGGTCGTGCTGGTCGTGTGCAGTATGAAACACTTGTAGCTATGGGATCTCTTGGCGCTCAAACTGCCGCTTATGGTACTGCAGCTGCTGTAGCTGATGCATCGGACGACGCAATTCTTCCAGATGCCTAATAGTTAGGACTAACTGATGGCTAATGATTCAAAAAAAGTATCGGAATTAACTGTTACTACTAGTCTATCTGCAAATGATAGACTAGTAGTTCTTACCAATCCGAACACTTCTGGCGCCGCTGTAAAAACTATTACATCAACTACTTTTGCGAATTCTGTAGTTAATTATATACCAAAAGCTAACAGTTCTGTTCTTGGAATTGTTAGAGTAGGTAATAACATTGTATCTGTTAATGGTGTCATAAGCACTTCATATTCTCTTCCAAATTCAAGTATAGTAGGTTATATTTTAACAGTTAATTCTTCTGGTAATTCTGCATGGAGTGCATTTACTGGAGTAAATAATGTTAGAAGTATTTTTAGTGGTACTTCTAACAGTGTATCATCAGAAGATAGTGTATTATTAGTTAATCCATATGTTTCTGGTGCTAACGTTACTATTATTCTTCCAATCGAAAGCGCTATTGAAGGTAAAGAAATTCTTATTAAGAATGTAGACGCTACAGGAAACAAAAAAGTAAGAATTACAACTGATGATGTTGGTAATGCTTATCTTGAAGATCCAATAACTGGTAGCTTTGTTACATATTATGATTTGATTGAAACAGGTCAAGCCGAAACATGGATTCATGATGGTAATGTTTATCGTCATTTAAACACAGCACGTGCTACTCCTATTTTCTATACTAACGCAAACACATACGCACAAGTTGTTATCAAAAATGCTTCTGCTGGTAATAATGCTTCTTCTGATCTAGTTTTATATAATAATGCTGGTGACGAAGCAGCTGGTGCTGGTCCGTATATTGATTTAGGTATCAATAGTAATACGTATTCGAATTCATCATATAGTATTGGTGGATTTAGCGACGGATATCTATTCAACGTTGGCGGTAATCTTACCGTTGGTACATCAGATGATAAATCTATCATTTTCCATGCTAATGGAACAACTGTAGATAAAAGAGTATTGACTATTAATAGTACAGCTGTAAGTATTAATAGTACTTCAGTATCGATAGCTGGTTTATTACAAGCACCACAAAGTACAAAACAAAACAACTCTACTGGAACTGTTGGACAAATTTGCTGGGATGGTAGCTATATATATGTATGCACTGCAACGAACGTTTGGAAAAGAGCAACACTTAACACATTTTAAAGTAACATGAATGATTTTTGAGAATTTGACTGATGATAATTTTTTAATTTATTGTGCTAAACATTATGATAACCCTCAGTGTCATTCAACTGAAGAGTTTATGGAAGACTTGAAACGCATAAAGTATATTAAAAAATTGATAACAAGATACGTAGAGAATGGTGATTTGAAAGAGAGATTAATTCTCAATCATCTTACCATTCTCTATAATGTTTTTGGGGCTGAACATTTATGTAGAATATTATACCTTAAAATGAAGCCGCAGTATAGTTATATTAAACCGTTTTTAATTATGTTAAATATAATACCAGAGCGATTGTTTAATATAAAAGACGAAAAGATTATCGACACTAATACAATTCCAATGGACGAAAACATCGTCAAGATTTTAAGAGCATTATCAAATGGATAAAAAGTTAGTAAAAGAAGATGGTATTGCTCCTAGTGCAGTAAACGCTACTAGTCCAGCTGTTGCTGGAACTGCTGGTGATATAACATGGGCGAAACAGAAAAAAAAACTTCGTGTTATAACCAGGCAGAACCCAAATGGCACCAACTGTTGATCGTATTGATTCAATAATTGAAAAATTATCGTTAATTGCAATTGATTTAAAATCAATGATAGCAGTTCATGAGCAACGTATAAATCAGCAAGAAAAAGCTTCTATAGATATACAAATATCAGTTGAAAAACGTCGTGAAGAATTGGATATAAAATTGAAAGATGTATACGATACGATTCGTGAAAGAGATGATAAACTTTTTGCTGAAATTAGAGCAAGTAGAGAAGAGCATAACAAACACTATCAATGTTTAAATGAAAAATTTACATCCATTCAAAAAATTATATGGATGGCTATAGGTGGTGGTATTGTGCTAGGATATGCACTGTCTTTTATTACAAATTATTTAAAATTCTAGGACAATAATAACCCTTTACTTTTTCCTATTATACCAGTATAATTCTATGTGAGACTGTGATATAGGAGATAAGTTATGGACTGGATTGAGAATAAATACTTGATGTTGATTTCAAGTCGACTCGAGAGATTTAAAAGAAAATCAGGAAACGTGTTTAACTTTCGTTGTCCGATTTGTGGTGACTCAGAAACACATAAAAATAAAACTCGTGGATACATATATGATAAGAAAGGTAAGTCGCTTTTCCACTGTCATAACTGCAATGCCACAATGGGCTTGAGTAATCTAATCAAATCAATAGATCAAGTTCTCTATAATGAGATGCAGCTTGAAAAGCTAAGAGGCGAAAAAACACCAGAGCAAACAGAGCTTGAATCGTTCGTAGAAAAAATGAAGAAACCTATCTTTATGAAAGAAGGTCCATTGAAAGGACTTAAGAAGGTTTCGCAGCTATCGCCAGACCATAGAGTAAAGAAGCTGGTTGACGCTCGTAAAATTCCTAACCCATATCACGCCAAGTTATTTTCTTGCCCCAATTTTAAACAGTTTACAAACAATTTGATTCCTAATAAGTTCGATGAGGAATCTATTGCAAGAGATGAAACACGTTTATTGATTCCATTTTTTGACAAAGAAAAGAGGTTACATGCTTACCAAGGTCGCGCATTGGGTGACTCCAAAGTTAAATATATTACGATTATTCTTGATGATTCAGTCCCTAAATTGTATGGCTTGGATAGTGTCGATTTTACAAAAACTTTATATGTTTTTGAAGGTCCGATTGACTCCATGTTCATACCTAACTCAATCGCTACTGCGGGTGGTGATTTGGTTAGTTCTATTGGAATGTACGGTGATAAAAAAAATATCGTTATTGTCTATGACAACGAACCAAGATCAAAAGACACAATAAAAAAGCTTGACAAAGCGATCATGCAGGGGTATAATATTGTAATATGGCCTGATAACCTAGAGCATAAAGACATCAACGATATGGTTCTTGCAGGTATGAGTTCTGAGTTTATTACGCATATTTTGAAAACAAATACCTACCGAGATCTAGCTGCCAAGCTAGCGCTAACTAAATGGAGCAAAGTGTGATGGAAGATGATATCGTTAGTCGTATCGATAAGCTGATACTTGGTTGGGAACGAGAGTATGGTATCACCAACAAGACGATGGTTGATGCTATGTTAACAATCATTGATTTGCGTTCTAAGATTCCTGGATACGATGATCTTCATACAATTATCGAAAAGCAAGAAGAAGAAATTCATATGCTTCGCGCTCAGTGTCTTATTCGTAAAGATATGATTGAAAAGCTTAAGTCAGGTCCTGGTGGCATCATGGAAATGAAACAAACTATTGCTGATCTAGAAAAGTACCGTAACCTCGTAGAGTTTATCGCCAATGACTATATCGAGTTGAGTTATGAGAAAGCTCAATGTCAGCGTGATGATTGGCGCAAGCGTTGTAATAAACTTATAAAGGAATTAAATAATGGCATATAGTCAAACAGGCAATCCATTGAAAGATGATTTGCTTTTTAAATTGTTTCAAGATCATGTTAGGCAAGAGCTTCGAACAGCATTAACGCCTGTAATTGAACAGGTTGTTGATAGCTGTATTGATAAAGCTATTGATAGTATGGGTGTTACGATTCATAGTTATTATGATCATACTGGTCTTGGGCAAGTAGTCAAGATCATTATGGAAAAGAAATGACAAAAATAGATAGATTGGTTTTAGGTGCATATATGACTGGATACAAATCTAAAAAAATGCTGGCCGAAAGCCGCGAACCAGACGTACCTGATGTAGATTATCATTATAGAGAGACAAGTGATATGATTATGGAAAAGGCTAACTCTGATTTGTTCTACAATCTTCGTCATTTGAAGATGTTTAAAGAACGTACTAAGATGGAAAAGTCCCGTTGGTTTATTACCTGGGATGATGGTGATAGAATTATCGTTCATGACGACCGTAAGCAAGTTATTTGTGAACTCGATGATATTGTAATGGCTGAGTATATTTGCTCACTACATAATATGTCTTTTATGTTAATTAAGGAAGTGGAGCAAAAATATGAAACTTGTTAAATTTACAAATAACAATGAACAGTTAAAGGGTATGCCTGTTTATTTGATGGACGAACATATCGTTTCTGTATTTGAAATGCCAACAGAAGGTGGTAGTTTAGTTACTTCTATCTATGGTATCCGTGGTGATACATGGTATGTTGAGGAAGGTTTAAAGGAAGTTGTTGATATTGTTAATGGGAGAATAATTGATGCCCGCTAAAATTATTGCTGTTACACAGCCATTGATACATAAAAGTGGCGATGTTATATATGACGAATCTGGATTTATTATTGGTGAGGCTGATGGTTTAAAACTTACAGTCGATGAATTTATCGCCTATGTTGCTCGTGTATCTAATCCAGGTAATCAACATAACACCTTGACTGCACCAAAGCTGCTTCGTTATCTTGCCAAGCATAAGCACTGGTCGCCATTCGAGATGGTTAATGTGGTTATGGAGATAAATACGACTAGAGATATTGGTCGTCAGATCCTTCGCCATCGTTCCTTCACCTTCCAGGAGTTTAGTCAACGCTATGCAGATCCAACCAAAGATATGGGGTTTACCGTTCGTGAAGCCCGTTTACAAGATATATCCAATCGACAAAATTCCGTCGAAACGGACGATGAAGCAATTCAAAAAAGATGGATTGACCAACAAAATTGGGTCAGAGAACTCTCAATGCAAGTCTATCAGGAAGCAATCGCAAACGGAATTGCCAAGGAGCAAGCACGTGCTGTCTTACCAGAAGGACTTATTCTTAGCCGCATGTATATGGCTGGCAGTCTTCGCTCTTGGATTCATTATTGCCAACTGAGATCTGGTATTGAAACGCAGAAAGAACATCGTGAAATTGCTCTTGATGCTTGGTATCAGATTACTGAGCACTTCCCATCTCTTAAGGATGCCCTGGATATATAAATAGTGGGTAACGGAGATTAACATGAAGAAATTAGCGTTCATATTCTTTCTAATTTCTTCTGTTTCTTTTGCTGGTGAAATTCAATTTGGATTCAAGAGTCCATCATTTAACGGTGTAGGATACTCTTCTCATGTTCTTACTATTGAAAACTTAGAAGCAACAAGAAAGCAGAAGATATTCGACGATAGAAAATCAGCTGCTGAAAAGGCTGCTTCTGATGCAAAGAATACGAACCTAGCTAAGTTTCTCAATAACTTAGAGAGTCGTATATACGCTACTATTTCTCAAAATATTGCTTCCGAATTGTTTAAAGACGGGGGAGCATCGGCAGGTGAATTTAATATCCAAGGTAATAACTTACAGTGGGTTTCTGATGGTTCAACTATTACGTTACGAATAACTGATCCAGGTGGAAGTGTGACGCAAGTGGTTGTACCTTATGGGAGTTTGGCATGGTAAAGTATACAGCTATAGTATTAGCTTTGTTACTTGGTGGATGTACTGGTAAGCAAGTAACAACACAATCTGTTGTTGAAGCTGAGGTTGATGCGCCTGAGATTATAACTCACAAGCGTTTCAACGAGATTGTCAACATTACACCACCAGTTGGGGATCCTATTCCAATTGCAGTTTATCGCTTTCAAGATATGTCTGGTCAACGTAAGCCTAATAACAATTATGCATCATTGAGCTCTGCTGTTACTCAGGGCGGTGATGTATTTCTTATCAAGGCATTACAGGACGCTGGTAAGGGTAAATGGTTTCAACCTGTAGAGCGTGTTGGTCTCGAGAATTTAGTTAAAGAGCGTCAGCTTATTCGCTCGCAGAGAGAAACATATGAAAAGGATCAGGCAAAGCCACTGGTACCTCTTATTGTAGCAGGAGTTATGATTGATGGTGGAATTGTCGGTTATGATACTAATATGGGTACTGGTGGTATTGGCGCTCGCTTTCTTGGAATAGGTGTCGACCAACAGTATCGTAAAGATGAAATAACAGTTATGGTTCGATTGATCTCAGTCAACACTGGTGAGATATTAATATCAACTGGAGCTACTAAAACTATCTATTCTACAGGAACTAACTTAAACTTGATGAAGTTTGTTGATGCTGGTACTAAGTCGTTTGAACTTGAGGCTGGTTCTTCCGTCAACGAGCCTACAACATATGCTGTTAGAATAGCTATTGAAGCAGCTATTGTTGATATGATTAAAGAAGGCGTAAAGAAGAAAATCTGGGCTTATAAGAAAGGAAAATAAATGAAAACACTAACAAGAATGATTGCGTTTTTGTCATTCTTTGTTATGATTCAGTATGCATATGCGGCAGGTAATAAAATATACGTTGACCAAATTGGTGATGGTTCAAATATAACTATGACGCAAACTGGAAGTGATAACGGGATTGGTACACCTACCACCCGTAGTATGTTTAGTGGCACAAACAACACAGTAACAGTATCTCAAATAGGTAATCAAAACAACCAATTAATCAAAGTAATTGGTGATGGTGTTACTTTGAATTCAACTATCACTGGTAATACAAACCAAGTTGATATTGAATGTACTTCTTGTACAGCATCAAGTATAACCAGTGCAGTAACTGGTAGTAGTAATTTAGTTACAATAACTAACGAAAATTTAACAAATACAGCTTTAACAATTGATTCAGATAATAACACTGTCACAATGACCAATAACTCATCTTCTATTGGCGGCGTAAATAACGTCATCAATATTTCTGGTGGTAATGGCAACCAAGTAACCATTGATCAAACAGGGGTTGCTGGTCCACTTGGTCATAAGATTGATTTGGCAGTAACTGGTGCGCTTAATAATGTTCAAATAGGACAAGGCGGATCAGTTGATTCAATCGTTAATAGTACGATTACTGGCTCTAGCAACACTCTTATTATTAAGTCTAACCACCAGTAGTGGTGAAATAGGCAAGGTTACAGAGCAATCTGGACCTACTGAAATACGCAGAGACAAAGCAAACTTACCTAGCTCAATATCATCAGGTATTGAGATGAGTGATATTGTTACTACGGCTAATAGCAAAACTGCTATTACATTTAAAGATGATACTAAGGTACAAATAACAGAACAGAGTAAACTTGTTATTGATACGTTTGTTTATGATGGTGAAAAGAAAACTGGTAAACTTGCTATCAAGATGGCTCTTGGCACTATTAAATATGCAAGCGGTCAGATAGCAAAAAATGACCCACAGCAAGTTGTGGTAGAAACACCAACAGCAACGATTGGTGTAAGAGGAACAGATTTTTCGGGGACTGTAGATGAAACTGGACGCTCAACAATCATATTGTTACCATCATGCCCACTGGGTTGGAAAAGTATTGAAAGAGATTGTGTTACTGGTAATATTTCTGTCACTACTATTATGGGCACTATCTGGTTAACAAAACCGTTCGAAGCAGTTGTTGTTAATACAGTTATAGCACAACCAAAGTCAGCTATATTGAATCTCAGTTTAGATCAGATTAATAATATGCTGATCGTTACGCCTCCTAAAGAAGTTAGAGAAGAGCGTACAAGAGATAAAAGTAAAGCTTTCAATTTTCTTGATGAGAATGCTCTTGATAAAGATCTGTTAAAATTTGATGGTTTAGATAACAATGCATTAGATAAACCAACAGGTCTAGAAAGAAACTATTTAGATTCTGATTTCCTTTTGAACTATTTGGATATTCAGAACAGTCAAATGTTGAGTAATGAACTGGATGAGTTTAATGGATTGTTGCCTAAATATAATAAATCTACAGGGTTGAAATATACGGTTGATGATACTACTTTGTCATTGTATAGGGAAACCTATTCTAGTTATTTTGAATTAAAAGTAGATACAACAAGAAGCTTGACTTTGAATATTAATCAAGATAACCTAGCAATTAAACAGATAGTAAATAGTGCTGGATCAACAACAATAACAATAAAACAGAGTAACTGATATGTCATTACTTCGTATAGCAATATTATTGATTTTCGTTAATTTGAGCTGTTATGCTAATGCTCAAACCGTAAACAATGCAACCGTGAATATACAAGGAGCGAATCAAAGTGTATCTATTACTCAGTCTGGTGCTGGCCATTCTGCTAATCTTAACTTTATTGGCGATAGCATCAATGCAATTATCTCTCAAACTGGAAACACACCTCAGTCGTTTAGCCTTTCTGTTACTTGTGGTTACAGTTGTCCTGTCTCCCCTTATATTGTTAATCAGTACTAGCGATGGAAAAGATAGGCTTATACCTCACAAGCACATGGATGGTTGCTATCAGCGCCTGTCTCCTGTTGACATTGTATGTAATCAATCCAAGTCCTATACAAACACTTCAGCTAAAAACTTTTGATTATCTAATAACTTCACTTGATAGAAAACAATCAGATGAAATTGTCGTTGTCAACTTTGGTGAAAAGTCGGTCGAACAGTTTGGTCAGTGGCCATTCGACAGACGCGATATCGCAAAGACGATTGATAAACTAAAAGAAAACGGTGCTGCGGTAATCGTTGCACCTATTTTGTTTTCCGAAAAGGATAGAGCAGGTGGCGATGATGAACTGGCAAAAACTCTTGATGGTGTTATCCTCGCACAAACACCTACTACACAAAACAATAAGCCTGATTCGGTCCGTCGTGGGTTCGCTAGTATCGGTCCTATTGATCCTGCTGGGGTTGTCTATCGTTGGCCTGGTGGACTACGCCCTCTTGACCAGCATGCCAAAGTTGCCTCAGGAGTTGGTGTGGTCGCAACAGTTCCTGAAGTGGACGGTGTGGTTCGCCGTATTCCTTTACTTGTCAATATTGCATCTGGTCTTTATCCAAGTATTCCTTTGGAGACCATTCGTGTCGCTGCTGGAGATCCTAGCTTTCAAGTTAAGACGAACGAAGGTGGAATAGAGGCTGTAAGGGTTCCAGCGTTTCCTGCTATACCAACTGATGAAAGAGGACGAATCTGGTTAAGCTGGAATACCAAATTTGAAACAATAGAAACAACTCAAATCGACAACCGTGTCAAAGATAAGATAGTCATACTTGGTTTGACTATTGAAGGTGTTGGAGGTATAATAGGTACTCCAATAGGTGAGAAGTGGGCACATGAGATACAAGCTCAGGCTCTTCAAACACTAGTTGATGGTACTTCTATTTCTCGCCCCAGCGTAGGAAGGCTAGTAGAAGGAATATTACTAACCACCATGCTACTACTATTGCTCCATATAGTTCCAAGACTGACTGTAGCGTTAACAGTTCCATTCTACGCTTTCATTGTGGTTGGAGTATCAGTTTCGAGTTATTATTTATTTAAAACACAGCTGCAGTTATGGGACCCAAGTTATATAGTATTGGCTGTATCTATCATATTTGCCCATCTAGTGTTTAATAACTTTGCTCGTGAGTTTAGATTAAAGCAACAAATCAAGAAGCAATTTGGAACTTATCTTTCACCAGCTTTGGTTGAAAAGTTGCAGAAAAATCCAGAACTACTAAGATTAGGAGGAGAAACACGTGAGCTATCTATTATGTTTACTGACGTTAGGGGTTTCACGACTATTTCTGAACATTATGGTAGTGATGTACAAGGTCTTACGCAAATAATGAATCGATATATGACAGCGATGACAGCTAAGATAATTCAAAACGAAGGTACATTAGACAAGTATATTGGCGATGCTCAGATGGCGTTTTGGAATGCACCACTAGATGATGAAATGCACGCTAGACATGCAGTAAAAACGGCGTTGGAGATGTTAAATGATTTGGAACGATTTAATAAAGAAATCGCTTTGGAAGGAGTTCCTGCTTTCGGTATGGGATTGGGTATTAACACTGGTAGTGTTGTTGTGGGTAACATGGGAAGTTCTCAGCGTTTTGATTACACATGTTTGGGTGATACTGTTAATTTGGCTTCGAGGTTAGAAGGTCAATCAAAACCATATCATGTAAAGATGGTTATCGGACCACAAACATATGAGTATGTTAAGGATGAATACCTATGCTTAGAGCTAGATTGTCTTGCTGTTAAGGGTAAAACAAAAGGCGTTAACATATACACTATCGTAAACAAGAATGGACTCAACATAGCCGCATCTCGCTCTCACGCAGAATTTTTAATGCATTATCGTGAACAAAATTGGGATAAAGCTCTTGAATATATACCGTATATAGAACAAGCATTCGAAGGCGATATGATAGAATACTATGAAATGATGAAAGAGAGAGTAGAGGACTATAAGAAGAATCCTCTATCAAAGGATTGGGATGGAGTATATCGTACCAACAGCAAGTAAGTTTTTATACTTACTTGCCTTTATTTGCTGGCTCTGCTTTGGGCTCTTGCTTTGGTGGCGTTATGGATATATTATCTATCTTGATAGTACTATTATTATGCTTGGCTGCTAATTCTTCTGCAGCCTTAACCTGTTTATCGGCAGCTTCAAGTTCGCGAGATTGAGCTTTAGCTGCTGTTTCTACGTCGTGTAGGTGTCTTTCTGATTCAATTTCTTTACCGCGTAACTGTAATACAATATTAATTTTTTGATTCAAACGAATCAAATCATTGTCTAACATACGGATACGATCTATGAGTGCTATAAGTACAGTGCTGGCTTCACTTGTTACAGGTTTGATCTCTTTTGTTGCCCAGGTCCATACATAGTAAATCATATATCCCATGCCACCAGCGGCTACAATAGGAAATCCGTATTTGTTAATTAGTTCTGCTAACCCACCCATTAGTCTCTCCTTGCATCATTTTTGCCATCTGCGCGTGCGATTCTATCCACGTCTGGCTTTACGCCCAATGCGTTTGAAACCAATGTATCGATTCGAATAACGTCATGATTCATTGTTTTGACACGATTATCAAGAGCAGTAATAATACCAGAGAGACTCTTGACCGCAGACATAACACCAGCGAGGATAAATTTCATTGTTAGAAATACAAAATATCCACCAGCACAGGCTGAAGCGATAGGAAACCCTACCTCGGCTACTAATTTAAACCATTCATCCATATCAACACCTTTTTAGTTGACTTATCAGTAAGAATATAGTATATTTATAATCAAGAGGAGAATAAAAATGATGGCAAGTATTCAAGTAACGAAGCGTAACGGTAGTAAAGAACCTCTTGATCTGAATAAATTCCATAAGGTGGTAGCTTGGGCTTGTGAAGGACTGAATGCAGTTTCTGAATCAGAAATTGAATTGAAGTCGCATATTCAGTTTTATAATGGAATCAAAACAACAGACATTCAAGAAACTTTGATCAAAGCTGCAGCTGATTTGATCAGTGAAGATACTCCTGCGTATCAGTATGTTGCTGGTCGTCTTATTAACTATCATCTTAGAAAGCAAGTTTATGGCGACTACAACCTTCCTACTCTCGTTGCTCATATTGATAATGTTATTGGGGCTGGATACTACGACAAGAATATTAAAGAATGGTATTCTATTGATGATATGGTTATTCTTAATTCTTATATTGATCACAAGCGAGACTTTTCAATTGCTTATGTTGGTATGGAGCAATTTCGCGGCAAATATTTGATCAAGAACCGTTCGACTGGACAAGTTTTTGAAACGCCTCAGTTTGCGTACATGCTGATAGCAATGGTGTTATTCCGCAATTATCCAAAAGAAACACGTTTGAAATGGGTAAAGGATTTATATGACGCAACATCTACTTTTGAAATTTCGCTGCCGACTCCTATTATGGCAGGTCTCCGCTCGCCTCAGAAGCAATTCTCTTCGTGCGTCCTTATCGAGGCAGATGACAGCCTTGATTCAATTAATGCTACAGCTTCCGCAATCGTTAAGTATGTTTCTCAAAAAGCTGGTATCGGTATTAATGCTGGGCGTATTCGTGCTCTCGGCTCTCCTATTCGCGCTGGTGATACTACGCATACTGGTGTGGTGCCTTTCTTCAAGCACTTTCAGTCTGCAGTTAAATCGTGTTCACAAGGCGGTGTCAGAGGCGGTGCAGCAACTCTATACTACCCTATCTGGCATTTGGAAGTCGAAGATCTATTGGTACTAAAGAACAACAAAGGTACAGAAGATAATCGTATCCGTGGTTTGGACTATGGCGTTCAATTTAATAAGGTGATGTATGAAAGACTGCTTGTGGGTGGAAACATCACCCTCTTTTCCCCTAATGACGTTCCTGCTCTTTATGATGCTTTCTTTGTGGACGTGGATAAGTTTCGAACTCTATACCTCGAAGCAGAAGCAGATCCAACCATCAGAAGAAAGTCAATCCCAGCCGTTGACCTCTTTTCAGCTTTCATGCAAGAGAGAAAAGATACAGGGCGAATTTACCTGCAAAATGTAGATCATGCAAACGACCACGGATCCTTCATCAAAGAACTAGCACCCATTCATCAGTCTAACCTTTGCTGTGAAATTGACTTGCCGACCAAGCCACTAAATGATATTAATGATCCTGATGGAGAGATTTCACTATGTACATTAGCTGCTATCAACTGGGGAAAAATTCGTGATCCTGCTGACTTTGAACGTCCTTGCACTTTGGCTGTTCGTGCACTTGATGAGCTACTCGACTATCAGGACTATCCTGTCTTGGCAGCAAAAAATTCCACGATGGCAAGGCGTCCTCTTGGAGTTGGTATCATTAATCTTGCTTATTGGCTCGCTCGTAATGATTTGTCTTACCAGCATATTGATCATGATGGTTTGAGTAAGCTACATTCATTTGCAGAGGCTTGGTCTTATTATCTTATTAAAGCATCAGTTGATCTAGCAGAGGAGAAGGGTGCCTGTGAGAAGAGTAATGAAACAAAGTATAGTCAAGGTGCGTTCCCCATACACACCTACAAGAGAGAACTGGACGATATTGTATCGCCTGAATATCGGATGGACTGGGTTTCGTTGGGCGCTAAAGTTCAGCGTGTCGGCATCAGGAACTCAACTCTTATGGCTCTCATGCCATCAGAAACATCAGCACAGATTAGCAACGCAACGAATGGTATTGAACCGCCAAGATCTTTGGTTTCGGTTAAACAAAGTAAGGATGGTGTACTTAAGCAAGTCGTACCTGAGGTGCGTAAGCTTAAAAAGAAGTACGATCTTCTCTGGGACCAACAATCGCCAGAGGGATACCTTAAAATCTGTGCAGTTCTTCAGAAGTTCATTGATCAAGGAATTTCCGTTAACACCTCGTACAACCCAAAGTTCTACGAAGATGAAAAGATACCGATGAGTGATATGATTGGTCATCTATTGATGTTCTATAAGTATGGTGGAAAACAGCTATATTATTTCAACACCAATGATGGTGCTGGCGAGTATGAAGAAGCACCATTGGCTCCTGGCGTAGATAACGAAGAGGATTGTGAATCATGCAAGATTTAAATCACTGTGATTGTTCAACTATTTGTTCTCGTTGGGTACGATACAGCGACGGTTCTGGTGGATGGTTTTGTCCTTATGCTCTCTACTCTGAGACCATCTGTAAAAAAACTACCGACATTGGTAAAGATATGCAACCAACAATTGTTGAAAAAGTTGTGCCAAAAATAATTGAATATGATGAAAGTTGTAAAATATGAGATACTTCTGTTATAATTCAATTGATCCAAAGACAGGCGATAAATCGGTTGAAACAGTATCAGAGCAACAAATTCGTGATTGGGAATGGTACGCATGGCAACGTAGGAAGTCTTGGAAAGAAGGAACAGATTATGTGAACAAAACCTACTGTTTCCAAGACTGTCTAGATGAATGGATCATTGTTAACCAAGCATGGGAGAGTACTAATGAATGAATCACACGCATATCCAGCACCAGTAGTTGATTGGGGTCTAAGAACATATCTCGTTGGTGTGTTCAATCACATGGGAATCGCATTGCTAATCAGTGCGGTTGTCAGCGCATACATTGGTCTCACACCTGAGATTGGTGCAGCTATTTGGGGAACACCATTCAAGTGGGTTGCTATCTTTGCGCCTCTTGCATTCGTATTTCTGTTTGCATATATTGCAGATAAGATTTCATCAGGAACTGCAGCAATCATGCTCTATTGTTTTGCTGGTTTGATGGGATTGAGCCTCAGTAGCATCTTTATGATATTCAAGTTGGGTAGCATTGCTAATGTGTTCTTCATTAGTGCTGCAACATTTGGTGCTACTGCATTGTATGGCTACACTACCAAGCGCGATCTTAGTAGCATGGGTTCGTTCCTCATGATGGGCGCAATTGGTTTGATTATTGCTGGTGTCGTCAATCTGTTCCTACAGAGTAGCGTTATGGCCTTTGTCATCAGTGTCATCGGTGTGCTTATCTTTGTTGGCTTCACCGCATATGACATGCAGGATATCAAAGAGAAGTACTACGAACTAAATGACGATGAAGAAATCCGCAAGGCTGGTATCTTTGGCGCTCTTAATCTTTACCTAGACTTCATCAATATCTTTGTGAACCTGCTACAGTTGTTGGGAGATAGAAAGTGAATGATTCATTAGAAAAAGCTAATGGTCTTCATATCGTTGTTCACGAAACAGAACCAACAGCAAAAATCTATATGTTCATAGATGGAAAATATACACATTGGGTTGAATATGATGTGGAACAGATGTGGAATATGATGGAAGTTTTTCGTAAAAAGCTTGATCAAATGGTGGAGAATATGTGATGAACGAGCGAATTAAAGAACTACATGAACAGGCTGAAGTGTATTCTTCTATGTGGACAGGGGAAGAAAAACAAAAAGCATTACTAGAAAAGTTTGCTGAGTTGATCGTTAAAGAGTGTGTTAGGTGTGTTACTCAACCAACTATTCAGGCTGAATTTCCGTATGATATTGCTATAAGAGAATTGCAAAACGTATTAGCAAATGATATGAAGTCTCACTTTGGAGTTAAGTGATGAACAGACGTAGTATGCTATCTTTTCTTGGTGTTGGTGCTGTTGGTGCGTCAACTCTTGGCGCTCAATCAGGTATGAATCCTGTTCCTTCTACTCATGGCACAACTTACGATATGGCATATTCTATTACCAAAGAACCATACGATATTCCTATGGTAAAAGATACCAGTGGATATATCAAAGACATGCAGGAACAGCTATCGCTAATCACTAGCGACCCTGCTAAGTGGATTGCTCAGAGAGTTACAGACGAAATGAAAGATTGGCGTATGGGGTTTGGAGGTGTCAGGCTTAATGATATTGATCCAGACATTCGCAATATGAAGTCGGTCTCAGAAACAACCAAGATGCGTATGTACTTTGAACGGCGAGCAAAACGGCAAGCTGAAGTCAATCAAATGTCATTGACGGCTCGCATTGCAGAATATCTGGGAGTGAAGGTGTGAGTGAGTGGTCTGAGAAAAACGATTCTACTACCGAAAGTACTGAGTGGATTGTAAGATGGGAAAATGGTAAATCCAAAAGATATGTTCCCTATGATTATTTGGGTGTAACACGATTTGTTATAAACGGTCTTAAAGAAGGTAAAGTTTATCTTAACGAAAAAGAAGTTGTTGAACATATAATGTGGGATGGATCATCTTATTGTAAACTTAGGATAAATGATGAGTGAGTGGTCTGATAAACGCGATAGAGAATATCGTGATATAGAATATATCGATAAAACATATAAAGATAAATGGTTCGTTCATAGAGTTATTAGGTTTCTTCGTGATCATCCCGAAAGAGCGCCAGACTATATAGATTTCGTACCAGATTGGGAGACTAGGAATATAGATGTCGTATAGTGTATTTGATTCAAATAACAAGAAAGACGCAACACAGGTAAGAGCATTCTTTGATGATGCTCCTACTATTGCTCGTTATGATAAGCAAAAGTATGCATGGATTGAGAAGCTAACTGATAAACAGCTTGGTTTCTTTTGGCGTCCAGAGGAAGTCGATATCTATAAGGATGCTAAAGATTTTAAGGATTTGACTGTCCATGAACAACATATTTTTACCTCAAATCTTAAGCGACAAATTCTCCTTGACTCAGTACAAGGTAGGGCACCAACAATGGCATTTGGACCTATTTGTAGTTTACCTGAACTCGAAACATGGATCACAACTTGGGCATTCTCAGAGACCATCCACTCACGCAGCTATACGCACATCATACGAAACATTTATCCAAACCCATCTAAAATCTTCGACGAGATAATGGATATCCCTGAGATCGTCGATTGTGCTGGCGATATTAGTAAGTACTATGATACATTGATTGAATATAATAATCTATCAACTGTTGATCCTTATTGGGATAATGCTCCTACTATTTCAATACATGAGCACAAAAAGGCTCTTTGGCTTGCGCTAATGTCTGTTAACGTACTTGAAGGAGTTAGATTTTATGTATCTTTTGCATGCTCATGGGCATTTGCTGAAGTCAAAAGGATGGAAGGTAATGCGAAAATCATTAAGTTTATCGCTCGTGACGAAAACTTGCATCTTGCTGGAACACAACAGCTACTCAAGGCGCTACCGAAAGAGGATGAAGAATTCGCCGCAATTGCGGAAGAAACAAGAGATGAATGCTGCAAACTATTTGTGGATGCTGTTGAGCAAGAAAAGGCATGGGCAAGTTACCTATTCAAAGACGGGTCGATGGTTGGTCTCAACGAAGCCTTACTCAGCGAATATATCGAGTGGATCGCTAACAAGCGAATGACCGCTGTTGGATTGCCAACTAAGTACAAAGGTGGTAGCAACCCATTGCCTTGGACGCAGAAGTGGATTAGTGGTTCTGAGGTTCAGGTAGCACCACAGGAAACTGAGATAACCAGTTATGTGAATGGTGGTGTAAAGAAAGATGTTAATGGTGATACGTTTAAGGGGTTCTCATTATGATTACTGATGAACAGCAAAAAAGAAATGTAGAAAATGGTCTAGGTCCAAACGGAGATTGGAATTACAATAATTGGTTGATTTGGTTAGAAAAACAACCCAAGGTATTCAAAGAAGGTTATCGTGCAGTAGAAGAAGCTATGGGGCATCCAAGTCCTGAGTTTTGGGTGGAGAGAAAATATGACAGATGAATATAAGCAAAAGTATGACGATCTTATGAAACGTTGTGCTGAGTTTATGAGAGATTTTGCTCCACCTTCTCCATATGAGCTTGGCTTCAAAGCTGGTTGGGAAGCAGCAAAGCAAGAGTTTCATAAAGACAATACATATGTTCCTGATACAACCAAACCAGCTAAGACAATGGACATTCAGTGGCCAAGAGATAAAATGGCATGGCCATGGCCACCAACAACTGCGCCATGGCCACCAAAAGTGTACCAAGCTTGTAGTGTTTGTGGTATGGGCAGTGATATAAATAAGGCTATGTCATTTGTATGTAATAACCCACAATGCCCTACAAAGGTAACTTGCATTTCAACTACAGGAACATCAACATGAACAAATACGAAATTACCTGCGAAGAATGCCTAACATCTTTTGATGTTTTATATGATACAACAGAAAGAGTTGACTACTGTCCTTTCTGTGGTGAATTTATGCCACATCAGTCAGATGGTTGGGATGAAGAAGAAGACGTATTCGACGAGTAATAAATATAGGGAGGAGGACTCCCTATGTGGACTTATGATGGAATTGTATTTGAAAATAAAGAAAGTTGGGTGTCGTTCGTCTACCTAATTACCAATCTTGTTAACGATAGAAAATACATCGGCAAGAAAGGATTTACCTTCTCAAAAACGAAGCAGGTAAAAGGTAAAAAGAAACGTTTCAAAGTAGAATCTGACTGGAAAGATTATTACGGTTCCTCTGAAGAGCTCAAAGCTGAAGTTGAAAAATTTGGTGAGAAAGCTTTTCGAAGAGAGATAATAAGGCTATGCAAGTCAAAGGGAGAAGCCTCCTATTTCGAAGCAAAGGAGCAATTTGCTCGAAACGTGCTAGAATCTGCGGAATATTACAATTCATGGATTTCTTGCCGAATTAGAAAATCGCACTTGATTTTTCTTAATAAATAGGCTATTATATAAACATTGCCCCAGTAGGCCAACTGGTTAGAGTCAACGGACTTAAAATTCGTACAGTGTCGGTTCGAATCCGACCTGGGGCACCAAAATTTCGAGGAAAATATGACAGAAATAGATCGTGATAGTCCTGCATACAGGCGTAAGAGAATGAGAGATCTATTTCGTCCTATAGAACGACAGATACTAATGACTGACGATGCAAGTGACTTGATTATGTTAGGTTCTTTAATGGTCACAACTGGTAAAGATATTTTGGTCCAGAGACTTGGATCAGAAAAGGCGAAGAGAATTATTTTAACAATGAACTTTGGAGAAGATTAATGCCTCATCCTCATAAGAATCGTCCTCGTAAGGGTCGCCGTAAGGTTGGATCAGCAAAGCGTAAATCTCGTCGTACCAAGGGTAAGAAGAGCAAGAAGTAATGGATGATACTGACTTAGACGACTTCATTGAAGAAACAAAAGAAGGCACTTTAAAATCTAACTCTCGATTGATTTATGATATAAATCAGCTAGATACAGAATCTTCTGATTTCCATGAAAAGTTAACTAGAATAATTTACCTTTTGGTTACAAAAAAACCAATGGTTGTTAATTACGCTAAGTTAGATAGAAGAACAGCTTGGTCTAAGTACTTAAGAGAAAATAACATACCAAATAATAGTTTGATGGCGAATGTTATCAAATCTCTTGGTAAGGTTGGTGATGTTGGTAAAATACATGATAATGTATTAAATTTATATGAAGATAATTATCACAACACTAGATTTTTTATCCGTTATCTTAACTCGTTAAAGAACGAAGATAAAGTTCCATATCTAGGAGTTGCACTTAATTCTATTAGTGAATTTATTTTTGAACATCCTATCAAAAATTTAAATGATCTTAAAAAATTGATGATGTTATCTGAAACAGAAATTGTTGAAAAGCTCACAGAAATTTCTAATAAGATAGGTGGTCTTAAGAGAATAAGTGGCGAGACAAATACTGATTGTAATATGTATTCTTGGATTCCTTTAGAATTCGAATATGATAGAGAGTTCATAAAGAATGCTGATATAGCATATGATTTAGGTGGAGGATTTACTACACCTCACCTAAGTTATCTTTTCGAAAAAGAAATGATAAGTTTAGACAGGATTAATCCTGCTATAGCAAAAGAGAACAAAATTAAAATTGTTAATCCTAAACATGTTCCTTTAGAAGATTACTACGATGCTTTGTCAAAGCAAAAGTGGCAACCTTTCGATGTGTTCATTGACAGTATAGATGATAGCTACGATAGCTATTTTGTAACAAGCTTTGGTTTCACTACGTCAACTGTAGCGCCTCATAAAGATATAAAAAGCGAAGACGAAAATATGAACACGTTTCATACTTCGTTTCATGCACTAAAAGTTATAACTGAATTGATTGCAAAAAACAAAACAGTATATTTCTTTCTTTATGGTAGACCAACAGGAAGAGTTTATCAAAATAAAATTATTTCTATGAAGTTTATAAATAAAAAGTTAGTAAGGTACAATTTTTATGTTGATATATACTCTAGTAAAACGAAACACAATTTCGGCGTAACAAAGTTAGTATCATTATAATTGCGGGGTTGGTATATAGGTTGTGCCCTAGCCTTCCAAGCTAGAGAAACGAGTTCGAGTCTTGTACCCCGCTCCAAAAAACAGGTGAAACATGTCAAATAATTTATTGCCATATCCATGGTTTACTTTTTCTGCTATCTCTTATCTTCAAGAAATATTAAAAAGAGAAACAAAAGTTTTTGAATATGGAGCTGGTAACAGTACATTGTTTTTCAACAACAATGTTGATGAGTGTTATTCTGTTGATCATAATTATTCATGGGTTAATTATGTTCTTAGCTCGATTCCAAAAGCGAATATTTCGTTTTGCGGAGAAAATGAAACGCCTCTAAAATCTGGTATTGAACTTATTGAAAATTTCAAAAGCGAAAATTTCGAATTACCAGTTCATCCTAATAGAAATCATAATATAGAACATGGTTTATTGAACCTTGAATTTGCAAATTATGCTAGTCAATTGACCAAATGGGATAAGGGTTATTACGATCTAATTATTGTAGATGGAATGGCCAGAAGTTTGAGTGGATATATTGCTGCTCATATGATTTCAGATCAAGGATATATTGTTCTTGACAATTCTGATAGATGGCAGTATAATTCTTTACAGCAATATTTGATAGACCAAGGATTTGGTAGATTAGATTTTTTTGGAATGGGAGCTGTAAATGAATGGCCATGGTGCACTTCTTTCTTTTCTAAAAAAGTAGAAACAAACAATCCCGTAATTCAAAGACCACGAGATAGTGGTGATTTGAAATGGTAAAAAGGTGAAATATGTCAAGAGAGTTCAATCTCGATGAAGTTAAAGAATTTATCAGTCGCACTTCAGATTCATCCAATATTTACATTGGAGCCGATAGCGAGCGGTATCGTGGTCGCGATAACTTCTGGTATGCTGACTACACAGTTGCTATCGTGGTTCATATTGATGGCTCACGTGGATGTAAGGTATTCGGGCAAGTCACTACTGAGCGAGATTATGACAAAAAGCATGATCGCCCAGCGTACCGCCTGATGAACGAAGTATACAAGGCTTCGGCCATGTATATCGATTTGTTCGAACACATTGGCGACCGTCACTGTGAAGTTCATCTTGACATTAATCCTGACGAAATGCATGGATCTTCTTGTGTTATTCAACAGGCAACTGGCTATATTCGTGGTATGTGTGGGTTCGCGCCCAAAGTGAAGCCAGAAGCCTTTGCAGCATCATACGCTGCTGATAGACTCAAGGAGATCCTTGCTTAACAATAAGCGCGAGTAGCTTAGCGGCTAAAGCCGACCGCTCATAACGGCCAGATCGGGGGTTCGAGTCCCTCCTCGCGCACCATTTCTAACTAAATAGAAACTGGTTAAACAATTTAAAGGAAAACAAATGCGAAAGATTATTCTAGCTGCTTTGTTAGCTGTACCATTTATTTTTACAAGCGTTGCTTATGCAGAGCCAGTTAATAAACAAACTACTGAACAAACAGTTAAGAAGCCTGTTAAAAAGAAAAAAGTTAAAAAGCAAAAAGAAGCTGTAAAAGTCGAAGATAAGCTTAATGCGTTTTTGAGAGATTGTGGCTTGTTCGGCTGCGCTTCGCCTACGTATACTTCATTCGCAGCTCCTATTTCTGACGAAAACGCAGGAGCTTATTGGGCTAGAGAATATGAAAGAGAACAAATTCGTAAAAAGCAAATAGCTAAAGCTCCACCAGCGCCAAAACAACCAGCTAAGAAAGAGAAAGAATGTACTGGGTTCTTTACAGTTTGCGATAGAGATTCTGGACCATATATTGAAGCCAAGCGTTGGGAAGGTAAAACTGCTACTGGTAATCGCCAAGAGTTAAAAGCTTTACTTGCGCAAGGTAACAATAATATTCCTGTAGATCCAGCAAGAATTCCATGGTGCGCTGCATTCGCTAATGCGATTCTCAATCGTCAAGGGTATGAAACCACTGGTAGCTTGACAGCTCGTAGTTTCCTTACTCTCAATCACAAAACAAAAGATCCTGAAATTGGCGACATTGTAATTACTAAACGTGGGCACAGTAATGCTACTGGTCATGTTGGTTTCTTCGAAGGGTTTGAAGAAGTTGATGGTGTCAAGTATGTAAAGGTATTTGGTGGTAATACACAGAAGGCTGTTTCTACTGGATGGTTTCCTGTTAATGCAGTACTTGGTTATCGCAAAGTCGCGTAGGTGATTGATGTGGAGATTATGGGCTAAAGCTCTTGGTGATAAATATGGAAAAGACGATAGGGAAGCTGATAAGATTGCGTTCATTAGAACAGCTATCGTCTTTTGTTATTTGATTACAAATATTGTAATTATAGCAGGCGTCGTACGACATTGGTAGTTGACAAACGTGAAAATATCAGGTATAATGATGACAATGGAGATTAAAATGTACAGTGAACTTGAACTACTCGTTATGAAAGATATGATGGAACTAGATTTTGATCCTTTGAATGTACACGATATTCAACTTTATTGGGAAAGAATTCTAGGATGAAAGTTACACTATATACAAAACACGACTGTTTCTATTGCAGTCAAGCTAAGGTTCTTCTAGCTTCGAAGAATATTCAATTTAACGAACTTAAGCTTAACGATGATTACACTCGAGATAACCTTCTCGAGATGTTCCCTTCTGCTACTACGTATCCAGTTGTAGTTGTAGATGGATTTAATATCGGCGGATTTACGCAACTTAAGAGTATGCTTGCAGAACAAACAACTACCACAGCTAAACTATTGAACGAGTGAAGGATATAAAATGCTATATGATCGTGATACTCTTCTGAAAGATCTTCAGGAGCAGGTGATTAAGGTGACATTCACTAAGGTTAATGGAGAGCAACGTGTTATGCGTTGTACTTTGATGCCACATCATCTCCCACAAAACACAGACACCAACTATCTTATTCAAGAACATCGTAAGCCAGAGAATTTGAACACTCTTGCTGTTTGGGATTTGGAAAACGGTGGATGGCGATCTTTCCGTATCGAATCCGTAACTTATGTAGAATCTATGCACGAGAACTACTGAAATGAAAAAGCTTGTTATGGTTGATTGTCTCTCACAGTTTCGTATTCGTTACTGCGTAGAGGTTGAAGACGATATTGAACATGCTCTTGATGAAGTTGTTATGGAATATGATGACACAGAATTCCATGAATTTTCTCAAGAGCACCTTAGACCTTCCCCAATTATCCTTTCTTACAGAGAGATAAATAAGGAAGAATACCTTCGCATGTTCGACGAAGACAATGGCTATCTCAAGGATTGGTCAGAAGAACAAAAACTTAATTTCATCAACAAAATTAACTATGACAAGCCTGATCTTGTCGAGGGCTAAGGAGAACATTATGGCATACTGGGGTTATCATCTTATTTTGGACTGTGCAGGTTGTGATCACGAAGCAATCACAAGTGCTGAAAACATTTCAGCTTTCGCCAAGCAATTGGTGCGAGATATCGACATGGTTCCTTATGGTGAACCACAGGTTGTAAATTTTGGTAGTGGTAACAAGGCAGGATATACGCTCGTTCAGCTAATTGAAACTAGTAATATCACAGCTCATTTTGTTGAGGAAAACGATACTATGTATCTTGATGTTTTCTCTTGTAAGCCATTCGATCCTCAGAAGGCTATCGAAGTTGCGACTAACGCATTTAAGTTCCAGCGTTACAATACTGCATACATTGAACGACAAGCTCCTTCAATGGAAGATCCTGTTCCAGAGAACAGCTGATGCGTATTCTTGTTACTGGTGGACTAGGGTTCGTTGGTAGTTTCCTTGTGGAAAGGTTGATGCGAGATCATTCAGTTGATGTTGTTGACAACCTTTCTACAGGCGACTCTAGATGGAAAGTAGATAATGAGAACGTAAGGTATTACATTACTGATGTTGTTACCTACTGCAAAGAAGCAACAAAAACGTATGATGTAATTTATCATCTGGCTAACAATGCTAGAATTTCTATGTCGTTCGATTACCCAGAAGAAACATTGCTAAATAATTACCAGAGTACGATTGCTATTCTCGAGTACATGCGCGAGACCAATCCCTCTGGTAAGTTGTATTATGCATCATCATCAACAACTGAATTTACAGACAAGTTCAATAATCCGTACACTTTTTCTAAGAAGGTGTGCGACGACATTTTGTATTTGTATAATATGCATTATGGTATTGACTTTTCGATTGTAAAATTTTACAATGTATATGGGTCGATGAGAGAGAAAGATCTCGGTGAGTACACGACGGTTATTCGCAAATTTAAACAGAAGGTAGAGGAAAATCTTACTCTGCCTGTATATGGTCCAGATCGTCGACGTGATTTTACGCATATTGATGATACCATCGATGCTCTTGATATTATCTTAAAGAAGAATGATATGAATAGAGTGTTCCATATTGGCGCTGGTCAAAACTATTCTATTCAGGAAATTGCAGAAGCGTTCAATCATCCTATTGAGTATCAGCTGGACAAACGACCATATGAACTGCATACAACTTTAAGCTTACCGAACGTTCAAGGTTGGAAAGCAAAACACAACGTAATTGATCACATTAAACAATGGAAAGAGAACTATGCCGTTAGCTAAAGATGAACTCAGCGCAAAGGCGATGGGTGGTAGTGAAATGATGAAGTATAAGCTGATCGAGCGTCTCCCACAGGAGCTGACCGATCAGTTTCAAATTTTTGTTTCTCGCATTCAGGAACCTTTGAATCCTAATCTTATTAAAATTTATTGGCATCAGGATTTGCCTGAGGATCCCAATGCTATTGGTCCGTTGAAGAATAACGGATGGAAGAACTTTGATATGCTAGTTTTTAACTCGGATTGGCAGCGAACAGTTTTTCAACGTGCTTTCAATATTCCATACTGGAAGTGCGTTACTCTTTGTAATGCTATGGAGCCATTCGATAATAACATCGTAAAGCCAGATCCTACTGAAACAGTTAACTTGATCTATCATACTACTCCTCATCGTGGGTTGGAAATTTTAGTTCCTGTCTTCGAGCGTTTGGCTGAAGATGATAAGGATATTAGGCTTGATGTTTACTCAAGCTTCAACATGTATGGATGGGGTGAGAGAGATTCTCATTATCAAAATTTGTTCGATCGTTGTATTGATCATTCTCAAATTAATTATCATGGTTATCAGAAGAACGATGTTATTCGTGAAGCCTTACAAAAGGCGCATATTTACGCATATCCTTCTATTTGGACTGAATCATCTTGTATTAGCTTAATGGAAGCTATGTCTGCTAAGGTTCTTTGTGTTCACAGCAATCTTGGCGCTCTATGGGATACAGGTGGTGGTTTGACACGTATGTACCCATTCGATGAAGATGTAAATATTCATGCAAATCGTTTTGCCTTGCTTCTCAAGGAAGCTATTGATTCAGTTCGTTCTAAAACAGTTGCAGCTGAGTTGATGTTCGTTAAGTCATACGCCGATATTAGGTTCAATTGGTCTCGTCGTGAGAAAGAATGGATTTCTTTGATGGAGTCCTTGATTTCTCGAAAAAATGCGGGTATACTTAAGAATAGGGATGAAGGTAGATTTGTCTACAGAACTTGAGAGTATAAATAATACAGAGTCAGTTTAACAAAGGTAACTCGATGGATAACGTCATACCGTTTCCTATTAAAAATAAAATACCAGCGCCAGCAGATTTAGATGAAGTAGGTGAAAAGATCGCTCAAGTAAAAAATCATCATATCAATGAAACTTTGCAAGCTGTCGTTCCTATTTTGTTTTCATATCTAGAGTCTGCTGGATTTGATTTTGATGTAGATGACGAAGAAGATGTAATAAACGATCCTAACATCAAAGATGCAGCTTTCGTTGTAGAATCGATTAGGTCTATACTTTGTAAGTACCATAATATGGACCATCCCTTCCAGCAAATATCAGAGCATATATTCGAACCAGACTTGACAAACGAAGGTGTTTTCAGTTTGGCTAAAAAGATCAATATCACGTTTAAGAGCCTAGAGAAAGGAAACAGCTAAAAGCTGTATTGTTATGATTATCGTTGATCTAAATCAAGTGATGTTGTCCAATCTTATGATGCAAATTGGCAACCATACTAATGCTAAAATTGAAGATAATATGGTTCGCCATATGGTTCTAAATTCCCTCCGCTCTTATAAGCAAAAGTTCGGAGAAGAATATGGCGAGATTGTTATCGCCTGTGATAATACCAATATTTGGCGCAAGCAGATATTCCCTTATTACAAGGCTAACCGTAAGAAGTCTCGTGATTCCTCCGAGCTTGATTGGAAAATTATCTTCGAATGCATGAACAAGATTCGTTCAGAGCTTAAAGAATATTTCCCTTACAGAGTTATTGATATTGAATCTGCTGAGGCGGATGATATCATTGCAACCCTAGTTGGTGATGCTGATTATGGTACTCCTATACTAATTTTATCGGGTGACAAAGATTTTATTCAACTGCACGTACATGAAGGTGTCAAGCAATATGATCCTGTTCGTAAGAAGTGGATCACACACGACAACCCAGATCGTTATCTGGCAGAACATATCTTAAAGGGAGATAGCGGCGATGGCGTTCCTAACGTACTTTCTTCTGACAATTGTTTTGTTGTTGGCGAGCGTCAAAAACCACTGACTCAAAAAAAGATCGATGCTCTTATCGAGCTTGGTCTTGATGGTAAATTTGATCATCAATTGGCTCGTAATTATTCTCGAAATAAGCAGCTGATTGACCTAAGTATGATACCAGAAAATATTAAAGTAAAAGTTTTAGAATCTTATAATTTACAAACAGATAAGAACAAAGACAAAATGTTTAACTATTTTATTGTAAACAAACTTAAAAACCTAATGGAACACATCGGAGAATTTTAATGGGTAAACGAATTGGAGTGGCAGAATTTCTAGAGAATGTTTCGAAATTCAAGAAGAAAGAAGAAAAGGTAAAGGTTCTTCAAGAGAATGATCATTTTGCCATCAAAACAATCCTTCAAGGAGCATTTGATCCTCGTATCACTTGGTTACTTCCAGAAGGAGATCCACCATATAAGCCAAGTGATCTAGTCGATCAAGAAAACGTTTTGATCCATGATGTTCGTAAGCTCGTCCATTTTATTGAAGGTGGAAATCCCAACTTGAAGCAGAACAAGCGTGAATCTATGTTTGTTGAAATGTTAGAAACAATTGCTCCTGCCGATGCAAAGCTTCTTTGTGCTATCAAAGATAAGAAGTTGCCTTGGAAGGGCATTACCCCCGAAATCGTCAGAGAAGCATATCCAGGATTGATTGGTGATGAGCAAGTCTAATTTTAAAAAGTTTCGTAAGAATGATTGGTCGTATGACGATGATGAAGAGAATGCTGATAACCGCAGTAACTATCTAGAAAAGAAAAAACAGAAAAGAGTTGATCGCGCACTGCGCACCAGGGACATCACAGCTCTTCTCGAAGACGAAGAAGACGAAACAGGTTTCGAAACGAACTATTCAACGTTCGAGGAAGATAAGCTTTAATGCCAACGTATAAGTTTCTTAATAATGACACTGGTGAAGAGCACGAGGACTTTATGAGTATCTCGGCTCTTGGTGAGTATTTGAAGACTAACCCACACATAACGCAACTAGTTAATGGTGCACCTATGATTTCTTCTGGGCGTGGACTCGGTAAACCAGACAATGGTTTTCGTGACTTGCTTAAAGACATGAAGAAGAAACATTCAAAAGGTATTACTAGGAGTACGATTAACACATTTTAAAAAAGAGTAACAATGACAACAGAAAGATTGACCAGAAAACAAAAAAGAATACAGCGTCAACAAGGTGGAAGAGAGGAAACTGTTCAAAGAAACAATTTGAGCCTCAAGCATTTCGATCCGTTAACAGCCAATCAAAAAATAACATATCAAAATTTTAATAGCAAAAATTTGATGTTACATGGTATGGCTGGTACTGGTAAAAGTTTCATCTCGTTGTATCTTTCATTGAAGGAAGTCATCAAAACTGAAAGCATATATAAAAAAGTAGTCATTGTTAGAAGCGTTGTTCCAACCAGAGATATGGGATTCCTTCCAGGGAACAACAAGGAAAAAGCAAAAGTATACGAGGCGCCATACTATGCAATATGCACTGAGCTATTCGGACGAGGAGATGCTTATGAAATTCTCAAATCCAGAGGACTTGTGGATTTCGTATCAACTTCTTTCATACGAGGCATTACTCTTAATGATTGTATCATTGTGGTTGACGAGATTGCCAATCTAACACTTCACGAATTAGATTCAGTTATCACTCGTGTAGGTAAGAACTGCAAAATTATCTTCTCAGGTGATTTCAGTCAATCAGACTTCACTCGCGAGCAGGATAGAAATGGTCTAAAAGACTTCATGAAAATTATTGAACGTATGAAGTCTTTCGAATTTATTGAATTTAATGAAAATGATATTGTTAGATCTGCAATGGTGAAAGAGTATATTCTTTCCAAACATAGGTTGGGTATTGCTGCTTGAGAAAAATATTTGAACATGAGTTCTATACACCATTCAAATTAGAACGAGTTGTGATTGACGGAAAAAGACATTATGTGACACCAGAAGGTGGAAAATACAAGTCAGTCACAACCATTCTAGATGAGAAACTCGATAAATCTTCACTCATCGAATGGCGTAAGAAAGTTGGTGAAGAGGAAGCCAAACGAATATCAACTCAAGCTGCCAACCGTGGTACTGCTATTCATAACATTGCAGAACACTACCTCCTCAATAATGAATCGTATCCTACTGGTTCTATGCCAGCAAACATCGATACCTTCAAGAAGCTGCGTCCAGTCATTGATGAACATATCGGTAAGGTGTATGGGCTAGAGTACTACGTCTATTCAGATAGGCTCAAGACAGCTGGTGCTACGGACTGTATCGCAGAGTTTGATGGCGTCAACTCTATCATTGACTTCAAAACATCCAGAAAGCCGAAGAAGGAAGAGTGGATCGAAAGCTATTTCCTTCAGGCTACCTGCTACGCTATGATGGTTGAGGAGCGACTACCGCTAATCGTTCCTCAAATCGCTATTTTGATCGCTGTTGACCACGAAGAGCCTCAAGTATTTGTCAAGCCCAAGTCGCAATATGAAAAGCGAGTTCTTGAACTTTTCGCTTGACTTTTTCCTTTTTCTAGGGTAGAATATAGGGTGACTAGAAAAGGAGGGTTGAATGTCTAAGCTTTCTATACTTGTGAAACGCTACACTTCTACTTCTAAATCTAAAGCTTTCTCCGCCTACGACGAAATAGACGCCTCGAAAAAGTGGGCTGAATATAGTGTAGACGAATATAAAATTCGTGAGCTTATGAGAAACGTTGAATTTACTGAAAAATTTGAAGCCGAAAAAGCCCTATCTATAGTTCGGCGTAAAATAGAGTGGATGTATAAACACCGTAATTTTAACGTTTCTGAGGCGACTTCTAACTATAAAAAACTGAAACGTCTAGTTGCTTGAATATAAAGGGGAATCTTCGGGTTCCCCTTTTTTTGAAAAAAAGTATTGTCTAGCTACGATTTATGGTTGACTTCTTTTGAAAACAAGCGTATACTATGTGTATGGTTGGTTGAACAGGAGGTTCTATGATTCTTGAAGCTGTCTCTGGTACTGAAACTATCACACTTGGCCGTGACTTTACTTTTGAAACGGCGTACGAGTTTATACTCGAGCAAGACAACGACGAGGAAAATCCTTGGTTTGAAGGCTACGACATTTTCCTTATTGACGGCGAAGACCAGTGGATCTTTGAATCGGATTGCTGGGTTCAAATTTGAAAATAATTTATTGTCTAGCTACGATTTATGGTTGACTTCTTTTGAAAACAGGCGTATACTATGTGTATGGTTGGTTGAACAGGAGAGCTAAAATGGACTACACGAACTTAACAATAGGCGTTCAAATCGCTATTGCTAACCTTAAGGACCAGGCGATAAGCTTAGGTTTCGATTTTCCGACCCAGGATATTACCAAGGTAGAGCCGAAAGAACTTTACGACTTCTACCTTGAACTAGAGAATTACGTTGAAACTAATTCAAAATAATTTATTGTCTAGCTCCGATTTAGGGTTGACTTCTTTTGAAAACAAGCGTATACTAATAGCATGGTTGAGAAGGGGAATGGTCCCCGAAGTGAAAAAGGAAGAGGTTGTATAATGGCTACTCAG